GGTGGATTTCAATGGGTTTGACTGAAAGACATTTGTTTGAATTTGATGATGTGCCTGAAAATTATGAATGGAATTTAGAAGACGATTTATATAATTCAGTTACAAATAATAAAGATTTAGCAGAAAAGATATATTGGATACTGATCGAAGAGGGACAGCATAATTTGAAATTCCCACTTGGCAGTATAATCACAAACACACCAGATGAAGTAAGAGATATTGTCCGAAAACATATCAAGGAACTAACTTAAGTAGTGAGTAATTTAAATAATACAATTAAAGGAAGGCGAATCTATGATTGAGAAACAATGCCCTCATTATGTTGATAGCCACTCTTGCTATTGGTGTGTTTTTAAAAATAGCAAAAATTGTCCGAAACAAGAGCAATCTAAAGAAAGAGGTAAAAACTCATGAATAACACCTGTCATGAATGTATGAAAGATGCACCGTATCCTTGGTGTTGTAGGATGGAATGTGGCGAACATGAATTTTGTAGAGGCTGTGAAGCTGAAGCAAGCAAACAGCCTAAAAAAGATTGTCATTAATAGAGGTTTAACAAGTGTTTTGTATTCATGAATGGCATAAAATAACTAATAAGCCAATTTATGATTATTGGGACTATTCTGGTTATCATGTCGGTGTATTTTTGTGTAAGTGTAACCTGTGCGGAAAAACGCGAAAAAAGAAGTTTTACTAACAAGGTGATTTATGGAAAATTTGGAGGATAAAACATGGCGGTCAAAGATATAATAGACAAAATTAAAACGACGAAAGTATACTCCAAATTTCTGGATCAACTGGCTGACAAAGAGCAGGACGAACATATCAAAGACTATTTAACAGAATCATCTCGGTTGCTTAAAGAATATGTAGATGTCCTTGAACAAATAAAAAACCAATTACGGTGGTGGAATAGGTAGACATAAATACAAATCCACGGGGATGCTACAGTAGACGGTTGGTGGACATGCGAGGGTTGAGACTACGCGCCGAAAAAGTAGCACCATCGAGAGATCGAATAAAACATCAGAACCGTGGAGAATAAAGTCCATATGCATGGTGCAAATCCATGCCCGATTTAATATGAAGTTGTGGTGTCACTGGATGCAAGTCGGCAGACCCACGAAAGCGTGGAAAGTCACCGTACGAAGATACTCAAATGGAGGATAAAAAGGAAGTAGCGCATCCCTCTAGCCACAAGATCATAGGTTAAAAATTGTAAATTGAATTTTTCTAAAAAATATAATATAATATATATATAAGGTTGAGAGAGAAAAGGAAGAATTATTTATGGCACTATGGGCAATTTATGCGTCTGATAATTTATATTGTGGTGCTTATGGGATGAATGATTTTGCTATCATTGATGGTACAGAAGAAGAAGCCAATGAATGCGGTCGAGATTTATCTATTGGTATAATTAATATGTACTCTACTATTTATAATGAGCTTGAAGAAACAGTAAAAGAAATTTGTGAAGATGACAAAACAGCAGATGAAGATAGCGTACGTGAAGATATATATAACGAAGATATTTCATATAATTGTATTGAATTAGACCCAGATAAATTGCCTACTTCAGATATAAAAGAATTAGAAGAAATGTATTATAATATGTATTGTAATAATACAGAAGAATTTATAGAAAAGTATACAAAGCAAATCAGTATTTAAACAGCGCCGTCGAATTAGTTAATGGAGGATTTTATGGGTCTTGATAATGGTATTTTTGTTTATTCTAGAACTAGAAAACTTTCAAGAAAAGATTTGCCATTTGGAATGACGTATCCATTTGAAACAGAAGATAGTGATGAAGATGGTGTTGAAATTTGTTATTGGCGTAAATGTTGGGGTTTGCGCAATGATATAGTCCATTGTTTCGGTTCTGGTGACAAATATAGTACTTTAATAGAAGCACCAGAACAAGTTATGTGCCTAATTGAAATAATTGCTTCTTGGCTTGATGAAAAGAAATGGAACGCAGAAGGCGGTTCTCTTTGGTCATATGAACAGATAAGGCATACGTTGATCGTAGATATAATTAATCTGGGCATTATGTATAATTTTATGCAGTCGAATCCGGATATTTATTTGGAGTTTTACGATAGTTTTTGATTTTTATAAAAATATTTGATATAATATATACATAATCAAGAGAGGAGAAAATCTTATGGAAGATTATGGTCCAGTCTGGTTGCGCTCATCTACGGAAGTTAATCACGATGAAGATTGTATGACAAAAGATGAAGAACTCGCTTGGGAAGAATATTGTAATGAAATGAATGCTCAGTATTGGGAAACTGAAATGGCTGATTTGTCCTTTTACGATGCGTTTAATGATTAAGTCACTAACAGCAAATAACTTCCTGAATAGGAAAGAGTAGCTCAGTTGGTAGAGCGTTAAGCCTTAGCTTAAGGTCTCTGGTTCGAGTCCAGACTAAAAATTGTGACTTGAATTTTTCTAAAAAATATAATATAATATATATGTAAGGTTGAGAGAGAAAAGGAGAAAGAAAATATGCTGGATGGCTACATTACAGATGTTTGTCTTGAAGAGATTTATCGGGATCTTGATGAAATTGAATGGCAACTTGTAGTGGACTCTTGGTCTGAAGCAACTTACTCCTCACAACTTGACGATTAACGTCAAGTCTTATGGCTCAATCTTCTAGTGGTAGGAAGCCTGACTCTCAATCAGGTAAGGGTAGGTTCGAATCCTCCTTGAGTCACCATCGTCGGTTTGAAGACGTAAAACTCAAACACACCGATAACACGGATTTAGCACTTCAACTACCACCGGCATCATTGAATTAGAGAAGTCAATTTAAGTGATCCAATAAGATGATGATATGTGGCTAGCGGAAATCGGTATATAAAGAAGCGAAGTAAAGTGCGCCAATTGCGACCTGAGATAAGGTGGTGTGGGTGAAAGCAAACCCACGATACGCTCCCGTGTAGCTAGCGGGCCAACGCAGTATAAGGTAAGTAAAGTCTGTTAAAACCTTTAATTCACAGACCGTCGGCCATCGTGAGGTTGGGGTTGCAACCTGATAGCAAATTATTCCTCCTTAACCTATGTGCGTGCTACCCATAAGGTAACACAATAATCATGGGTTAGTTGGGACCGTATGCGGCAACGGGGTATAAAGACGCATTGCGCAAGCAGAGATTGCCCATTGGGATCCTCACTGCGAGTGGCATTAATACTCAAAAAAGTAATTCTCCCAATTCCGTGGCTCCTGGATATAGAGCAGTCGGATCACGAAGTGAAAATCTTCGGTAAGAACAAATAAACCATCCATTGCGCGCAAGGGTTTGTTGGTTTTCCTCCTTATACGCGGGTAAGGAAAAAATCTCCCATTTGAAAAAATTAAAAAAATTTGATATAATATATATGTAAGATGAGGTGAGGTCCGATGTCTCTTGACAAAGCGATTAAATCTGGTAAAGAACATAGGAAACCTTATCGCAAATCAAAAAGAATTGATGCAAGTTGTCGGAATCACGGAAATTGTCCTTATTGTAAACAAAATCGTTTACATAAGTTTCGTGATGACAAAGGTCAAAATATGTTAGAAGAATTTAAAAACGTAGAAGAAGAATAATATTGCAGACAGGACACGCGGTCAAGTCACGAGGCTCATAACCTTCGGGGACTGGGTTCGACTCCCAGGTCTGCCACCAAGCGCATCACTCACCTGCGCTATATAAATGGGTAAGTCGTGGATAAGCGCCGAATCGTCATTGGTGCCAGGGTTAAAGTTCTGTTATATTCATCGGGAGTTCGATTCTCCCCAGTGCTCTGGTGAGGATGGTATGAAGAATTTCTTGGACGCAAGATAGCCTCGCTCAAAGGCGGCCACCGGAGAGTGATTAAGTCGAGAGGGCGACATTAAACATCCCGAGTCCATTCTTAGAAATGGTAAACCGCACATCGTTCGCGGTATATAAGTAAGCGGTGTCGGCAAGCAGGGCCAAACTGCTACAGGCTTGGTAATCAGGCAAGCCCTCAAACGTACGTAGTCGTAGGCAGGGAAGCGCAATAATGCCCTGACGTATCGCGGTCACGAAAGCCATTAAGTGCTAATGGATACGACAAAATTTAGCTGAAAAACAAGAAGGCAGGGAAAATGGATGGGTAGTCCCGAACAGCTCTTAGGGTAGCTCCCTAAACTGGCAAATGAAGCGGCTTCATCTACCGCTCTTGTCACACAGTGTAGGCTAACTGGATACATGACCCAGTATAAAAAGGTGTCGCGCTGATAGACCGCAAGTTCGCAATAGTCTATTATTCTATGCTCGGGTCGAATAAAGGCAAGTTCGCCGGCCCTTCAAGCCGGAAATGTAGGGTTCAAGTCCCACCCTGAGTACCATATATATACGTCCTGTTAGTTCAGCCAGGTCTAGAATATAGCGCTGTCACCGCTAAGATCACGGGTCCGAATCCCGTACAGGACGCCATTTTATAGAGGATGTGGTGTAATGGTAACATGACTGCTTTGGGAGCAGTAGTAGCGGTTCAAGTCCGACATCTTCTACCATTCAACCCCATAAAGCCTGAATTAACAGGATATGACTGGCCGGTTGAGGTCCGGCGGTACGTCTGGTGTGGACTTGTTGAAACATCGGGACGTGCGTCTCGTGAGCGACGACAGCAGGGGTGAGGCTTAGATTTGTGCCAACAATAGTCGAGTTACAAACAAATCAATAGACCGTTACAGCTAAATTTTTGGTTAGACAAGCAAATTCTGAAAAAATTTTCTTTACGGGTTCGATCCCCGAAGCGGTCTAGATTCCTTGCCAACCATGCGGAATAGCGGGTTCAAGGCAAAAAACATGCGGTCTAGCTAGACGCAACGATGGCTAGTTTGGGGTTTTATGCCACGCTCTTTAGGCAGCGCAACCCGCTATGACGAGATCTTAGCACGCTTGCCTATATGCGCCATTCGTATAATGGTAGTATCACTGCCTTCCAAGCAGTATGTGCGGGTTCAACTCCCACATGGCGCTCCATTTAAAGACCTGTCAGCAATCTTTCTTATTGCATTTTGGAGCACGAGGTTCCAGGTTCGACCCCTGGGTTGGGGACCCTCCCCAACTAGCTCAATGGTAGAGCGCGTATTAGCGGGTCTTGTATTTTGGCCCTATAGCTCAGTCGGTAGAGCATGCGGCTGTTAACCGCAGTGTCGTAGGTTCGAACCCTACTGGGGCCGCCATTCACGATAGCAAATAAGTGAATAAACGTATGTGCGGCTGGCCAACCTCAAGGCTATTATTTTAAAATAATAAGGAGAACTTGACTTTATGGATTTTGGTTCTTGGAATGTTGACATTCACATTGGGAGCAATATGCCCCAGAAAATCGCCACTGCGATGTCTGAACTGGAAGGAACTCTTGTTGGTGCTGAATATACTCCTATTGCCTATCTCGGTTCTCAGGTTGTAAATGGTACTAATCACGCAGTACTTGCGGAGCAGACAATTGTTACAGGTCGTGACACACACAATGTTGTGGTAATGATTTTTAATGAAAAGCCCAATGACACAGTTGCTACTCTTGTGAGTATTGAACGGGTTGTTGAGGGTGGAATGCCACTCGGTGGAACTACCGTAGATGTACATACTGATATTCCAACAGACGCAATGGAAGTATGGAATGATGCTTTTATGGGATTTGTTGGTTCTAAGGTAGAACCTTTCGCGCTAATTGGCACACAGGTTGTTAATGGTATTAATTACATCTTTGTTGCTGAAGTTACTTCTGTGACCCGTGAACCTGTTAAGGAAGTTGCTATCGTTACTGTTAATAACAGGACTAAGCAGGTAACCTTTATGAACGCACTCGAAAATAAGCATCAGGCTTCTCTTGGATATGCTTTCACTTGGTTGAAGAAACCGCTGGGCGAGTGGCCCTAACTCTTAATGAGCAGATACGTCTGCTCTTATTTAGAGAGGTAGCATAGTGGCTTAATGCAGCGGCCTTGAAAACCGCCGATCTTTAAGGTCCGTGGGTTCAAATCCCACCCTCTCCGCCAAGAGTTGTTATTTATCTCTGTCTAAAAAATAACCGTAGGACGAGGCTAAGGTGGAAAGAAATCCATGACACAAACTTAGCGTATAACGTTAGACCCAGGTATGTTAAGGTTGCAGGTATGGGAAAACTGCGTAAAATGTATAATGCCTTATGTTAGTGCCTCATGAATCAATGGTTTCTTTAGCTCATCATAATAGCAGAGGTGTGGTATAATTAGCCACAGGTTGACACCTAAAATACTTAGTGCGCTTCCATATGGGGCAAACGCCATATGGGCAAACGTTTAACTGTACGCAATTATTCTAGATGGCGCACTTAATACAGTATTTGTGCGTAGACCCGTATTAAACGGCGAGCAAATCCCGTTTGAAAAAACGAGAATCAGCAAAGAGATATATAACAAGATATAGTTTTAATACAACTATGGGAGCAATGCGGGGTGCCTGGGTACCAAAGGAATGACAAAAGATCCCCTGCCCAACCGGTGTAGCTGGGCCGTATAAACAGCGCAGGGATAAGAGCTAATGACTCTGTTCTGCCTAATAACTTTAGGTAGTTAGTGATCTGTAAAATCACCGTTAGAGGCTGAGAGGCTTAGGTTTAATAAATTTTGAGGTGAAAATAATGGTTGATACTCCTGTGTATGAATATGAGTTTCCAAGTTATGAGCCTGCGTGGTGGGGCATTTATCCGCCATTTCGTCCACAGACTGAATATCGTACCGGTTGGGTATGCCCTAAATGCGGCGCGGTAATGTCTCCTGATACTCAATATTGTGTTAATTGTACTCAAATCAATTTTACAGTTTCTTGTTGATTTTATTAAAAAATTATAATATAATATATATATAAAAGATGAGCGGTATTGGCTGAGTGGTTTAAAGCGCGGGCCTGCTAAGCTCGTGATCTGTAAAGATCCCAAGGTTCAAATCCTTGATATCGCGCCAAGGAGAATGATATGTTTTATTATAAAATTACTTATTGTGATCAATATAAAGATCAAGAATATACTCATTATGGAATTGTAATTGCTTCAAGTTACAGTGAAGCAGTAGAAAAGTTGGTAAATGATTATGGGCCTGAAATTGAGTCTATAACCGTTGATGAAGAAATTGATACAGTCATAACTAAAGACGAGATAGATTTAGGAATAAAATTTTTAGATAAATGATGGAATATAAACAATTAATTATTGCGCGCAAGGATCTTCAAATGCATCCTGGTAAATTGGCGGCGCAAGTATCTCATGCGTCAATGGCATTTCTAACATCACAGATAAAGAAAACAGCAATGCCATTGACTAATTATATGTTGACTAATTTTGATGAGCCTGTTCAAAAGGTAATAAATCCTTTTGATATTAGTAAGTATGAAGCAAATATTGTCTTAGATAAAGATACTTATGAAAAATGGATTAATGGCTCTTTTACAAAAATTGTATGTGAAGCACGCAATAAAAATCATCTTTTAAGAGCAATAGAATATGCTAAATCAGTAGGATTATATACAGAAGGATATGATTACTTTCTTATTCGAGATAATTGTTTAACAGATTTAGTGCCAGAAGATGAAGATGGTAGAACTTTAACTTGTATTGGTTTTAGACCATTGCCATTTACGCTTAGTCAAGTAATTTCTCGACATTATCAATTATACCGATAAGTTGAAAATAGTAAAAAAATTTGTTATAATATAGGAGGAAATGAGATGTTAGTTAAATATTCTGTAAAATATATTAATGATAATTATCAACATAATGATCACGAAGATGAACCAGCTTCTTATGAAGATGAAGGCATCGTTTCCGCCGCAGATTATAATGAATGTGTCGCACGATTAAATGAGCGTTATGGTGAAGAATGTGTTTTTTGGTTTTCATTCTGTCCTTTGGTAGATGTAATTACTAAATCTGAAATGGATGATGTATGGGATTAATGGGGCGGTAGTCCAACGGCAGAGACAGAGGACTTAAAATCCTTCCAGTGAGGGTTCGAATCCCTCTCGCCCTACCAGCTGGTGAAGCGATAACACCGTCTAAAAAAACACTTAACACAGGTAAAGGTGTTAAATAATTTTTAATGCGGTAAGTAAAGGCCGCGAGCATAAGGAGAGTAGATATTTATGCGTTTTATATCTGATAAGACCGGAAAGGTTTATACTACACAAGAGGATTGTATCGCCGCTGAAAAGATTTTTGATGCGGAACAGCAAAAGAAAGAACTTGCTAAGAAACAGAAGGAAGAAACACGCGCTAAACGGGCTAAAGAAGTTGAGGATGCGTATACGGCTTACGTAGAGATGCGCAAGAATTATAATGATCTTGTAGCTAAATTCGTAAAAGACTATGGTTCATTCCATATGACACTAAAGAATGATGACAATGGCGTATTCAAAACTTTATTTGATAACTTTTGGTTCTAATAGTTCTTTGGCGCTCTATTAAATTAGAACGCCATTTATATGCGGACGTGGTGTAATGGTAACATGCCGGTCTCCAAAACCGTGCGATTTAGGTTCAAATCCTAACGGTCGTGCCAGGGGAGCTATTACGCTCAAATATTAGTATCATATGCTACGGTATGGAGAGCAAAACAGTCGTTTGCAAGGATGATAGTGTAGGCACTCCCCACCATTTTAAAGAAGGAATTAAATGTGTAGAGTTTAGGATAGGTAAATGGACCTATTGAATCAATTAAATTTGCCATCCATCCAAAATGTAAAAATATAATTATGTATTCGTTGTCTGAAACTTAGATCATAGAACATCCAGAGGATTAGCGTTGTATTTATTGGCTGACTTGTCCAGTTTGTCACGAATCTTTTGAAGTTAATAAAAGACCTTTAGATTGAAAAATTTAAAAATTTTTGATATAATATATATACAAAAAGTAAGGGAGAAAAGATTTATGAAGATGATGGAAATGCCACAGTCAGAAGGATATACAATTTATACTTGGGGTGACGTTACCAAAGCGCATAGATTAAAAATGAAATATCATCATTTTACTTGCCCTTATTGTGATTGTGTTTTTGACGCAGATAAAGATCATTATGAATATCATAGTAATAGATATGATGAAGAATGGTATACTACCATATGCCCTTGTTGTAAAAATGAATTTTCTTCTTAGGATTATGCCGTTGTAGCTCAAATAGGAAGAGCAGCTGATTTGTAATCAGCAGGTTGTTGGTTCGATTCCAATCGGCGGCTCCAAGCCCCACACAGCAAACTACAAGTAAGCATATTTCTGTTAAAAATATAAGCTATTATTGGGACTAGTTTTATGAAAAAATGTTGTGATAATTGTAAATATTATGAATGGTATTATGATAAATGTAATAAATATAATTGCGAAGTAGATGGCCGTAGTGTTTGTAATGGTTATGAAAGTACGACGAAATGGTTAAATATGGAACAAAGTATTTATTTTACAGATTATAATCCAACTATTGAACTTGCCGACTAGTCTAACGGCAGGACATGAGACTTTGACTCTCAGCGTGATGGTTCGATTCCATCGTCGGCAGCCAGATTGTTGTCCGGCCGGCAACCCAGTGGATGGATTGTGACGCATCCCGTGCTACTACTGCGAGACGGTTCACGCTTAGGCTTTGCATGCGCACCACGGCCGATGAAGGTAGCACATTATGCTCCATTAGCCCAACGGCAGAGGCAATGCGCTCAAAACGCATACAGTAAGGGTTCAAATCCCTTGTGGAGTACCATTTTATGCTCCATTAGTCCAACGGCAGAGACGACTGGCTTAGAACCAGTGTAGTGAGGGTTCGAATCCCTTGTGGAGTACCAGAAGGTACTGCTTTCCTGAAGAAATACTTCAAGCAGCGGAGAAGCTAAAACTTCGTAAGATAGGGGCACGGTCAACTTAGAGCGGTGAGAACGAGATATCAAGAACCGCAAGTTCGTCGTGATTAAATGAGGGAACACTCGGATCTACCTATTAAATAGCTTAGAATGACGGACAAGGCTAAGGCGTATGATATTTTGAGGTTGTGGGAGATATTAGTAACCAAATGAGCTATTGACGGATAGCAAGACTCTGAAACAGGTACGCCTGCTCTGCTAATATTATTTGTACCACTAAATTAAAATAAACAGGACGGTAGGACGCGAGTGGTCATTCTAATGATTATTGGGGAGTAGTTCAATCGGCAGAACACCGGTCTCTAAAACCGTGATATCCCTCTGACGGAGGTAGTTGTGGGTTCGAGTCCCACCTCCCTAGCCATTATTATATTTAGGAAACGATTATGTGGCCATTTAAAAAAAAGAAACAAGAAATAACAACAACAAAAGAGCCTCCTGAGTGCGTACATAAATATAAAGATTTTCCTTGGTATATTGAAAGTCACACATATAATTATCCTAACTCACGCAAAACTATTGATTATGAAATTAAAATTATGGAACCATATGTGTGTGTAAAATGTTATCACAGAAAAGATATTGTATTGGCTACACATGCAGGTAGACATACAACGTATGAAAATTATTGGAGTACTATTCAAGAATTAGAAAAACAATATAAAGATAAAATAAAGTCTCGACCAGAAATAGAAGATGAAATTAATGATATGATTCTGGTTGACAGAGAATATATTGATATATATCATCAAATTGTAAAATAAAAATTTGGACAACACTCTTAAAAAAGAGTGTTGTTTTTTTTATTTCTTATGAAGGTGATAAAAATGGCATATATTCATTATAACCCAAACCCCAATAGATGGGACACAGGAGACTGTGTAATTAGAGCTTTGTCTTTAGCCACCGGTTTTGATTGGGAAAGAGTATATTTAGAATTATGTATTCAGGGTTTTATGATGGGGAAGATGCCTAGCACTAATTCAGTATGGGGCGCTTGGTTAAAAGGAAGAAATTTTTCTCGTCACATTATACCAACAATGTGTCCCGATTGTTATACAGTAAAAGATTTTTGTTACGATCACCCAAGGGGCTTATATTTATTATGTACAGGTGATAACAACGGCACTCATATACTCACTTGTTTAAATGGTGATTATATAGATTCTTGGGATAGCGGTAATGAAATACCTATATATTATTGGAGGAAAAATTAAAAATGGCGTATTATAATTCATATTATTCTACTGGGTATGCTAATCCATATTACGCTGCATATTAGCCAAATATGAACTAGCCATAGACTTATACTCCTGTTCAACAGCAATAGCCGCAAATGGCGAACAATAATGGTATCGTATTAATAGCCAGCGAAGGAGATGCGCAAACATATCCTGTCGCTCCTGGTAACACACAATGGATGAAAGATTAGTATAAAGATTATTTATACATTAAAACAGTTGATCCTTCTGGAATGATTATGCCTTTGCGAAAATTTAAATTAGTTGAAGAAACAAATCAAGAACAAAAACAACAGTCAACACAACCACCAGTAACATTTAATCCAGATTTATATGTTACTTGGGAAGCACTAGAACAAAGATTAGCAGAAAAATCATCTAAACCGTCTAAAACGCCTCCTGTGGCGAGAAAGGTAACTAATAATGATGTACAACAATAGTAATCCTATGCAACAATTATTAAATATGTACGGTAATATGAATAATTTAATGACTCAATATAATAATTGGAGCCATAACTTTAATGGAAACGCAGAACAAGAAGTGCGCAATATGTTAAATTCAGGCCAATTGTCGCAGCAACAATTTAATGCAGCCAGGCAATTGGCGCAAATGATTTTAAATAATGGACTATAAATCTAATTATTAGATTTATATATAAAACAATTATATCAGAAAGGAAGTTATGTCCAAATGGGTTTTTCTTCTAATGATGCTGGCTCAGTAGCCGATATGGCAGCAGTTATGGGCAATCACAATAATGGTGGTTTGTTCGGCGGAGATAATTCCGGATGGGGCTTAATTCTCTTCTTAATTATCATCCTTGGATGGGGTAATGGTAATTGGGGCTACAACAATGGTGGCAATAATGGTGGAGCAACTTATGTTGTTAATGATGTACAACGTGGGTTTGATCAAAGCGCCATTATGAACGGCATATCTGGATTATCTACTGGTCTAGCTAATGCTGAAATTTCCCGTTGTAACCAACAGGCCAACATTCTTCAAGCTATGAATAGTGGCCTTATGGGAGTTACTAATCAATTAAATACTATGGCAATGACAAACCAATAGTGTTGCTGTGATAATCGTGCGGCTATTGCCGATCTGCGTTATAATGTAGCAACAGAAGCGTGCGCCGATCGTTCTGCGATCGATAATGCATTACGTGATGTTCTTGCTGCAAATAATGCTAGCACACAGCGCATTCTTGATCAGATGTGTCAAGATAAACTTGATGCAAAAGATGAAATCATTGCTAACCTCCGTACACAATTGAATATGTTGAATTTACAACAGAGTCAGAGTGCACAGACTGCTCAAATCTTAGCAGACAATGCTCGTCAGACTTCAGCTTTAGAGCAATATTTAAATCCTGTTCCGATCCCTGCTTATCAGGTGGCTAATCCAAATTGTTGCGGTCGGTATAATAATAATAACTGCGGCAACTTCTGATTGGAGGTATGCTAAATGGTTGAACATACCAACAATGCGTTACAAACAGTTAATCCTGGTGAAACTGTAATTTTTACCGCATCATCCAATCCTTGCCGCAGAGGGTTTGTTCGTCATCGCGACGATACTGGTAATTTTCTTTTAAGTGGATATATACCTTCTGCTTATGGATGTCCTTGTTGCAATAATTGTAATCGTTCTGCTGTATATCTATGTGAGTTCGGAGCGAATATAGCTATTCCAGAAGGCGGAACAGTTGGTCCCATTTCTTTAGCATTTGCTATTGATGGTACTACAATTCCAGCATCTACTATGACTGTTACACCAGCCGCGGTTGAGGAATTTTTTAATGTTGGCAGAGCTACTAATATTGATATTTGGAATGGTTGCTGTCAGACTGTAAGTGTGCGCAATATTTCCGATCAACCAATTTTAGTATAGAATGCTAATATTCTTTTTAGCCGACCAGATTTATTAGTAAGTAGATAAGGAGGGATGTCTAATATGGATCCTATTATGATATATGAACAGGCGAGTGATATGATTGCTCGGGAAATTCAAAAATTAGTAGATAAAGGCAATATTGATAAAGAGACACTCTGCCTTATCGGAGAAGCTATTGATGTACAAAAAGATTTAGAAACTCTAAAGGTAATGAAAAACGAAGGTGGTTATAGTCGAGATGATTATAGCTACGATGGACAAAACAACCGTAGAGGACGTCCTAATAGAAGCTATGATGGCGACTCTTGGGACAATTATTCTAATAGAGGTAGAAGCTATGATAATATGAGTAGTCATGGCGTTACCGAACAATTAATTTATAAACTAGAAGATGCCATGAATATGGCTGAAGACCGTCAAAGTCGGGAAGTAATACGCATGGCTCTAGAGAAATTGGAGAAGATGTAAACTTATGATTTGTCGTATTACTTGGACAGAAACTTTAGAAGAAGGTCAACAGCAACATGTTGTTGACTTTTCTTTTAGAGATTATCGATTAAATTTAGTAAATGAAGATTACTATTTAACTTGTAATTTGTTCTATCATTTTACTCACGAGAATGAAGTATTGTTTGAACAAGCAATTTTAAATCATACTTGCGAAGTAAATAATGTAGAATTAATCATCAATGATGGTAGTTCACAAACTTATAATTCATTTCATATAATTAATGACTATACTTCATATACAACTCCAGATGGTATACCGTTAATTATGTTACAATTAAGATAAAAATAAGGGCATCAATTCTTTTGATGCCCTTATTTTTTTATTTAGAGGTAATAAAATGGTAGTTAAAGTAAATAATATAACATTAACTTCAATTGCACAAAATTGGTATCCTGGTGTAGTAACACCAGGAGACACAGAAAGTCATCATTTTATATATAGGCAATCAACTGGGCCGTTTTCTATGAATATATCCTTTTCTGGGTGTGATAATAACGATATGATTTATTTAAATGGTGCTTCTCAATTCTATGATACTTAGTACCAATCATATCGGTACATATGTTTAAGTCGTTAGCACTCTACACAGGTTAGTAGTTCAGCGGATAGTACATTATATATACCAATTCCTGCATCTGGCACCAAAACATTTAAAGTATACGCTGGGGCTGGAATATATGTTAATAATGTTTATTGTTTATTTGATTGGCAACCAAACTCTCACGGCCCTTTAGTCGCTAAAGGTGAGAAGATTACAGCTAGTAAAATGAATGCTTTAAAAAATTATGTATTAACTTCAATAAAATGGACAATGTGGAAGAGAAACGTAAATGCGCCAGCACTGTCTGTTTTTTATCCTCCAGTAGGAAGTTTGATAAAATACAAACAAGATACTAATGAAAACTATTATGATTCAACAAATTTATTATTATGGGAATTAATAGCTCCGTATGATAGTGTGTTTTATTATAATTATGCTGATGAACCATTTATCGAATATACTGAAACAGATAATTTTAAGGGTAAAATAATTACAGCAGATATTTTTAATCGTTATGATTATTATGGAAAAACTATGACATATGACAAAGTAATTATTCGTATGGATGGACACGATTATATCGGTCCAGATCATTATGTTTAAGGTGATTATATGGCACGTTCCGGTGTACTAAAAATAAACAATGTAACAATAGCAGATCCATATTATGGTAATGGATATGTTTATAATTTAACATATTCAAGTGCTAATTTACCGATAGCAGTTAAAATAACTTGGTCTGGATTCGTTCATGATTATGAAGAGGGACAAAGTAACATTATTATTGATAATACTGAAAAAGTTATAACAAACCCTCAATATAAAGATTATACTCATATATGGTTTAGATACGATCAATAGTCATAGACTATCGATACGTTATGGAATCAACCTAGAATAAATATACCAATATCATCTTCTGGGTCAATAATATTAAATGTTATAATAAGAGGAAAGCTTACGATAAACTATTAGTATGTTACTTTTTCATGGCGACCAAATTCCCACGGTCCCTTAGTCGATAAAGGTGAGAAGATTACCGCTAGTAAAATGAACGATTTAAAAAATTATATATGGGATAGCAGTAAACTTAAAAATATAGACCCTTTTACAGATTATCCTCCTAGTTATGAAGTCACAACCCCCCCAATTTTTTATCCACCAGTTGGTGAATTGATTAAATATAGACATGAAAATAATAATTATATGTCTAACCCAGAACGAAAATATTTTTTAGGTGATAGTCAATTAGTACAAGTAAGATAGCGTATGGTGGAAGATTTACCATATGCTGCTAGTATTGACAGTATTGATAATTATTTTAAAAACAAAATAATTACATCAGATGATTTTAATCGTTATGATTTATATAATAAAGTAGTTAAAAGTGGTTGGAGATTTCCAGAAGCTACACACATATATGATTATAATGTCACATAAAAATTTTCATAATTTTTGACAATAAAATAAAAAAATGATATAATAATTATATCAAAAAGACTTGTCCAAGTCTTTAAATTAAAGGAGAAAAAATATGGCTACAACATTATTAAATGCTTTAAAAGAAACTACCAATTACACTCTGACAGAAAATGGTGGAGTAACTCATAAGACTACCAATAGCGACTTGCTTGATATGTTTGCTATGGGTGCGGCAATGCGCAATAGACCAGTAGAGGATGTTATTCTTATGTTTAAAAAGGCATATGAAGAAAATCCAGAATTGGCTATGAAGATGTTGTTTTATATCCGTGATGTGCGCGGTGGACAGGGCGAACGTAGATTTTTCAGAGAATGTATTAAATGGGCCTCAAATAACAAAGACATTCAATCCTCTATTTTAAAGAATATTCAGTATATTCCAGAATTTGGACGTTGGGATGATCTGTATTCACTTGTTGGTACCTCTTTTGAAAAAGATGTTATGCACTTTATTAAGAAACAGCTGGCATTGGATGTGCAGAGTACAACTCCATCTTTGTTAGCAAAATGGTTAAAGAGCGAAAATGCATCCAGTAAAGATAGCATAAAGCTTGGAAACATTACTCGTAAGTATCTTAATATGACACATAAGGAATACCGTAAAGTATTGGCAGAGTTACGTAAACGAATTAATATCGTTGAACGTTTGATGTCTGAAAATAGATGGAATGAAATTGAATTTGATAAAATTCCATCAAAAGCAGGATTGATCTATAAGAACGCATTTGCGCGCAGAGATATTATTAAAGAAAAGTATAAGGCATTTGCGCAGGACGTAACATCTACTGTCAATGCTGGTACATTGTATCCATATGAAGTCGTAGATAAAGCAATTCAGTTGTTCCGTTCCGCACGAAATATCGATTTTGATAATACAGACAGACTAATGATTAATAAATATTGGGATAATTTAACAGATTATTTCAATGGCGCTAAATTGGACGCGTTGTGCGTTGTGGATACATCTGGGTCTATGATGGGAACGCCAATAAATGTTGCTGTATCACTGGGACTGTACTGCGCTGAGCGCAATAAAGGACCTTGGCATAATCATTATATCAGTTTCTCTTCCTATCCACAGTTGATTAAAACCGATGGAGTGGATTTTTGTGACAAAGTAAAACGTATTGTCCAGACTAACTTGTGTGAAAATACTAATATTGAAGCTACTTTTGATTTAATATTAAAGACAGCGATTGTCTCCAAAGCAAAATTACCAGAATATATTATTATTATCAGTGATATGGAGTTCGATCAGGCAACCAATTGTTGGTGGCGTAGTAATACAACTCTTATTAATAAAGGTAATGCTGAAACTGTAATGGAAGGCATTGAACGCAAATTTATCGCAGCCGGCTTACAGATGCCAAAGTTAATTTACTGGAATGTTAATGCGCGTCAAGCTAATATTCCAATGATTGGCAATCATAGAGTAAGTTACGTATCTGGTTTTAGTCCTTCTATTTTTACAGCAATTTTGACTGGGAAAACTGGATGGGACTTAATGTTGGAAGCTATTGATAACGATCGGTACGCGTGTATTCACGCATAATTTTAAACGGGTTGATTATAAAATCAACCCGTTGATTTTTTTTATATTTTTTATTATAATATATATATAAAATAAAGGAGTAAGAATATGCAAAATAATACATTTTGGTATCATGGACGCATGTTTAATATCAAAGAAACAGAAAATAAAATGGTTGAATATGAAGGCATGGTAAAAAATTTAGAAGAACAAATTAGAGAATTAGAAGATCAACTAAAAGAAAAAGATAATTTACTCGCTTATTATAAAGATCAATTAAAAGACGCAAATGATTTACTCACTTACTATATTGACAAAAGTAAAAATTTTTAGTATAATATTTTGTGGAACAAAAATAAAAAGGAGAACACTTATGCCAACAGAAGTTAAGATTATGATGCTTGAAAATCGTAAGAAACTTATTATGACAAGAGATCCTGCGGCTAATATTAATATTGCCAGTAAAATTGATAGAAAACTAAGAAAGTTGAGAAATGAATAATGGACGCATACCTTGCTGGAAGTATTTTTTATTTGGGAGATAAATTCCGCAATGAATACTTTTGTAAAAAATTGCGTGAAGCTTTTCCCGATCTAAATGTATATAACCCTCTTGAAAACACTGAGATAAATGATAAAACAAAATTTGCCGATAGTATGGCTATTGCGGATGGAGATAATGCCCGATTAAACAAAGCTGATATCCTAATTGCTTGTATTGATGGTGATGTTCTTCCGTCTGGTACTTGCGCGGAAATTGGTAAATTCCACGAAAAAATTGCCAGAGGAGAGCATAAATATCTTGTCGGCATTTGTACAGATACTCGTCAAATGTATTTGACGCATAGTGCTGATAAAAACTGGGCTGGTGCTGCTTCTCCTGGTGAATGTCAATATTGTTATGAAAATCTTTATGTAACCGGTCTTATTAAACAAGGTGGTATATTGGTAACAAATATTGATGAAGCTATAAAACACATTAGAGTATGGATAAACGGAGATGAAACTAATTGAACTATGGAATTAATGAAAAGCCAAGAAATTGGCGAGACGCAGTTGGATATACCGCCTAGTTTGTATTCGCAGTTCTTACAGCAACTATCCTCATTGCTACAATCTGCGGGACGCCGGTTGCGGCCGGACTTGTGGCAGCAGGCATTTCAACTGTGTTCTTCCTATTGCTTACCGGATTCAAAGCCCCCATCGTTATCTCCAATTCAGGAGCAACTGTTGCGGCAGTCGTGGGCGCAATCGCCCTTGCGGGTCCGGTGTATGAAAATTATACTGGGGTGTTACTTGGCGGGTGCGTTATCGCATGTATCTACGGAATCGCTTCTTTCTTTATTAAAAAATTCGGAACAAGATGGCTGACTAAACTAATTCCTCCAATAGTAAGCGGTACTACTATTATGGTAATTGGAGCCAATCTTGCTAATTTTATTCCAACTTACGCTCAAGTAGGAGGACAATATTCATTATGGGGAATTTTAGTCGCCATAATTACTGCTATAACAGTAGCTTTATGCGCAAGATACGGCAAGGGCATCATCAAAACTTTACCATTCTTAATTGGCTTGCTTGTAGGATATGTCGCATCTTTCATTCTGACTTTGTGCGGAATCCCACTTGTAGATATTTCACAGCTCTCGTGGCACGGACTATTGGCATTTCCAGACTTCGCGTTTTTACATATAAACTTTTCCACATTTAATTGGTCCACTTTACCACAGATTGTGTTATCTTTTGGTTTAGTAAGCCTTGCCGCAATGACTGAGCATATTGGAGATATGACAACCGCTAGTGCTGTTGTTGGAAAGGATTTATTGAGTGAGCCTGGTTTACATCGAACTTTACTTGGTGATGGCATTGGGAGCCTTATCGGCTGCTTTATTGGCGCTCAACCGAATACTACATATTCTGAATACACCTCTACTATGGCTGTTTCAGGTGTTTACAGTAGCTGGTTTACTTTGTCCACTGCTATCTCTCTCATCGCATTGGGATTTCTACGACCTTTTAATCAATTTATTACAGCCCTTCCTAATTGTGTATTTGCTGGAGTATCTGTGTTTGCCTATGGTTTTATTGCTCTGGCAGGATTAAGGACTTTAATTAATAGCGCTATTGATTGGTCCAATATTAAAAATCAACTTATTTTTGCCGCGATGTTTACAACAGGAATTAGTGGCATAGCAATTCAATTTGGCGCATTTAATTTAAGCGGTATTGCTTTAACTATGGTCGTCGGTGTTATTTTAAATGTAATTATAAAAGAGCTGTAAAAAGCTCTTTTTTGATTTTTTTCTTTTTTTTTAATATAATATATATATAAAATAAAGGGAGAAAATCAAATGAAATTGTGGTTTGAAAATAGTAATCGTGAAGAAAGATTAATCGCAGATTGCGCGACTTGGTCTGAGGTTGATGAAACCATTAATGATTTTATTAAAAACTGTAATGACCGAAAAATCGCTGAAGCGATAGATAAATATGGAGAAGATTTCAAATTAGAACAAATACAAAACAATTTGTTTACACGATACTATACAAGAGTATGGGAACAAGAAGATGGTCGAACAAGGATAGATGTAGGTTCTCATTACGAATTTTTCATTTGGGAGGGTAAATATGAATAGTGATATATTACCAGTTTTATTTATCATTATATACATACTTATTATAAAAATTTGGTTAGATACATAAGGAGTATAAATATGGCATATACTGGTTTTGTTGTAAAAGTTGAGCATTTGCGCAAACATGCCAACGCAGATCGTCTTCAAATCGCAACTTTTTTTGGAAATGACACTATCGTAGGTTTGGATACTAAAATTGGCGATCTTGGTGTTTATTTTCCAGTAGATGGTCAGCTGTCTGAATCTTTTTGCGCGGCAAATGACTTGGTACGTCGTAAAGATGAGAATGGCAAGCCAGCAGGTGGTTATTTAGATCCTGAAAAGCGCAATATTAAAGCCTTGAAATTGCGCGGTGAAAAGTCGGATGGTCTTTATTTGCCAATTACTTGTCTTGCTAATTTTTGTAAAATCTCTGATTTAAAAGTTGGAGACACTATTGATACGCTAAATGGAGAATTAATTTGCCAAAAGTATATCCCACGGAGAAATCCCACTTCTAACTTTAATGGGCCAAAGGCTCCAAAAAAGCCTAAAGTTAATATTGCTCCTACTTTTTACGAGCACGTAGATACCGCACAATTGGCTTATAACCTTGCTGCGTTTAAAACTGGCGATGTTGTACAACTTACCTTAAAGATGCACGGAACCTCTGGGCGCACTGGTTATCTTCCTCTTGTTCATACTAAACAGACTTGGTTTGATAAACTGCTTCACCGTCCAGGAAAGGAATATAAAGAGTATGGTTATATCACTGGTACTCGTCGAGTAGTGCTTGATGGCACTCGCACTGGTGGTTTCTATGACTCTGATGATTTCCGTGAAGCAATGGCGGCTAAGTTTAAAGGAAAACTTCATAAAGGTGAAACTGTTTATTATGAAATTGTTGGCTTCCAGGGGCCGAATGGCGCACCTATTATGGCAGAAGTGTCTAACGCAAAAGTAAAGGATAAAGAGTTTGTTAAACAGTATGGCGAAACTACTACTTTTGCTTATGGTTGCGACCCCGCTGGCACTTATGAGATGCAAACTAATGAAGCAGGAGATATGGTTATGCCTCCCTGCTGTGAGATATATGTCTATCGTATGACTATGGTAAATGAAGATGGTGATGTGGTAGAATATTCTCCAGCGCAAATTAAAGAGCGTTGCGAACAAATGGGTGTTAATACTGTTATGGAATTTGAGACTTTTATTATTCCGGATGCTGTGCGATTACCTGACACTGTTGGGTCTATACAAAGAGTAAATGCCGGTGAATATGTTCTTCGTAAAGTAGAACAGTATTTTGATGGCCCCGACCCTATTGGTGGTATTCATGTGCGCGAAGGTGTTGTTGCTCGTATCCTAAATCGTTCCAACTTCGCAGTATACAAACATAAGAACTTCTCTTTTAAGGTGCTGGAAGGCATTGCGAAAGATGAAGCTACTGCCCCAGATATTGAAGAAGCACAGGAACTAATTAAATAAAAAAGGAGTGAGCGATAATTAATACAGACGAAAGAATTGATAAGGCCACAGAAATTCTTGAGTATATTATGGAGAGCGACCCAAGAACATTTAGAAATCCAGATTGTGAAAATGCTTGGATTTTTGATAAAGTTCATACTGCTTTAATGATACTTAAATTTGGAAAAGAAGTATTTTAAGAGGTCCTAATGAATAAACACAAATTTTCTTACTATATATTTAGTATATTTACTATGTTAAATTTTTTCGCAGCAATTGATTCAGTAATTAAACCGAATCATTATGTATGGATATTTAATGCTATTGCGTGTGCAATTTGTTTAATGGAAACAATTGAAGAATATGATGCCTATAATCGACATTTATATTGAAAGGTAAAGTATGAATCGAGAACAACGTAGAGCATATGACAAAAAAGTAAAAAACGATAAACTTGCCGCAATCTGTCCAGTTTGTAAACATAAAGCAAGAATGTATACAACCGCTCGTACCCCGACCGATATTGATTTAATGTGTGAACGTTGCGGTGCTGTTGTTTGCGCGAATACAGAAGCACATAAGTACATACCAGCTGGAATTTATAGCAATCCAATATTATATAATCTATTGATTAAAGCCGGCATCGATAAAGAATCAAGTAATTGATTCTTTTATTTTTTTTTGATATAATATATATATCAAATGGGAGAAAAAGAAAAATGATTATTTTAATTGCGGTTTGTATTGTTTTAGCACTCGCGGTTTATGCGTGTTTAACTGTTGATCCAAGAACCATTGAAGATGATATAGATCAGATGGACTATATTAACAAATGGAAACGAGACCAGAGGTAATAAAAATGCACGACACTTATTTTTTTACAGATATCCACGGTAGAAAAGATTTTTTTGACGCTATTATGTCTTATATAAAAAGGCAAGACCCGCAAGCAACGATTGTTTTTGGTGGTGATGCTTGCGACAGAGGCAATTATGGGTATGAAATTATGCGTGCCCTATTGAATAATCCACAAGTTGTTTATTTAAAAGGTAATCACGAAGATCTATTCGTAAAAGCCGCAAGAGAATGTTTAGAATTTATGCGCTCAATGAATATAAAAATTGAGCATTTTGATGACGCTCATAATCTATTATATAGCATAGATAGTTATTCAAGAAACCCCATTACCTTACACCTTTATAATGGCGGGAATGATACTCTGGTTAAATGGTTGGTTGAAGGAAAAGCTGATCCAAATTTCATTGATGAAATTAATAAACTTCCTTTAACTTTTTCATATGAACAATATGATTTTTGTCATGCTGGAAGTACTTATGAGAATTTTAGTAATGCCGCAAATGATGAGTACAATAATGAAACAGTGGATAAAGACGTACAACGTGACATACTATGGGATAGAGAAAGTTTTAATATTCCGTGGAAAGAAAACAGATATGTCCTTCACGGTCATACGCCAATTATGTACCTTCCATTTATAACAGAAGAAGCAGAAGAACTTTTTAAAAAGGTTCCTCAACCTGTACTTTATAATTCAAAAGTTGATATGGATACTGGTGCGGTATTTAGTAACCATTGTTTTCTTATGAACTGTACTACGAATCAATTAATTCATTTTTTCAAACAGGATAATGAAATACGAATAATTGAAAACGCATCTTTTTATAGTATTGAAATAGAGGAAAATTAAATGTATACTTTATACATTATGTGCGGCCCGCCTGGTAGTGGAAAAACTACTTATGCCAAACGTTTCTTATCTCATTGTACATATATAAGCAGAGACAGTATTAGATTTAAATTGCTTGAAGAAGGACAAGGATATTTTGATAATGAAGATAAAGTATTCAAAGAATTTATTTCTTCTATTGGTCGCGCTTTATTGTTCAATCACGTAGTTGCTGACGCCACGCATTTAAATGTTTTTTCGCGCAATAAACTAATACACGGTTTGGAATACTATTATCGTAATCGACAAATGGAACCGAATTTTTCTATTGTGTATGTGATAATGGATACTCCATTACATACATGTTTAGAAAGAAATAGCAAAAGACAAGGCAATGAATGTGTGCCGACAGCAGCATTAAAAGATATGTTTAATAAATTTACTTGTCCCACATTGACAGAATCGTCTCGATGCGTAGCTCAACAAATTATTCGAGTTAAAGAGGAGGAATAATATGTGCGACATTTGGCTAACAAGTGATACGCATTTTTATCACGATAAAGAATTTCTTTATGGACCAAGAGGTTTTCCGTCTGTTAAAGAAATGAATGAAGCTATTATTGAGAATTGGAATAAAGTTGTTAAGCCAAATGATATAGTGTATCATCTCGGTGATGTTTTTATGGGAGATTATGACGCCAATCTTCTAAAAAAACTAAATGGTTCTATTTCTCTTATTCAGGGTAATCACGATACGGTTAATAAAATTGGCGCAATGTATTTGACTAATAAAATAATCGATGTAGCTGTAACGAGTACAATTCTTACAATTAGAAAATTTCATTTTTTCCTTTGTCATTATCCTGTATTAACCGCAAATTTTGATGATGATAATTTTAATCGACACGTAATCAGTCTACACGGTCATACACATCAAAAGAAGAATTGGCTCTTCGTTGATAACCCATTTATTTATCACGTTGGAGTTGATTCTCATAATTACACACCTGTTAATATTGAAGAAATCATTGTTGATATTCGTAATACTTGGACAGAAATGGCTCATTTAAATATAACACCTCATGGAATTTACAACAATTATTAAAGGAGAACGTAATGTTTCAATTAATTATTTTTGGTATCGCATTAATTTTACTAGTTTTACTATTTGTATTTAGTTATGTTAAAGCGCCGCCTGATATGGCATATATTATTTCTGGTGCTCACAAAAATCCTCGTATTTTGGTAGGAAAATCTGGCTTTAGAATACCTTTTTTAGAGAGACTTGATAAACTTTATTTGGGCGCATTTCAAATTGATGTAAAAACTACATCAGCAGTACCGACTGCGGAATTTATTAACGTTAAAATTGATTCAACAGTTTCTGTCCAAATTAGTCGTGACCCAGTATTGATGCAATGCGCGGCTCGTAACTTTTTGAATGTTAAACGTGCCGACATTGCTAAACGCATTAACGATTTGCTTGAAGGTAATTTGCGTGAAATTACTGGTACTATGCGACTTACTGATATGGTAAGTGATCGTAAAACTTTTAGTGAAAGAGTACAAGAGAATGCGGTCCCCGATCTAGAACGCCTTGGTCTTGAACTGGTATCTTTTAACGTCCAGAACTTTAATGATGAAAATGGCGTTATTAACGATTTGGGTATCGATAATATTGAGCAAATCAAGAAGACTGCTGCTATTGCCAAATCTGATGCTCAAAGAGATATTGCTATTCAACAGGCTGCTAATCAGCGTGCGGCAAATGAGGCAAGAGTAAAAGCGGCTACACAAATCGCGGAACAGAATACTGCTCTTGAAATCAAAAGTGCTGAATTAAAAACTCAAAGTGAAGTTAAGCGAGCAACAGCTGATATGGCCTATAATATTCAGCAAGCAGATCAAAAGAAAGAATTAGATGTCGCGCAAACAAATGCGCAAATTGCGCAAGCAGAGCGCGAAGTAGAATTAAGAAATCAGCAGATTGCTCTTAAAGAAAAAGAACTTGATGCTATTGTTCGTAAGCAGGCTGATGCGGATCTTTATGCTACAGAACGTGCGGCCGAAGCAGATTTAGCCAAACGGCAGCGTGAAGCCGAAGCGAAAGCGTATGAAGAAGTTCAGCGAGCCGAAGCCGCTAAAAAAGCAACTATTTTGGAAGCAGAAGCAAGAAAGGCTATGGCTGATGCTGAAAAATATGCTGTAGAACAAGAAGCGGCTGGTATCGCCGCAAAATACGCAGCAGAAGCAGAAGGCATTAAAGCAAAAGGACTGGCAGAAGCTGAAGGTATTTACCGCAAGGCAGATGCTCAGCGTAGAATGGGCGAAGCATCCGTTCTTGAAATGTATTACGCAATGCTTCCTAAAGCAATTGCGGCAGCAGCAGAGCCCCTTAGTAATGTGGATAAAATTGTTCTGTATGGAGAAGGCGCGCAAACAAAACTTATCTCCGATGTTATGAATACCTCAACACAAGTAATTGAAGCTATTAAGCAGGCTACGGGTATAGACCCAACGCAAGTCATAGCAAGTTACCTTGGATCGAAAGCTGGAGCCGATAATTAATCGGCTCCTTTTAATTGACTCCGATAACGACCGAAGCTGGGCCAAAAACGCCCATAGCAATTTTTTTCTGCGAATACTTGACATATAATGAAAAATATTTTATAATAGAGTTATTCAAAGAAGGAGAATAATTATATGGATAATTTTTGTATGAATTGCCTACATTACGAAAATGAAAGTTATCCATGCCAATGGGACTATCTTTTTGCTGATGAAGAAGAAAGTTTTAATTGTTGCGATTGGGTAAATAAAAATGATATTGAGAAGAACACACAATATAACAACCAAGAAATTAGGAGAACACACGATATGACTACCAGAAAAGAAACATATGAATATGATAAAGACACCCATACTACTTATTGTACAAGAAAAATAAAGGGAAAAATTTATCGAGGACAAGCAAAATGTCATCCACAAGATTATGATTTTGAAAATCATAGAACTGGTGAATATTATGCCTTTATGCGCTCTGGTATTGAACAATTATGTTGTGACCGAGAAAGTATAAAATCTGAATTAAAAGCACTTAAACATCTTTATGATATACTTGATCAAAATAAAGCAGTTAATAAAAAATCTATAGAATGTTATATGATTCGTAGACAAATAAAAATAAAAGAAAAAGAGCTTAAAGTTATTAGAGGAATAATTAGTGCTACAAAAACAAGCTTACGATCAACTATTGCTCAAAAGGATAGATTATATAATGCCATTAGAGAAAAACGAGCTGCCGATAATGCCTAAAGCGATTGGTATTACCGCGCAAGCTTTAACGCATATATTGTCTTCACAAACAAATACAATAGAAAATTTTAATACTTTATGTAAAAAATTAAATATAGATCGTATGTATGTAAGTTTAACAGCACTTAAACCATTCATATCTAAACAAGTTGTTACGAATAGTGAAATTATTCCATTATTTGAAAAAGATAATTTAATCTTTGTTCGTGAAAATGAAATTACTAACGATGAAACTTTAATCCTTCGACAATATTTAGATAAAAAATTCCCTGACAATTGGGGGATGATTGTTTATACTGTTGATGAGTATATAAGTTTTCGACCATATTTAGGAGAGGAAGATCTATATAATTTAGGAGGAGACAACATTTATGTTGGATGATTTAATCAAACTTTTGCCAAATGGCAGTCTTTCAGTAGAAGATTATCAATATTATGATAGCTTGTTAAATCATCGCACAATTTTATGGAATCAAGAGGTTGATGAATCAATAGTTGAAAGAGTAGTATTGCCGCTTTTACGCTTTGAACAAGATTCTAGCAATGATCCAATAACTTTAATTTTTTCTACAATAGGTGGTAGCGTAAGCGACAGCTTCATTCTATGTAACATTATTGATAATTATACTAAACCATTAAATATTATAGTTTTAGGCTATGCCGCAAGTATGGGAACAATTATATTGGCTGCTGGGGCGCATAATGACAATGTTGTGCGTAAGTGTTATCCATTTTCTTACGCTCTATTGCACGCAGGTTCAACATCTTTTAGCGGAGAAAGCTTAACGGTTGAAGATACTTTACAATTTAATAAACGAGTAGATGAAAAAGTTAAAAAGTTTATTCTGTCTCACACATCAATATCAGAAGAAGAATATCGAGAGCACGAAAGAAAACAATGGTTCTTAGATTCTAGCGATATGAAAAAATATGGTCTTATAGATGAAATAATTGGTGGAGATGATATAGACAGTGGAGTTTCTAACATTTGATACAAGCGCTTTATTAAATGGTATACAAATTACCCCAGGATATACTTTTATTAGCAGAATTGTTTTAAAAGAATTAGAGCAAATAAAAATATCTACAACAAAAGATGAAAATATAAAATATCAAGCAAGAACATTATTACGATATTTATCTGAGCACCCAAAGCCGAATTGGAGCACCCCTCCAATTTCACCTTTTAAAGTAAATCTTTTCTTAAAAACACATAGATTTTTGGAAAATAATAACGATAGTTATATTATTGCTGAGGCAGTTTTGACTGCTAAAAAGACTAAAACAAATATAACTTTCTTTACCAGTGATTTATCACAAGCATTATTGGCGGAAAATTTCCCAAAATATCTTAAAGTAGTTTATTATAAAGAAACTACTGCCAGAGAAAATTTATGGAATGGCATATCTCAATTTTTCTTAAATAAAACAGTTTCTGAATATGTATATAGCCATCCAGAAGAGAATCGATTAAATCTTGCCATTAATGAATATGCACTATTATTAGATGGTAAAGGCGAAGTTAATGATATCATTAAATGGGATGGTAAAACATACGGTGTTATTCAATATAAAAATATCACAACAGACTATTTTGGGACAATTAGAGCATTAAACCCACAACAGGAAGCCGTTTTTGATTTATTACAAAACCACAATATTGGTATTAAGTTACTTCGCGGAAAATATGGCGTAGGAAAAACGTTTATAGCATTGGCGCACGCGATGTACTTTATTAAAAAGACACATCAATTTGATCGTTTAATTTATATTCGTAATAATATTGAAGTTGCTGGTTCAAAGCCATTAGGCGCACTTCCAGGTGAACAAGAGGACAAATTGATGCCGTATATTATGCCTCTTGCTGACATACTTGGCGATGAAGAAATGGTGCGGCAATGTATAGAAGATGGAACAATTGAGCCAGTTCATATCGGTTATCTACGAGGTAGAAGTTTTAATCATTCTATTATCTTCGTTGATGAAGGCGAAAATTTAACTACTGATATGGTAAAATTAATCATCGCAAGATGCGGCGAAGGTAGTGAAGTGTGGTTTATGGGTGATGAATCACAAACAGATTCAGATATATTTAAAAAGAATAATGGTATTGCCGCATTAATACATAGTTTAAAAGGCGACCCGCTCTTTGGAACAGTCAAATTGGAAAAGACAGAACGTGGCGAAATCGCTGAATTAGCTAATAAAATTCGTCAGTAAGAAAATTTTCTTACTGACTTTTTTTGTTGACAAAAATAAAAAAATATGTTAAAATATATATGAAAATAAAAAAAGAATGAGGTTTCATAGATGCCAAATCATAACTATGGTATAGAAGATATAAAAACTTTGGAGGGTATGGAAGCCATTAGAACTCGTCCCGGAATGTATATTGGTGACGTTGGACGTGAAGGCATATGGCAGATTACCCTTGAAATTATTTCTAATGCTATTGATGAATATCTCGTAGGAGCTTGTAATGAAATATTTGTTGGTATTGATGGGGCTCGGGTTGTTGTCGCTGACAACGGACGCGGCGTTCCTTTTGGAAAGAATGATGCCGGAGAAGAAGTCCTGGTTAATATATATACTAAATTGCATACTGGCGCTAAGTTCGATAGCGATGGTAATGCTGGGTACAATACTTCTGGTGGTATGAATGGTGTTGGTGCGAAAGCGACCAACGCACTTTCTGACCTATTTTCTGTTGAAAGTTTTAGAGACAATAAGCGCGCATATGCTTTATTTTCAAAAGGACAACTGGTTAGATTTGAAGTAAGACCAAGAGATCCTAAAAAATATGCTACCGATGTCCGTTATGAACACGGAACAATTATTCAATTTATTCCCGATGGAACAATCTTTAAAGATGTTGATTTGGATGCTGACTATGATCGTATTCGTAAACAACTTTGGGAATTGGCGTATTTGTCTCCGGGTCTTCATTTTACTCTTTCAAATGGCAGCAATAGAGAGGAAATTGAGAGTAAAAATGGACTTCTTGATTATCTGGATACCCTTAACTCTGGAAAAGAGCTACTGACAACACCAATGTATGCTGAAAGCAAAGAAAACCGTATGACAGTACGGGTGGCAATGCAGTATACAAATCAGTTTACTGATACTTATCGTCTATTTACAAATAGTATTCCAAATGTTGGCGGTACTCATCTTACCGGTTTTAGAACTGCTTTAACGCAGGCAGTTAATATTTATGCGAGAGAGAAAAAATTACTCAAAGAAAAAGATGACAATTTTTCTGGCGATGATTTAAAGGAGGGTCTAGTCCTTGTCCTTAGTCTTACGATGCCGGACCCTGTGTTTAGTGGTCAAACAAAAGGTACACTTACTTCGGCAGAAGGTAGAACAGTGGTTCAGCGCCTTTGTACTAAAGCAATTACAGAATGGTTAGGCGCGCATGAACGAGACGCAAAAGCAATTATTGGCAAAGCTATACTCGCCAGAACTGCTAGAGAGAAAGCGCGGAAAGCAAAAGAGACAGTACGGTCCGCTACCACTAAGGCAACACGTATTACCTTACCAGGTAAACTCGCGGACTGTTCAAGCAAAGTACGGTCAAAATGCGAGGTATTTATCGTCGAGGGAGATTCGGCGGCTGGCAGCGCGAAAGAAGCTCGTAATAGAGACACGCAAGCCATCCTTCCGATCCGTGGTAAAATCCTTAATGTTCTTAAAGCTGACCTCTCTAAAGCAATGGCTAATGAAGAAATTAAAAGTATGATTATTGGTTTTGGATTACAGATTCAAAACAATAAAATTGTACTAGATGAAACTAAACTCCGTTATGGTAAAATCATTATTATGAGCGATGCTGACGTTGATGGTGAACATATTCGTTGTTTGTTTTTGACTTTTATTTGGAAATTCTGTCCTGAGTTGATTGAAAAGGGTTATGTATATGCGGCTGTACCTCCTCTATATCGAATTATTCGTGGTAAAAACTCAATCTACATTAAAGATGACGCTGCGCTTGCCGATTATCGTGCCAAGAATCCGGGTTCCTACGAACTACGTAGATTTAAGGGGCTTGGCGAACAGTCGGTGGAAGAACTTGCTGAGTCTACAATGGCTCCCAATTCGCGCACTCTTAAACTTATCACAATGGAAGACGCAATTTCCGCAGGAAACACTTTCAATGCCTTAATGGGTGAAAGTAGCGTACTTCGCAAACAATTTATTGAAAAGAATGCCTTTAGAGCAAATATTGATATTTAATAAGGATTAAGACAATGATTAAGATTTACACTGATGGTAGCGCAACAAAAAATAGGTGCGGATGGGGCTATGTATTTATTGATGATGAAGGAGTTTGTATTTCTAGTGGTGAAGAAACTAATTCCACTAATCAACGTATGGAATTAACTGCTGCTATCAATGGTCTTAATCATTGGCAAGGTAGTTATTATCCAGATGATGAAAATGTCATAGTATATAGCGATAGCGCATATTTGATAAATTGCTACCAAGAAAAATGGTATTTAAATTGGGAAAATAATAATTGGTTAAATAGTAAAAATGAACCAGTTGCTAACAAAGATTTATGGCTACAATTGATCCCGTACTTTAATAATCCATTAATTACTTTTATGAAAGTAAAGGGTCATTCTGGTGATAAATATAATGAATGGGCAGACCAATTAGCGCGTGGTACATTAACTACAACCGATTTATTGACAAAAGAAGAAAAAAATGATAGAATGTTAAAAGAATTGATAAGAACTTTATGGGATTTTCGGGAAAAGAAAATTGATACTTATCAAGCAGTGGCAATAATTGAGAGGTTATTTAATGAGTGAAAATATAATTCAATCTCCAATAGTAGAAGAAATAGAACAATCATTTCTTGATTATTCTCTATCTGTAATTACAGATAGAGCCATTCCTGCTGTTGAAGATGGACTGAAACCAGTTATGCGCCGTATCTTATGGTGTATGGCAGAGAGCGGTTATAAAAGCAATAAACAATATGTAAAATGCGCCAGACCAGTCGGTGATACAATGGGTAAGTATCATCCGCACGGTGATAGTTCAATATATGGTGCTCTTGTTGGCGCAAGCCAGCCTTGGAATATGCGGTATCCATTGATTGATTTCCATGGTAATAATGGTAGTCGTGATGGTGATGGTCCAGCTGCGATGCGTTATACAGAATGTCGTTTAAGTAAAATCGCAGAAGCAACATTGGAAAATATTAAAAAGGATACAGTAGATTGGATTCCTAATTTTGATGAGACATTAAAAGAACCTGTATATCTACCTGGTATTTTTCCGAATCTATTGTGTAATGGTACAACTGGTATCGCAGTGGCAATGGCTTGTTCTTTTGCCCCGCACAATTTAACAGAAGTAATGAATGCCATTATTGCTTATGTTAAAGGTGAGGCTCTTACTTCTGCTGACCTTGTTAAATATATTAATGGGCCTGATTTTCCGACTGGTGGAATTATAATAAATCAAAAAGAGTTAGTTAATGCTTATTTAACTGGTAAGGGCAGAGTAAAAATACGTGGTGAATATAAGGTTGAAAAAACAAAACAAGGCGTGGAAGTATTAGTATTTACTTCAATACCTTATAAAGTATCTAAAGAAAATTTATTAACAGAAATAGATACTTTGTGTGAAGAAAAGAAAATTAATGGTATTGTTGAAATTCGAGATGAAAGTAATAAAGAAGGCGTTCGTTTTGTAATTGAATTAGCAAAAGGGCAGAACGCAGATGTTATTGCTAATCAATTATATGAATTAACAAATCTTGAAAGTACTTTTAACATAAATCAAGTCGCACTTGAAAATAAAACGCCAAAACAGATGACTTTGGCTGATATAATTAAGAATTATGTCGAACATCAAAAAGATGTATTTCGTAGATTAAATGAATATCAAAAGAAGCAACTTGAACATCAGATACATATTTTAAGTGGACTATGTAAAGCTCTTGATGACATTGATAATGTTATACAATTAATTAAATCTTCTGCTGATAAAAATGCCGCGCATAAAGCGTTAATGGCTAAATATGATTTTAGCTCGGAACAAGCTGATGCTATTTTAAGTATGACATTAAGTCGTTTAGCCAATATGGAAAAAATAGCATTGGAAAAAGACTTAGAGAAAGCAACAGAAGATTTAGGAATAATACTTTCAAGACTTAATAATGCGGAAGTATTTAATACATATTTAATTGATTGTTTAGAATCTTATAAAAATACATATGCGGATGCGCGCAGAACTAAAATAACAAATATTGAAATAACAAAAGAAGAAAAAGAAATCGCCCAAATTGTTCCAGAAGATGTTATTGTAATTATGACAGAAGCTGGTAATATTAAACGAGTTCCAAAAAAGAATTTTAAATCACAAAAACGCAATGGAAAAGGCATTAAAACTCAAGATGATTGTACTCTTGGGATGATAGATACGAATACTATTGATGTAATTATGGCATTTACTGATAGAGGACGAGTATATAGATTGCCTGTTGATCAAATTCCGGAAGGAACACAATTAACTCGTGGAGTGGCAATTAGTACACTTATTCAAACAGAAGTAAATGAAAAAGTAGTTGTTATTACATCCGCGGCGAGAAATGAAACAGATAAATATGTTTGGTTTGTTACTAAGAGTGGTTTAATTAAGAAAACAAATATTAACGAATATAATACAATAGGTAAACGAAAAACTGGCGTTCAGGCGATTGGACTACGGAATGAAGATGAACTGTGTTCAATCTGGATTGGAGGAAATAGTGATATCTTGGTTATCACCCGAGATGGAATGGGTATCCGTTTCGATGGAGCGGCTGTTAGCACTGTTGGAAGAACAGCTGCGGGAGTACAAGCCATCAAACTTAACAGTGATGATAAGTGTGTGTTCGGAGGACCGATATTCGACGACGAAAAATATAACATATTGGTTGGATATACTAACGGCACAGGGCTATTGTTGTCTGGCACTGAATTTACTCGGCAAGGAAGAGCTGGTAAAGGTCTTAAAATTACTAAAGACTGTAGAATATCAACAGTGTGTAGTGGATTTTATGAACGATTTTATATCGCCGGTTCAAATAGTGGCATCTGCGTTACATTGGAAGATATCCCCAGAGGCTCAAGAAACTCTGCTCCCATTAAGTTGATTAAGAATAGTGATATTACATCAATTATAGGTGTTTAATATGATTACAGAAAATAAAAAATATTTTGTAGCATAGGTAAATTCTTCTAAAGCGAATCAATTTACTAAATATTATCACTATTCACACGTTGGATTTAAGAAAGCCAAATTGAATCTTGGTGTCTTTAATAAAGACACCAAGAAACTTGTTGGTGTAATGCAATGGGGATGCTCCGCGCAAGAAAATATAAGGCTTGATAGATATGTAAAGGAACCGATAACAACTGATGAATATTATGAGTTAAATAGGTTTTGTATGGCAGATTCAGAATTAGAAAATTCTGAATCATAGGCTTTATCTCTTGGTATAAAATGGATAAAAAAGTATCAACCACACATTCGTCTATTGGTTTCATATGCGGGCAGGAAAGAAGGAAATGTAGGTTATATTTATCAAGCAACTAATTGGGAGTATTTAGGATATTTTATATCTTCTGGTTTTTGGAATATTGATGGACAAGAAGTGCATCAATTGACTCTGTGGTATAGATATAATAAAAGCGAGTATAAAGATAAAACTTTTTTAGATGCGTTGCGCGCAATGTATCATTATGTAGAACAGACTTGGACGAAACAATTTATATATATACAACGCTTAGATACAGGATTAACGACAGCAGATGATATATTACCATATCCAAAAGTAGATGATGGTCCTATTTTAATTCGCTCAAAAATTTATAAAAATGAACCGTTAATTGAAAATAATAAAAATAATATTGGAGATGCCCCTGATTTTTATTATGATGATAAGGAGCTATTATTTACTCGAAGAAAATTAATCAGAGATGGCGTAATTAAGCCAAAACAAGATATTATAGCATCATATAATGATTACGGTCAATTGATTGAGACAAAACAAACCGCATCTGCTTATGGCCCAACGTATACAATTGAAGGCATACATCGCTCTTGCATATCTAATAAATTCTATAAAGATAGAGTATTTAAAAAATTTAGTCAAGACGATGAAATTCCAGAAGAGATAGACGTACCAATTTGTTGTATAATTGATGAAATTCCATTTCGTAATTTAACAGAAGCCGCTAAATATTTAAATGTAAGCAGGCAAGCAGTATCTGCTTCTAAACAAAGAAAAGCAAAAATGATTAACGGTATAGATGTTTTATGGGTAAAAGATTAAGAGTCATTCATTTGACTCTTTTAATTTTTTTTGATAAAATATATATACAGAAAAATAAAGGAGAAATAGTATGCCAAGAGTTAAAGAACTAAATGGTAATTATGCTGAATATATAGAAAGACTATTAAATGCAGTAGTTAGAAATGAGTTTGTTTCCTTTAAGCATATAGATCAGCAAATGATGTTAGATTGTTCAAAAATTACACAAGAAGAAAAAAATGAAATGTTATCTTGGGCATATAATATACAAGATACTTATCATTTTAAAACTAGTGAATATATTGGACGAAACACTAAATCAGAAAAAGGCGATTTAATTTTAAATAATCAAATTACTGAATTTAAATGTGTCTCGCGAGGATCAGGAACTTATTTTAATACTTCTGTAACATATTTAGATAAGTTTGGTATACTTAATCCGATTGCCGCTTATGAAAAAATTGGATATCGAGATACATTAGAACGTTTAATTTCTCCTTTAGGTTATCATACAACAAAATATGGTAATTCAAGTTTTGTAACTCAATCTACATCTACTATGATTCAAAAAGAAATGGTCTATAATGATATTAAACAAATTGATAGTTCTTTGCGTGCTATTTACACAGATAAATTATCTAAATATTTTAAAGCCAATCCAGAACAAGCTAGAATTTTTATTTTTGATATGTTATATAAATGCTCAAAAGGACCTGCAGAACAAATGTTAATTTATAATTATCATAACAATACAATGCATTTATTTCAAATCTCTAATATGATCAATAAAAATCTTAAAAATAGTATTCTAACCCCCTCTGGGAAATATGGCTTTTCTTGTGGTAATGGTTGTCGTGTCCAATTAGGATGGCAAAATGGTAGTGGGTTAAATAATTATACACTTAGAGTATTTATTTAAAGGAATGATTTAATGCCGAATTTAGACAAATTTTATACAACTAAAACTGTAGCTTTAGATTGCATAAATTTTTTATATAAAACTTTTCCTAATATTAATTTTAATAAAAAAATTTTTTTAGAACCAAGCGCTGGAGCAGGAGCATTTAGCGCTCAATTACCACATTGTATTGCTTTAGATATTGCTCCAGAAGCGGATAATATTCAAAAAAAAGATTTTTTTAATTATAATCCTCAAATGACTTTTAAAAATTTTGTAACAATAGGTAATCCTCCCTTTGGACATAGATCAGAATTAGCGATTCGATTTTTTAATCATGCTGCTCAATTTAGTGATGTTATAGCATTTATTGTTCCAGTATCTTTTATGAAATGGAATGTACAAAAAAAAATATCAATGAATTTTGTTCTTACTGATTATTTTTATTTGACGCCGCAATCATTCACAGCTAATAACGTACCATATTCTGTAAGAACAGTATTTCAAATCTGGAGCAAGAAAAATACAGAATTTGATATACAAAAAAATTATCGTTTACAAAAAGCACCTCCAATAACGCATCCAGATTTTAAAATTTGGCAACATAATGCGACAGAACAATCTCGATCAACTGTAAATGAAGATTGGGAAATCGCTACTTGGCGACAAGGTTATAAAAATTTCAATGAATTATTTACGCGAAAAGATTATGATTGGTTGTATAATCAAGTTTATAACACTAATCAACAATTTTTCTTTATTAAACCATTAAATGAAAAGGCTCGTGCCATCATTTCTAAAATGGATTTTAATGCTTTAGCTGAACGAAATACAGCCACTCCAGGTTTCGGAAAAGGTGATTTTGTATCATATTATATGGAGTTAGAAAAGAAATATGAATAATCAACCAATATGTCCTCTTCCAATGAAGATAAGTAAAATTCCAGATGGTAAAGAGAAAATTTTTCCCTCTCTTTGCGCTTCTGGTGAATATTTTGCACAAATTAAAAAAGATGGTTATTGGTATCAATTTGAACGTACTGAAACATATGGCTATTTATGGAGTCGTAATATTAGTGTTCAAACTGGGCAATTAACCGAAAAGTCAGAAAACGTTCCTCATATTGTAAATATTCTTAATCGTTTACCTGTTGGTACAATTATAATAGGAGAAATTTACTATCCGGGTAAAACTTCAAAAGATGTTACTCCTATTATGGGAGCCGCACCTGGAAAAGCAGTAGAACGTCAACAGGGTGAATATGGCCTATTACATTATTATATGCACGATATGATATATTTTAATGGTACAAATTTAATGGATTACGGCGCAAGTATTCGTTATAATTTATTAAAAAAAGTCGTTGAAAAATATCAATTGTTACAAGAGCCATATATGGAATTGGCGCAAAGAATAGATGATAATATTCAAGAAGCAGTAGCCGAAGCTCTTGCCGCAGGCGAAGAAGGAATGGTATTAAAACGTAAATCTGCACCATACACACCAGGTAAACGTCCTGCGTGGGATACAATAAAAATTAAGAAAACTGCTACTTGCGATGCGGTATGTATGGGCGCTTGTGAGCCGACTAAATATTATAATGGTAAATTGCCAATTGGACCTAACTATACGGTTCTAAATGAATATGGGTTAGTAGATTTAGAATTAACCAAATTACAACATAATCAAGCAAAAGAGTGGCCTTATTGGATTATTGAACGATATGGCATTCCGACAGAACAAGGCGCCCCTTGGGGACTATTAAGTGAAGCAAGAGTGCCAATTGGAGATTATAAAGTAGTTAAAGGTATCGAATATAAAACGATGCCTGTAACAAAAGCATACTATTATGGATGGCCCAATGCTATACGAGTTGGTGCCTATGATGAGAATCATAAACTTGTTGAAATTGGAACTATTTCTTCTGGACTTACAGAAGAAGATCAAAAAAATTTGAAAGAACATCCGTTAATGTTTTTTGGTAAAGTTGTAGAACTTGCGGGAATGGAAAAACATAAAACAACTCATACATTACGTCATTTTTACTTTAAACGCATACGTGATGATAAGAATCCAGAAGAATGTACAATTCAGGAGATTTTTGGAGAATGAATAGTTCGCACGATTATGACTCTTCAATTGAATTAATTGAAAAGTATAAAAAGAAACTTATAGAAAGTACCAATATTGAAAGTCGCCCAGAAGAAATGCTTGTTATAGACAATATTTTATTTCGCTTTTGGCAACTGGGATGGCTAAATATTTTAGAAAAAAATTGACTTTTCAAAAAAAATAATATATTATATATACATAAAATAAAGGAAAAAAACTTTATGACTAAGAAACAGCAGAAGAAATTCGCTAAGCAGTTAGCAGAATTGGAATATAAATTACAGTGCGCTCAAGACAACGAAGAAATTAATTCTTTGAAAACAAGGATTTTAAATTTACAGGAAGCGAACGCAGCAGATATGACGATTGAAGATCTGTACGCTGTCGATGAAATGGTTCAAGAATTTCTTCAAAATTTGAAAAAATAAAAAATTTTTAGTATAATTAATATAGTTAATAACTGACGGCATACACCGCAGATTATTATAAATAAAATAAATAAAAAATAAAATGAATGTTGGAAATCCAACTAGAGAAAAAGGAGAACATAATATTATGGCTGTTATGAAGGAAAACACAAAGAAAGTTATCTCTTATCTGCAGGGTCTTGCTGCTAATGACAATGTAACCGCGGCTGATGTCGCTGAGGCTCTTCATCTTGAGGTTCGTAGCGTGAATGGTATTTTCACAAGCGCTATTCAGCGGAAGGAACTTGGTTATCGTGATGAGCAGGAAATTGAGCTTGAAGATGGCACTCATGCGAAGGTAAAGTTCTTGCGGCTGAATGATGCTGGCAAGGCTGTGGATGTAAACGCAACTGACGCAGAGTAACAAATATACTATAGGGTTTGGTAATCTATTATCAAACCCTTATCTTTTATTATTATGATATATATAACTATTATTTTCATTATTGTTGTAACTATTTTAATGGCTTATAGCGTTCATTTAGTAAAAGAAATCAAGTGTTAGCAATTTACTTTAAATAACTTAAATGAATCATTAAAAACCGCCAAACAAGATTTAGATACTTTAGCGCAATAGCGATAGAGTGTATATTTAGAAGCTCAATAGTTAAAAGAAGATTCATTTGAAATTAAAAAAGATATTAATTTTTTAAATAAAACTGCTTCTGAATTACGAAATAATTTAAAAGAATAGAAACAACAAAATGAAGAAGAACTTTTACATCAAAAGGCTCAATTAAAAACTTCACTTGATGCTTATAGTCAAGAAGTTAAAACATCAATGGAGCAAGACTTTCTAACTGTGCAAAAAGATTTTATTGATTAGTTTAAAGTAGAAAATACTAAAAAATTAAATGCGGCAAAAGAATTATCTGATAAATTAAAAGAATTAAAAACGTCAGTAGATGCCGCTACAAGAATAGCAAAAGCTGAGTTGGAAAAAGAAAACTATAATCAATATCATTCTTTACAAATCTCTCAAGAAAGCATTCAAGATATTAATAAAATTGAAGCAGCAGTTATGAATGTAAGTCCAATTGCCAAAACTGCAATCGCAAAAGTCATTTGGAAAGTTTATTATGAAAAAGCATACACCGATTTAGTTGGTAGATTATTATAGGCCCCGACTTGCGGTATTTATAAAATCACCGATATACATAATCGATGTTATGTTGGATAGGCTGTAGATATTGCTGAGAGATGGAAGCAACACATTAAACGAGCAATAGGTGCAGAAGAGCGCACAAATAATAAGTTATATCCAGCTATGGATAGACTTGGTCCGTGGAATTTTACTTTTGATGTTATTGAAGAATGTCCAAGAAATAAATTAAATGAAAGAGAAGATTATTGGCAGGAATTTTATCACGCAAAGGATTTTGGGTATAGTATAAAATGAAATTAACACAAAAAGAAATTGAAGAACTTATTGATTCTTGTAATGCTACCGCAAAAGAGTTAGATAAACAAATCGAAAAACATCGAAGAACACAAGCTCGTATCCCTGTTACTTTAACAGATTTTATTTCAAATAAATTTGATATAGACGAACTTAAAGAAAGTGAGCCTGATTTTATTGCTTCTGTTGAAAAATGGTGCGAAGCATTAAATACTTTGCGCGAAAAATATATAGAAACAGATAATTATAAATATTGGAGGCTGTTTTGGGATTTAGTTCCTATAAATTATATATATCCGCCACATAATGATAATTGACTTTTAATAAAAAATTTGATATAATGTATATAGAAAATGAAAGAGGAAAAGAGAATATGTCAAAACAGCAAGAATTTTTGGAGTTTTGGAATTATCTGGTACATGAAATGAATGGAGACATTGAAGTTCCAGGTAATGTACAGGCTTATATTGATGCAATTTCTGAAAATAAAAATGTAGATAAACCGGCATTTACTGAAAATGGAAAAAACATTCTGAAATGGTTACAAAGTGCGCCAACTATGATGTATAAGGCAAGAGATATAGCAGAAGGAATGATGATTGGTTCAAAAGCGGTGTCTGGCGCTATGCGGAAATTGGTTACCGATGGGTATGTTGAAAAAGTAGGTAATTCACCAGTTGTATATACAATTACAGAAAAAGGAAAAAATGTAAATTTTGAGGAGTAAAAAATAGTATGAAGAAAAATTTTGAAAATAGTACACATATTGAAGGTTATGTATTTGATCACAAGTTGGAGATGAAAGTAACTGGTCCGCAGGCGAAGTTCCCGAATACAGAGTATATCACCGGAGAAATCAATATCGCAACGGATGAGAAGTGCGAAAATGTTATTCCAGTACATTATACATATATTACCGCAACGACAGGCAAGGGCGGCGCGGATAGTCGGTTTACAGCACTAAAGAGTATTCTTGATGGAGCACCGACAGTAGTAAGTGACGGTAAGGAAAAAGCCACGAAGGTACGTATAGATAGTGCGATTGCATTACGCGAATGGTTTAGGGATATTAAAGATGAAAAGCCAGTAAGTATAATGCGTAATGAAGGTGGATTTATTCACATTGTTCAGTCAATTAATGAGGATGAGAAGGCACGTAGCAAGTTTAAGGCAGATATGCTTATTACTTCTGTGCGTGATGTTGATCCTGATCCTGAACGTGGAATCGATGAAAAAGTAATTATTAGAGGTGCCATTTTTGGTTTTAGAAAAGATCTTCTGCCAGTTGAATTTTCTGTAACTGGTAAAAATGGTATGAATTATTTCAGAAACCTTGAAGTAAGCAATAAGCACCCAGTGTTTACACAGGTATGGGGCAATCAGGTTTCTAGAACCTTGAAGACAATTACTACAACAGAAAGCGCGTTTGGAGAAGACGAAGTTAGTATTAAAGAGACTTCTTCAAAAGATATGGTAGTTACAGGATGTCTGAAAGAGCCGTATCTCTTTGATGATGAAAATACTATTACCGCGGCAGAATTGTCTCAGGCAATGAGTGATCGTGAATTGTATCTGGCTTCAACGAAACAGAGACAGGCTGAATATCAGGCTAGTAAAAATGCTGGTGGATCTGCGGCAACTGTGGCAGTTTCTGGCGCGACTACTGGTTATGACTTCTAATAGGAGGAAATAACTTATGGCAAATCTTCTTACTTCCATTAAACCTCATGAGGTCAGTCGTGACCTCAGAGGTTATAGTGTTTTGTTTTATGGCACTGCTAAATCTGGAAAAACTACAACCGCAAGTAAATTTCCAAAGTCTTTGATTTTGGGTTTTGAAAAAGGTTGGAATGCCCTGCCTGGTGTTATGGCAATTGGCGTAAATAGTTGGCGAGAGTTCAAAAACTATTTAATTATGCTAAAAGATGAAGAAACAAAAGCAATGTATTAGACAATTATTATAGATACCGCTGATATTGCTTATGATTATTGTTCTGATTATATCTGTAATCAAAATGGTGTAGACACCATCGGTGATCTGCCATATGGTAAGGGATATACACTTGTAGCAAAAGAATTTGATACAAGTATTCGTAAAATCCTACAGTTGGATTATGGTCTGGTTCTCATCTCTCATAGCACTGATAGAGTAGAAAAAGACGAGAAGGGTAATGAATATACTCGTTTGGAACCGACTTTGGATAAGCGCGGCAGATTGATTTGCGAACGTACTTGTGATATTATCGGTTTGTCACGTCCTACAACAAATGAAGATGGTTCAGTATCTACTAAATTGTTTATGCGCGAAACACCTAGATTTGTTGCTGGTTCTCGTTTTAAATATTTGGATCCTGTAATTGAATTTACATATGATAATTTGGTGGATGCTATTCATCGAGCAATTGATAAAGAAGCTGAATTGACAGGTCATAAGTATGTGACTGAAACAAAGGCAAATGCTTATTCAGATCCAGAAAATGAAATGCCTTCTTATGATGAGATGCGCGCAGAAGCTAGTACTTTGATTGGTCAGCTTATGGAAAAGGATCCACAAAATAGAATTAAAATTAGTAAAATTGTTTCTACTTATCTTGGAGTTAAAAAGTTCGCTGATGCAACCGAAAAAGATAGTGATCAAATTTGGCTAATTCTACAAGAATTGCGTCGGCTGTAAGCGAGTGTTTAACACTCGCTTGTTTTTTATAAAAAAATATGTTATAATATAATGGTAAAAGATATTATAATAGGGCTGATATAATGGCAAGTAAAAGAAAATTATCACCTGTTAAGTGTTTATATTGCGGAAAAACTTTTAATCGAGAATTAGAAGAATATGTACAAGTAAATAAGGTGCGTTATGCGCATAAAGTTTGTTATGATCAACATACCGCAAGTATAACACAAGAAGAGCGTGATTTAATGGCATTAAAAAATTACATAAAAAAATTATTTAATGTCGAAACAATTAGTCCGCGCATTCATAAACAAATTGAAGATTATCATAATAATAGAAATTATACTTATAGTGGGATTTTAAAAAGTCTAACTTATTTTTTTCAAATTAAAGGAAACTCAATAGAAAAAGCCAATGGTGGTATAGGTATTGTACCTTATGTCTATGAAGACGCTAGAAATTATTATACAGCGATATGGATGGCTCAACAGCAAAATATATCTAAGCCAATCGAACAATATCAACCAAAAATAGTGGAGATACACATTCCCCCACCAGTGCGGAAAGAGCATAAAGTTAAACAATTTTCATTTTTAGACGAAGGGGAAGATTAAGTGAGTTCTAAATATGTAGATAGTACAGCTATAATGCAAGTAATAGGGTGTGTATATAATGATCCATCTATTTTGGATGCGGAAGACACATATTTTGTTACAGAAGCAGATTTTGTAGAAGAGTTTCATAAAATCATTTATGGAACAATGTTTAAACTTCATGAAAATGGAACTCATTCATTTACTCTTGAAGCAATTAATGATTTTTTAAGTAATCATCCTAAACGAAAAGCTGTATATGATTTAAATAAAGGTAATGAATATCTTACTCAAATTAGTCAATTGGTTACACGTTCTACTTTTGATTATTATTACAAACGTATGAAAAAGATGACGCTTCTGCGAATGTATGATAATGTAGGTTTGGACGTAACTTTTCTTTACGATCCAGATAACATTTTGGATACAAAAAAGAAAGAAGCGCAAGAGGAGTGGCTTGATAATACAAGTCTTCAAGCCATTGCTGATAAAATAGATGAAAAAATTGAAACAATTAGAGCAGCTTATGTAGAAAACGACATCAATGGTGGAGCCTTTAAAGCCGGAGATGGTATTACAGAATTAATTAAAAAATTCGAACAAGTTCCAGATGTTGGAGTACCATTGTATGGAGATTATATTAATACAATTACAAGAGGCGCTCGATTGGGTAAATTTTATCTGCGTTCTGCCCCTACTGGCGTTGGTAAAACCAGAAGTATGATAGCTGATGCTTGTTATATCGGTTGTGATGAATTTTATGATGAACAATTTGGTTGGCGTAAAAATGGCACAAGCTTTCCTACTTTGTTTATTGGGACAGAACAAGACAAAGATGAAATTCAAACAATGATGTTGGCATTTTTATCAAATGTTAATGAAGAGCACATTTTAACTGGTAAATATGAAAAAGATGAAAGAGATAGAGTATTTCACGCGGCAGAAGTAATTTCAAGATGTCCGTTATATATTGAAGTGCTTCCAGAATTTAATTTACAAGATGTAGAGAATTGTATTAAACGCAATTTGCGCGAACACGATATTGCTTATGTATTTCACGATTATATTCATACATCAATAAAAATTCTTGAAGAGATTAGTCGTCGTGCTGGCAAAATAGCCTTACGAGAAGATAATGTTCTTTTTATGTTAAGCGCAAGATTAAAAGATATATGTGTTAAATATAACGTATTTATTATGTCAGCAACGCAATTAAATGGCGATTATCAAGATAGTAAAACACCTGATCAAAATTTACTGCGTGGCGCAAAAGCCATAGCTGATAAAATCGATTATGGTAGTATTTTACTTCCAGTGAAAGATACTGATTTGGCAAGTTTGGAAACTATACTTCAGAGAAATCCACAGTTTCCAAAACCAATTATTAAATTATCAATTTATAAAAATAGACGGGGCAGGTATAAGAGCGTTATCCTATGGTGTAATGCTGATTTAGGTACTTGCCGCATTCGACCAATGTTCTTAACAGATTTCCAATACGAATGGATAGGCATCGAAGATTTAAAAGTAATTATTAACGATTTTAGCGCTTTTGAGGAGGATTAATTAAATGGCATATAATGGTCATAATGGGACTTTAAAAACAAGTCCGGAAGTCGCGCAGCACGCTGATGGACTTCAAATAGAATATGTAATGAATAAGACACAATATCAAAATTTAATTAATGATAAACCCAAGAATATTGATGACAAACAATATGTTATAGATGTCATCAATTCTACTTATGGATTAAAAGGAACAGTAGTTAAACTTAGTATTGAAAGGTAAGTCATTATGAGATATGACAAAGATGAAATCAAGAATAAATTAACAACAGAGCAAGTATTTTCTGTTGTTAAAGATTTCGGTGGAGATCCGCAATGGACCAATCAAGGTTTTGTATCTGCTACCATTTGTCATAATCATCCAGGTGAAGGTAGTCATAAATTATACTATTACAGTAATAGTAGATTGTTTAGATGCTACACTGAGTGTGATGCGTCTTTTGATATTTTTGAGCTTGTTTCAAAAGTTCAAAAAAATAATTCTTTATATAAATCTGTTAGTTACATAGCGAAACGTTTTGGCTTTGGTGGCTATGATTCAGACGATGATTTTGTTCGCCAATTAGACGATTGGGATGTAATTGATAGATATAAAAAACTTAATACAATGACCACAACAAAAGAAACTCAATTAAAGACTTATGATAAAAAGATTTTAAATAATTTACCATCTCCTTTAATCACTGATTGGATAAAAGAAGGAATTAAACCAGAAATATTAAAGTATAATAAAATAGGGTACTATCCAACAGATGAACAAATAACTATCCCACATTTTGATAAAGATGGTAACTTTATAGGATTGCGCGGCAGAGCACTAGGCAAACAACAAGCAGAAATGTTTGGTAAATATAGACCGATACAAATCGGTCATTTGTTATATAATCATCCTCTTGGATATAATCTTTATAATTTGAATAACAGTTATAAAAATATTCAAAAATTAAAAAAGGTAATTGTTTATGAGGGTGAAAAAAGTTGTCTATTGTATCAATCATATTTTGGTTTAAATAATGACATTAGTGTTGCTTGTTGTGGTTCTTCTATTTCATTGGCGCAGATTAAATTACTGTTGCCGCTTCATCCAAATGAATTAATCATCGCTTTTGATAGACAATATAAAGAATTGGGCGATGATGAGTGTAAACATTGGATTAAGCACTTAAAGAATCTTTATACTTTATATAATAAATTTATCCCTATTAGTTTTATTTTTGATAAATCTAATAAACTAGATTACAAAGATAGCCCTATTGACAAAGGGGTTGATACATTTTTACAGTTGTACCGTGAGAGAGTGATTTTATAAAATATGGACTATAAATTAATTAAAGAGACAAGAGACGATTTGTCAGTAATTGAACAATTATTATACAACAGAGATATTTCAGTGGAAGATGCCCCTGTGTTTTTAGAGCCTTTGTTGGCAAAAGAATATCCAAATGAATGGTTAGATTATATAGTAGATGCGGCAAAAACGCTTTTAATAAGTATTATAAATAATGAAAAAATTTATATACAAGTAGATAGCGACTGTGATGGTTATACATCTGCCGCAGTTTTAATAAATTATTTATATGCAACATTTCCAACATTTGTAGAAACTAATTTATTTTATGGGTTACATCATAAAAAGGCTCACGGTATAGACATCAGTTTAATACCAGAAAATACAAAGTTAGTTATTGCTCCAGATTCTTCATCAAATGAGAATGAGTTGCATAAGGATTTATATAATAAAGGAATTAAAGTTATAATATTGGATCACCACGATGCTATAAGACAAGCAGATGATCCAGCAATTATTGTAAATAATCAAATGTGTGACTATCCAAATAAATATTTATCTGGCGTTGGTATAGTTTATAAGTTTTGTCAAGCGCTTGATAAATTAATTAAACAATCAAAAGCAGATGATTTTTTGGATTTAGTAGCTCTTGGCTTGTTGGGTGATATGATGGATATACGAGAGCCAGAAACCAGAAAGTTGATTACGCTTGGGTTATCCAATGTACACAATCCATTTTTTGTTTATATGTGCCGCAAGAATGCGTTTTCTATGAATAATAGTATCAATACCCACAGTGTGACTTGGTTTGTTGTGCCTTATATCAACGCTGTAACAAGAATTGGTACAGATAAAGAAAAGTATTTAATTTTCTCTTCAATGTTACAACATAAAGCAGGAGAAGAAATTTTATCTACTAAAAGAGGACACAAAGCCGGAGAGACTGAATTATTAGTAGAAGCCGCAATTAGAGTTTGCGCAAATATAAAAAGGCATCAAGATGATACTAAAAAAACGACATTAGATTATTTAAGAGAAAAAATTGAAAAAGAGCATTTAGCAGATGCGCCAGTTATAATTATTAAAAACGATAATGTCGCAGAAGATGATGCTCTTAAAGGTATTACTGGCTTATTGGCTAACGCTATTATGAGTGAGTATGGAAAACCAACAATCATTGTTAATGAGACAATTGATTATGAAACTGGTGAAATTACATACAATGGGTCAGCTCGAACCTTCGAAACTGCGGGAATTGAAGACTGGCGTAAGTTTATTGAAGATAGTGGTTATGCTATATTCGCATAGGGACATCCGGCCGCCTTTGGAGTCTCTTTCGTCCCCCAAAAGCTAAAAGCCTTTGGGAATTTTTTGGAGCAAAAGTTCGGCACAGAACGATTTGAAAAAATGTACTTCGTTGATTATATTTGGAAATACAATAATCAAGACATCCCACGTATAATTGAAGAAATAGCTAAACATAAAGACCTTTGGGGACAAAACGCGCCAGAACCATTAGTAGCCATTCAAGATTTTCCAGTTAATTCTACCAATGCGTTTTATATGGCAAAAGGTACATTAAAGTTACAGCCGAATAATTTAAATTATAATTGTCTAAAATTTAGTGTTCCATTAGAAGACTATGAGGCTATGCTAGACAAGCGCGTTACTGTTATTGGCACTTGTGATATAAATGAGTTTATGGGCAATCGAACCCCGCAAATAAAAATTGTAGATTATACAATTGAGCAAACTTCGCCAACCTGGTCAATATCAGACTTTTGACTTTTTTAATTACTTATGATATAATATATTTAGAAAATAAAATGGAGTTAAAATATGATATTAACAGCAAAACAAGAACAGGGGTTACAATTAGCAGTACAGCGTTATAAGACAAATGAGCCATATACTTGTATTGGCGGTTTCGCTGGCAGTGGGAAGTCAACTCTTGTACGATTTATAATTGATGCTTTACAAGTTCCTCCACATCAAGTATGTTATGTCGCTTATACTGGTAAGGCTGCCCAAGTGTTACGACGTAAAGGGTGCGCCAATGCTATGACTGCGCATCGTTTATTATATAAATCTATTCCATTGGAGAATGGGAGATTTAAACATATACCAAGAACTTCTATTGAACCATTTAAAGTTATAGTTGTTGATGAAGTTTCTATGCTTCCAAAGCGAATGTGGGAAACATTACTTGCGCACGGTAAGTATGTTATTGCACTTGGTGACCCTGGACAGTTGCCACCAGTTGCTGGTGATAATAATGAAGTATTAGAGCACCCGCATATTTTTCTTGATGAGATTATGCGCCAAGCGCAAGAGAATGAAATAATCCGTTTAACTATGCACATAAGAGAGGGCAAGCCTCTTGAACTTTTTAGTGGAAAAGATGTGCGTGTTGTCCCACGGAGTGAGATATTAAAAGACGGATTTCTGTTCTGGGGCGATCAAATACTTTGCGCAAAAAACGTTACAAGGAGACAATTTAATTCAACCATCAGAAAAATATCATTAAATGTAAATGACAATTTGCCTATTGTAGGCGATAAAGTTATTTGTTTGCGTAACGATTGGGATTTTGTTAATCTATCTGGAGATGCTTTAGTTAATGGATTGAGTGGAACGGTTAAAAAAATTACTTATTTAGATCCACGCCATCCTTTATTTAATCCTTTTATGGAAAAAACTCCCCTTATTGATGTTATGCCAGACTATGATGATACCAGTATATTTGAAGATATTGATATAGATTATAAACTCTTTAGTGATGGTGAACCAAGTATCAATTGGAAGAATTGGAAACAAATTCCTAAGCCATATCATCCGCACGAATTTGATTATGGCTATGTAATTACCGTACATAAAGCACAAGGCAGTGAATGGGATAAAGTCATTGTGTTTGAAGAATATATGAAAGATCAGACGCGAGATGATTTTAAGCGTTGGTTATATACCGCGGCTACCAGAGCAGCTAAAAAATTGATTGTTGTGCGTACAACTTGATTTTATTAATAAAAAATGATATAATATACATAGAAAATAATAAGGGGTAAAATATGTTTTTCAATGGGCATAATCATACTATGTATAGTAATCTTCGTCTTATTGATTGTATAAATAAACCGAAAGACCTAATTGATCAGGCAATTCAATTAGGTCTTTCTGGTATAGCAATTACAGATCACGAAGCTTTATGTTGTCATATTGAAGTTAATCAATATGCGAAAAAAATAAAAGAAACAAATCCAGATTTTACAATAGCGCTGGGTAATGAAATTTATTTAACAGAAACAAGAGAGCATAATCAAGAATATTATCATTTTATTCTTATCGCAAAAGATGCGTTGGGACATAGAGCATTACGAGAATTAAGTTCCAAGGCGTGGATTAATAGTTATATTGATAGACGTATGGAACGCACACCAACTTTAAAGAGTGAAGTAGAAGAAGTAATGCGAAATTATAAAGGACATTTAATTGCTACGACAGCTTGTATCGGTGGAGAGTTACCAAAATTAATTTTAAAAAGGCGCATTTTACAACAAGCAAATTTGGATGATCACGATATAAATCAAAAGATTCATCAATTTATTAATTGGTGTATAAAAGTATTTGGGAAAGATGATTTTTATCTTGAATGCGCACCGGGATTATCAGAAGAACAACTTTATGTAAATAAACAGTTATATTTCTTAGCAAGACAGTATGAATTGTTGATGGTGCCAGCTACAGATAGCCATTATTTAAGAAAAGACTTGCGGTTCGCGCATAAAGCATATCTTAATTCAAAAGAAGGCGAGCGCGAAGTAGATAAGTTTTATGAATATTGTTATCTTATGGATGAACAAGAAGTACGAGAAAAATTGAGTGCTTGTTTTAATGATGAAATTATTGGCTGGCTTTTAGAGAATACAGAACTTGAAAGAAAATCGATTGAATTTTATGACTTAACAAAAGCGCAACAAATTCCAACTGTTAGTGTGAATCCGCCTGAACCATCAGCTTGGTGGAACAATAATAATTCATATGTTGATGATTTTAATAAAGGTGGTTGTTATGAACTTTTAGGATCTTTATTTATGTCTGATGAGCCGCAAGAACGTCAATGGATTAATGACGTTTGGAGTGCGCTGAATGAGAAAATAGGATTTTGGGGAGAACACAAAAATTATGTCGCGCGCATCCAGACTGAAGCAGAAGTTATTAAATATATTGGAGAGCGTCTTGGGAATTGCCTTTTCGCTTACTTTAATACTTTTAAACATTATATTGATTTGTTTTGGGAATGTGGTTCAATTGTCGGTCCTGGTCGTGGAAGCGCTACTGGCTTCCTTAGTAACTATCTTTTGGGAATAACACAATTGGATCCGATGAAATGGGATCTTCCTTGGTGGAGATTTTTGAACAAAGAACGTGTCGAGTTGCCTGATATCGATATTGATTTGGCGCCGAGTGTCCGTCCGAAAATCTTTGAAAAGATTCGTGAAGAACGAGGTCAATTGGGTCTATTACAGGTCGCAACTTTTGGTACAGAAGGTACAAAGTCCGCAATTCAAACTGCTTGTCGTGGATATCGTCATCAAAACGATGAAGGCGAAGAAGAATATCCAAATGGTATTGACAATGATATAGCCCAGTATATTAGTTCTTTGGTTCCACAAGAACGTGGTTTTTTGTGGAGTATTAATGACTGTATTAACGGCAATGAAGAGAAGGGTCGTAAACCAGTAAAAACATTCATTAAAGAAGTAGAACAATACCCTGAGTTATTGGATATTATTAAAAATATCGAAGGTATTGTTAAAAATAGAAGTATTCACGCTTCTGGTGTAATATTATATGATGAAGAACATGTTTTTGATACAGCGGCTGTGATGAAAGCGACGTCTGGAGATTTAATCACTTGTTATGACTTACATATGGCAGAAGCCGCCGGTGATACAAAATACGATTTCTTGGTCACTGAAATCTGTGATAAAATGATACAGTGTTTAAAACTTTTAAAAGAACACGGTAAAGTAGAAGATTTAAGTTTGCGGGAATTATACAATAAATATTTACATCCAGAAATTATAGATACAACAGATGAAAAACTTTGGGACGCACTTGCCGCGGGTACAGTTTTGGATGTTTTTCAGTTTAATAGCGGTAGTGGTTTAGCAATAGCAAAATCTTTGAAACCAAGAAATCCATTGGAAATGACGGCCGCAAATGCTATGATGCGTTTGATGAATGAGCCCGGAGTAGAAAGTCAACAAGACAGATATTTAAGAATTAAGAAATCTGGTATTGCTTCTTTTGATAAAGAAATGAAAAATATTGGTTTGCCGCAAACAATGATAGACGCATTACACGAATATTGTGATACATATTATGGTTGCGTACCAATCCAAGAGCAGATGATGCAAATCTTGATGGATGAGCGTATTAGTGGTTTTAGTTTGAAAGATGCGAATGATGCTCGTAAAATTGTAGCTAAAAAACAGATGAACCGTATTCCAGAATTAAGAGATAAATTTTATAAATCCATTTCAGATGTATATGTTGATAACGGTAAAATCGCTGATTATGTTTGGGATATAGCAGTTAGACCGCAATTAGGATATGCGTTTTCATTAAATCATTCATTGCCTTATTCTTTTGTTGGTATTCAAGCATTGATTCTGGCATTAAATTGGAATAGTATTTATTGGAATACGGCTTGTTTGATTGTAAATAGTGGCTCTATTGATACTGATAGTGGTGGTCAAACAAAATATGATAAGATCGCAAAGGCTATTGGTGATATTGTAGATTATGGTATTAAGGTAGTGCCGCCTGATGTAAATTATTCTAATTATGGTTTTGAGCCGAATGAAGATAATAATACAATTCTATATGGTTTAAAAGCACTTGTTGATATTGGAGAAGACGTTGTAGCCACAATTATTAAACGTCGTCCATATAATTCATTAGAAGATTTTATGTGGAAAACTGGTTTAAAAAAGAAAGCAATGATTTCGTTGATTAAATGCGGCGCACTGGATAGTTTTGGTGAACGCAAAAAAATAATGTATCAATATTTGTGGATGACTTGTGATAAAAAGAAACGAATTACTCTTCAAAATATGAACGGATTAATTCAGCGAAAGTTATTGCCAGAAGAATTAAATAAACAGCGTGCGGTATTTGAATTTAATAGGTATTTAAAAGATAAATGTAAAGATGGAGATTGGTTTGTATTAGATGATAGAGCATTAAATTATATAAATGTAAACTATCCTAATATAACTTTAACTTCAATTGATGGATTGCGAGTACATACAAAAGTTTGGGATAATGTGTATCAAAAAGAAATGGATAAAGTGCGCGAATGGATGAAAGAAAATCAACAGGAAGCACTGTATCAATTAAATAAATCTATCTTTATTGAAGCGATTGAAAAGTATGCCCAAGGGAATTATTCTTCTTGGGAAATGGAAACAATGTGTTTCTATTATCACGAGCACGAATTGGCGCACATTAATAAAGAACGATATGGTTTGATAGACTATTATAATCTTCCAGAAGAACCAGTTGTTGATAGCTTCTGGCATAAGAATGGTAGAGAAATTCCTATATATAAATTATATCGAGTATATGGTACAGTTATTGCGAAAAATAAAGCAAAAGGTGATGTTACTTTATTGGGACCGAATGGAGTATTTAATGTTTGGTGTAATAAAGAATTTTTCGCGATGTTTGATAAACAAATTTCTGACCGCCGACCAGATGGTACAAAAAAGATTATTGAAAAATCTTGGTTCCATAGAGGTACAATGTTAGTATTCACTGGTATGAAACGCGGTGATGAATTTATTCCAAAGAAATATGCGAACACTCCTGGACATTTAATTTATAGAATAGATGAAATTAATAAAGATGGTTCGTTAATTATGCGCGCCACAAGAGCGCAAGGCGTAGCAGAGGAAGAAGAAGAATAAGGAGAATTATATTGGATAAGATTATTGTTGCCATTTGCGGCAAAAGTGGGTCTGGAAAAGACACCATATTAAAAAATTTAATTAGTATGAATCCAGAGTGGTACCCAATTGTATCGTGTACCACTCGCCCAAAAAGGGATAATGAAATAGATGGTGAAGATTACCATTTCTTATCTAACGAAGAATTTGCTGAGAAAGTTTTAAATGGTGATATGCTGGAAGCTACTTTCTTTAATAATTGGCATTATGGTACGATGGCTTCTAGTTTACATACAGGAATTAATGTAGGAGTATTTAATCCAGATGGATTCAGTGCACTAACTGAGGCTCCGCCAAAAGATACATTAATAGTCGGGTTCTATATCGTTTGTCCAGACCGTATTCGGTTAATGCGAGTTCTTGCGCGAGAAGAAAATCCTGATATTCAAGAAATCTTTAGACGGTATGGTACAGACGAAGAAGATTTTATAGACTTTGAAACTAATAGTTATATTAAACCTGGGAATATCCTATCAAATTCTTGTAGAGAAGAACTATCACAAAATCTGGTATATATTACTAATAATATCAACCAGATATGGACAGATTTGGATAAATTGCCTCAATAAATATGCATATAAAATATATCACGATTTAGGGGGTAAAATACATTGGTAACTAAAAGAGATGGTAGCAAAGTACCATTTGATAAAAATAAAATTGTTGTTGCTATTGAAAAGGCGTATTGGGGAGAACGATATCCTTCTAATCTCCCTGATCCGCCATTTATACAACAGATAGCAGATTATATTGCGGACGAATATGAGGCATATGAACTGACAATTGATGACATCCAAGAATTGGTAGAAAATCAATTAATGAAACATGAGCCAAATACCGCAAGAGAATATATAAGATATCGTTATAAAAGAGATTCTATAAGACGATATAAGGACGCATTCTTACGCAGTTTAAAATCTAAAATTGAAGCAACAGATGTACAAAACCAAAACGCTAATGTAGATGAGCATTCTTTTGGCGGGCGTCGGGGTGAAACAGATAGTGAAGTAATGCGGCAATACGCTCTTAACTATTGTATGAGCAAAAAAGCAAGAGATAATCATTTAAATAACCGTATTTATATTCACGATCTAGATAGTTATGCTGTTGGGATGCACAATTGCCTTACAGTACCTTTTGATGATTTACTTGCTAACGGATTTAATACGCGTCAGACTGATGTAAGACCTGCGCGCAGTATTAATACCGCATTCCAACTTATTGCCGTTATTTTCCAACTTCAAAGTTTACAGCAATTTGGTGGCGTTAGCGCAAGTCATTTAGACTGGACTATGGTGCCTTATGTGCGGCAAAGCTTTAGAAAACATTTTCAAGATGGTATGCATTTTATCGAAAAATTAACATACGATCAAGCGATTGGTGATGCTGTTATTGATACTTGGAAACCAAGTGCGGCAGAAATGTCAATAGATGATCCAGCATATAAAATGTTTAATTCAGCTTATGAATATGCATTAACAATGACTGAACGAGAATTAAATCAAGCAGTAGAAGGAATGTATCATAATCTTAATACTCTTCAATCTCGTAGTGGTAATCAATTACCTTTTACTTCAATCAATTATGGAACTTGTACTTTGCCAGAAGGAAGAATGGTAATTAAAGCATTGCTAGAAGGATCTATTAAAGGCGTTGGCAAACTACATAAAACACCAATTTTTCCGTGCGGCATTTTCCAATGTATGAAAGGAGTTAATCGTGAACCTGGAGATCCCAATTACGATCTTTATAGACTCGCTTTAGAATCAACTGCCAAAAGACTTTATCCTAACTATGCCAATGTAGATTGGACAGGAAATGCGGGATACGACATTAACGATCCACGCACCTATTTCAGTACAATGGGATGCCGAACGGCAAATGGTTTTGATATCAATGGCTTCGGTCAATTAAAAGATGGGCGCGGAAATATCTGCCCAGTAACAATTATTTTGCCAACATTAGCAATGGAGGCAAAGGAGCAATTTAAAGATCAAACAGATTATACTCCTGCTGATGTATTTGATGTGTTTTATAATATTCTTGATGAAGCAATTTACGACGCAAGAGAAGAATTAATCGAGCGTTTTAATTGGATATGTGACCAAGATCCAGCCAGTGCTAAATTTATGTATGAAAATAATACAATGGCAGGATACATCCCAGAAGAAGGTATTAGATCCGCGCTAAAGCACGGCACTTTAACAATTGGTCAAATCGGTATTGCGGAAACTCTTGAAATTATCTTTGGGTATAATCATAGAACAAAAGATGGTATGTATTATGCTAAACAGATTGAAGAATTGTTTAGTAAACGTTGTAAAGAATTTAAACAAGCTGATAAACTAAATTTTGGCGTTTATTATTCTCCTGCCGAAAATCTTTGCTATACAGCAATGAAGAAATTTAAAGAAAAATATGGTGAAATTAAGCACGTATCTGACCACGAATATTTTACCAATAGTATGCATATCCCAGTATGGGAGAATGTTGGAGTGCTTGAAAAGATTAAATTAGAGAGTGAATTAACTGGCTATAGTAGCGCTGGTTGTATTACTTATGTAGAATTGGATACCAGTATAAAGAATAATCTTTCTGCTCTTGAACAAATCGTAAATTATGCTATGGATAATGATATTCCATATTTAGCAATTAATGTACCAAATGATACTTGCTTAGATTGCGGCTATACAGGCGAATTTAATAATAAATGTCCAGCTTGCGGCAGCACGCACATACAGCAGTTGCGGCGTGTAACAGGTTATTTAACAGGAGATTATCGTTCAGCTTTTAATTACGGCAAACAAAAAGAAACAGAAGCCCGCATTAAACACGTAAATAGGATGGAGGAATGACTTACGCGATACGCAGGAATTATTTATGATGACACTGCGGCAGGCCCCGGTTTATGCCTATCATTCTATGTGCAAGGATGTAATATACATTGTGAAGGCTGTCATAATAAGCATACTTGGGATTTTGAGGGTGGACACGAGTTCACCCCTCAAGTCCTTGATAATATAGTTAATGGATTAACCGCGCAAGGAGTAACAAGAAATTTATGTATACTTGGCGGGGAACCCCTTGATCCTCAAAATCAATTACTAACAGCACTTGTTGTTAGCACTGTGCGAGAAAAAGTACCAGCCGCGAACATTTGGGTATGGACTGGTTTTTCAATGGAGCATTTGCTTAAAAACCGCAGTTCGCATATGTCCACTATTTTAAAACAAATTGATGGTTTAGTTACAGAACCTTTTATCTTAGCGCAACGAGATATTACATTGCCAATGCGTGGTTCGCGCAATCAAAAAATTATGATATTTGACCGTAAAAATAATTTATGGTATAATTTATATAATAAAGATGAGAGGTATGAATTAAATGGCTGAACCAATTTTTATGGAACAAAATGAATATGAAGAATATCTTAAACAATAGGAAGAACAAAAAAATTCTTCAATTGGTTCCACAACACTATACGACTTAAATAAGGCGGCAGTGCGTTCTTTAAAGAAAATGAACAATATGGAAATCAATCGGGCACTTGAAAAAGTAAAGGATTGGTATAAAACTTTAATAGATGAAGATGGCGTGCCTCCGCAATACTTTATGTTTTTAGAAAGAGAACATAACTATTACACTTTATTTGTAGATACTAAAAACAATTTAAATTCATTAGACAGCCTAATTCGTGAATTTAAAGATTTGCTTATGAATTGGTATGCAGATAAAGATGTGCGCGCAATTGATTATGATAATTCATCTGGCGCAATTGAAGTATGGGCTATGTGGGATGGAGAACCAACTGTTGGTTATTTATTCCCTTATGATAAAGGAGTTATTGAATACTAATGTACGAAGGATATTACCGTATGGGTATAGTTAATCCCAGCACTTTTACCGTTATTAATATGGAAGCACAAGAATAGAATACAATAGAACTAAGTGGTTCTTATGTTGAACAAATGCAACAAATAGGAAAAATAGTACACGATAAAAATATCACAAAAGTGTATGTATCTAATAAAGTTGCTATTTCTCTAAAGCGCGTTTTAAATGAATATTTAAATACTCAATATCAATATCAACCAGTAGAATTTATTTACAGAAAGGCATAATCGAATGAATAATTATTATCTTCTTAATGTTGTAGAAACTTATCGTGTTGACACAGTTGATGAAGCATTAGCAATGCAGGAAGCTTTTGATAACAGTACAGATTATGAGCTTGTTTCTTTTTCGTATACTACAAAAATAAATAAGAAAACCGATGAAGAATATCAGGTTGTTAAAGCTAAAAAGGTCTTCCAGACAGAGAAAGAAATTTCAGTCCCAATTACAGTGGAGTATAACAGATGAATATAGCAAAAACAAATATTTTAACAGACTTTTATTTTGAAAAAGTCAGTGAATATCCAGATGCGATTTTACCAACAAGAGGAACAAAAGATAGCGCTGGATATGATTTTTATTGCGCAAAGGACATTGTGATTCCAAACTATAGTCATATGATGAGCGCAATAACTGCTGATACTGTTTTTGGTGGCCCTCTACATTGGCAGAGTGTTGAAGCACTTGTAAGGAGTAGAGACGTAAAAACTCCTCTAATCCCAACTGGGGTTAAGTGTCATTTGCCGCAAGGATATTATTTACAACTGTCTTTGCGCAGTTCTACTCCAAATAAACATTGGCTGATTATTGCTAATCCACCTGGAATTGTTGACGCAGATTATTATAACAATCCAGATAATGAAGGACATATTTACTTTCAGGTAATTAACCTTCTACCATTTGATGTAAAAATGCCAGCCAGGACCAAATTTGGTCAAGGTATCGTCCTACCTTATGTCATCGCAGCAGATGACAAAGCAGAGAATACTCGTTTAGGAGGATTCGGTTCTACCGGAGCCTAATGTTATTAGCATTAGATTAGGCAACCTCAACTACTGGATATTCTATTTGGGACAATGATAAGTTAATTAAATTCGGTCATTTCACTTTTACAGATGAAGAAATACCGCATAGATTCCATAAACTATGTAAGGAAATTACAGTCTTGTGTCAGTTGTATAGAATAGATACAGTGGTAATTGAAGACATATAGATGCAAGCAGGCAATGTAGCAACTTTTTAGAAACTTGCGCAAGTCCAAGGAGCAATATTAGAAACGGTTTTGAGTTTAAAATTAAACTATATGATTATTAAACCCAGCGAATGGCGAGCAGAGTGCCATTTCCTCAAAGGGCAGGATAAACATAGAGAAAGCCAGAAAAAAATTGCTTAGACTTGGGCTCAACAATAGTATCAAATTAGATGCACTTAGGACGAGGCTGATGCTATATGTATAGGTTACGCGACAATAAAACAAACAAATAATCAATTAAATTGGGAGTGATATTTATGGACTGGAGTGCTTTTATTACAGAGCTATTTACGCTTGTTTTAATTCCTCTGCTTGGTGTGCTAGTAAAATATCTTGTAAGTTATATTAGCATCAAGAGTGATGAAATTCAAGCTAATAATAAAAATGTAGAATATAATAAATATATTGAAATGCTTGAAAATACCATTACATCTGCGGTAATCGCAACAAATCAAACTTATGTTGATACCCTAAAGGCACAGGGTAAATTTGATAAGGCTGCGCAAGAAGAGGCGCTAAAGAAGACCTATGGCGCTGTTATGGCTATTCTAACAAATGACGCAAAGAATTATCTTAATGAAATGATTGGCGATCTTCAGTTATATATTATGAATGGTATTGAAGAACGCGTAAGAGAAAATAAAACACAAAATGGATAAAAAAAAATAAGGGCGGAAGTCAATTACGACTTCCGCCCTTTTATTTTTTTAATAATTTACAATAGGAATTGCGGCAATGGCTTCTTTAACCCACTCTAAGTCATCGCCACCCATATCCTTATACATTTTCCAACGTTTTTCAAAGTCCCTTTTCTCTTTGGTCGTCATACCATCTTTACGTTGATAATCTAAACAACTGCGCTCCAAGTCACTTTGTTGAACGCTTAATACACCTTTTGTAATACTATCCAAATTGGACTAAATAGATTGCTGAAATTTTTCTAATCTATTGCCCATGTCGCTACAATTATGAGTTTGAGTTTTTTGTATTAAATCTAATTTATCACTCATATCTGTAAAAGCAATAGACACTCGTTCTTGAAAATCCGTATCTGCTTCTTTATTACTTTCCATTCTCTGTTCTAAATCAAGAATGGCACCGCTTAATCTATTTTCAACAGCAGCAGTACTATCAGCGCTAATTTTCTTAGCTAATTGTAGTTCTTTTGTCCATCGCTGTTCATACTTTGCCGCGTGCTGGTCGAATTTTTCCTCTTCTAATTTCTCCGCGCCTTTCTTATAACGACTTACGAACCAGTTCTTTATTTGGTCACGGAAGCATAATAGTAAAGGCAGTACTATATACGCTGGCCAGAAGTTTTTTAAAACTTCGGCAATCTAATTCCATATTTCCATCAACGTGCTCCTCCTCCATTACCCAATAGAATCATCATCTTCTGTCGCCCTAAAGGCGCTCTGTATTTTTTGATAATTCTCTACACCAGCTTTAGCAGTATAGCCCAACCGTAATGAAACATAAGCCGTTGTTACATACATAAATATGTTCTATATATAAGTACCAAGCATTGGTTCTTTAAATAATAAAAACAAAAGGACTAAACTTATTGCGATCCAGCTTACTATATCAAAGTAAGCTAATTTTTTACTAAACTCAATTGGCTACTGTTGCTGAGTTGAGGAGTTTGGCTAAGGCGTTCGCTTCGGCTTGGTTGCTACATTTAATTCTGACATACCAGTCTCCTCCTTCTTTTGTTGTTTCTTCGTTTTTCTATAGATAAGTGCTCATCATATAACCAACTTTATTGTTCCACATAATTTTTGACCAGGCGATGTTAGTTTCTTCTAACACATCCACTTCTTGTCCAATTGCGACCTTACCAATCCGCGCACTAGCAGAACTTGGCTCTTCGCGCAAATTAACTGTAGAACCAGAAGACGCTGTTACTGTTGCTTTATATAACACTTTAATCACCTCAACGTTATTGTTGTTATTGTGTTCTAACCCCGCTGGAATGCCCCAATGCGTCCAAGAATAAGAATCCAATGGACTTGGGCCAATTACACCCTGCTTGCTACCACGCGCATCTACAAAAGTACCATCACCAAGATAAACGCCAGTATGCTACATTTTTCCATCTCTGTAACGATATAAGCAGCATACTTTATCTCGCGGCAATGTGTCAATTGTACCTTTTTGTTCCCAGTTTGTTTTATTCCACTAAGAAGTAGCACCAGATACCATCTATATACCAGCCTGCGCCATACATTTGCGCACAAAACCAGCGCAGTCAAATACTTCTTTTCCTATCCACTTTTTTACAACATCATAATCAACATAATCAGGATATTGATTAGCCTATTGTTGAATTAAACCTTCTGTACATCTTTGTCCAGTAGTTCCATAAATATATCCACAGCCAATTTTAGATTTGGCATAATTTATTACAGCCTATGCTCCTGTTGACATAATAGACACCTCCCCATAATTGCCTCGTATTTCAACACCTGGATAATAAAATAATAATATTTCTTTGTAAGTAAACCCTTCTGCGGCCATATGTTTGGCGCCATTTTGACTCATACCAACGCCGTGTCCATTGCCACTTCCGGTATCATAAGGGTCTTCTTTAGAAATTAAATAGGGACGCATCCCTCCCCACCTTTCTTGTGAAGATTTGATGCGTCCACCGTTAGAAGCTGAAAAATATGCGTTATTTATTAAGTTATTATTATAATATAAAACTTCACCTTGCGTATCTTTTACAGCCTACAATGCATTGCTATAAGTAGTTGTTGCTTTGGAAATTCTAAAAGCCTAATCAGAAGAACTCTTATCTGTTATAAATCCTTGAGATTTCAATTTGCGCAAAGCAAAAGTGCGCGATGCCACTGCCTACGCACGACACGCTTCAAGAGATGAATTACCAATTTCCGCACCTACTACACCTGTTAAATATTCTTCAATATCTATTTCTATTTCTTCAGCTTGATAATGTGCTATATTTTCATCTCTTGTTAATTTAACGAGGATTTTCATAATGTATATATCATTCCTTTATTAGAGATAAAAAACTTCAACCTCACCCGTAAATGTATCATTTGAATTTGTATATAAACACATCTAATGAGAATAATGGTCCCATATCGTATATCTCCAAGAACCATTATACCACATTGTATTAACAGCTAAAACGTTATCACTTGTTATATCTGGGAATGTAAATAGTTTATAATAACTATTTCCAGCCGCATTAAAAGATGATAAAGATAATGATACTTGCTTCCTCTATATAGACTAAAAATTAGTTACTTGCGCAACATTGCCACCAGAAAACCTAATGTTCCAATTGTTCGTACCAGCAAAATTCATCGGATATAATAATAATGTACCATAATTACAATTATCTCCAGATTCGCCGCCGTAGCCATCTCCGCCCCAACGGTGTGGTATCCAGACAAAATTATACCATTGATTATTACAAGGAATACCATTCCAAGTGGTGCCACCATTAAATGAGACCGAACCAATACATCCATTAGAATATTTCACTTGGCTAATAAATGCTGCCGGATCTGCAACTGTTGTTCCATAACTTCCAACTGCTCTTGCTTGATGCCAAGACGTAAAAATTGGCCCATTAAATGTACTTCTGCCAGAAACTTCTAACGCATTAGAAGTAAAATCAGGAGTAGCAACTCCAATAGATAAACTAGTTAGCGATAAATTTTCATTCTTTGTAGCATAAATTGTTGTTGCTTCTGTTTTTGTTAAATAATCATTGAGGCGAGTGGTTAACGCATTAGCACTGACCGCCCCTCCCTACCCTTCAAGTGCCAAAATTTTAGCTATCGCTGTATCAACTTGTACTCCACTATATGTACTATTATAACCCATAGATTACTCCGTCCTTTTCCATATATATACCGCAGTATAAGGCGGCATAATATTTATCGTTTGACTGTCTGTTGAAAGTGCGGGGATTGGGTGAGTGTGAGATCCACCACCACCTATTAATCCAGTACCACCAGATGGATCGCCTTGACCTCTGGCAGCAGCGGCGGCAGTATTACCCGCGGTTATCCATTGACCAGAAGAATTATTGTATAATCTAGCACCCTAATGCGTTGTTTGTGTTGCTCCATTGTAATAATATGCATTGCCTGTTGTACCAGCATTAACCCACACATTAACTAGATGCCCGTGGCTTGGCATTTCAGCAATTGTTAAAGTGTGACTTCCTGATGTACTAGAAAATGTATGATGAATATGTGAGGCTGTTTCTGCTCCACCGCTGCTACCAACAGCGTGAGTACTACTAACACCTAATAAAAACTAACCCTATATTTGTTCCCATTTACCGCCAAATTTATTTGTTGGATTCTCACTATCCATACTCATATAAATGCTTCCAACGGGATAAATTAAATCAAGAATTTGTGATTCACTTAAATTCACGAGTCTTTCCTTTCTAACCAAGAATGGATGATTATCATAAACAATTAAATCTCCATCGGTTTCTAAAACAAATCGTACCATTGGTACACCAGCTGCACCAGCTAATTTCCAAATATCACTACTAAAAACATAAGGTAAACAATACTACCAAGCGCCATTATGATACACCTTGGGTAAAACCCATTCATCATCACCCTAATAGCGCATTACAACTCCACCTTGTAACATACCATTACCTCACATAAATCCAAATGCGGCCATTCACTTTTACATTTGTGCTGCCCCATTCTTCATAATCAGGTACCGCTGATATCGTACCAACCACAGCCTGCGGATTTTGTAAATATTCTTCTGTAGTCATTATGCTGACAGTACCATTTGGCCCAGAACAAACAAACTCACCAATCGCATTGCGCGCGGCTTCTCTGCCTTCAAATAAATATACAAGCGCACGACCGGCAACAGCAATAGGCGTTTTAGCCGTATCGGTTTCACCGATGTTAAATCCAAAGGTATCAGACACAATTTTACAACCTTTTTGTAAGCGTTGATAAGTTGGCGCCATAGTGTCATCACCAATCTCATAAACACAAGAACCAGGTTTAATATCATTTGAGAGAGGCACTGCACGCATTTCAGCATAGTCATTCCAAACGGCGCCATATAATTTACCTCCAGCAGTAATATCTCCGTTTTGTGCCCAAGAGAACATCGATTGAGTATTTCCAGCCTGATTATAACCATAGATTCCGCGCCCTCCAGTGGTACTATTCTATGAATACATATATATTATTCCAGCAGTACCTTGTACAACCATTTGAGATTCACCAACATTGGTTCTATTAATTGTTAATATTCCAGTCATCGTATCTCCGCTTTTAGATACTTTATCATTGGCATTAACGTTGCCCCAACTTACATCGCCGTTTGCATCACTATTTTTTATTAGCGCTTGTCCAGTTGTTCCACCGTTCGGTATACTTGCTCCCCAACTTACATCGCCATCCGCATCGCTGGCCTTTATTAACGCCTGTCCAGTAGTGCCTCCGTTCGGCACGCTAGTGCCCCACATAACATCTCTATCGGTGTTACTACGCTTCACTAAGCATTGCCCAGTAAAACCACCAATAGGAAGTTCATAATAAGGCTCACTTAATTGGAAGAATATCTATCCTTCTGTCGGATTTTCAGGAAGGACTTCACCATAATTGGCATTTAATGTTCCTGTTATTTTATTTGTAACTTTTAAATCATATAAAGTAACACAGCCAGTGGATGGATTAACTTTTGGATAATTCTCAGAAATTAAGGCAAATGAAGTTGTATATTTCCCATTAGCAGGTTTTGCAAACGCGCCACTATTATTACTAGACGCCGCCATAAGCGGTAATTCAATATTATGAGGGGCGTCGCTCCAATATACATACACTTTTGAATTAGCATCAGTGTCTCTATCACCTCTGCGCCAAGCACCACCAGCCGAAGTTGTATCTGGAACCCAAGTCAATATAAGAACTGAATGCGCAGCTAAATGCGTAGTAAATCTACTATCAGCACTATAATAAACTGGTTTAGCACCAGTTGTTTGATTATTAGCTAAAGTTAAATTTAATGTTGCGTTGCCATCTCCATCATATGGCAAATAATAAGCAATAGTTAATCCAGCATATAGTTCACTTACTGTTGTTAAATTACCTGTCCAAGTGCCAGTTTTTGCGGTCTAGGTCCCATTTACATAATAAATGCCACTAATACCAAGCTCACGAACAGCACCTTGCGCGGTATTGGCACCAGTACCACCATGTGAGATTGGTAGTTCACCAGTAACACCAAGAATTACTTTATTACTAGTATAAATATCAGTACCATCACTATCATTTGCTATTGAATTTTCTAAATCAACTTTTAAATATTTTGGCTCTACCGCAGTAACAAGACAACCATTGCTATTTACATAAACTGGTTTTTTATCGTCACCTGCAGATCCACTCGTTGGTGCTTGAACTAATTTATGCCAATCTTGCCAAGTATCATTGGCTTCATAACGGTAGTATATATTTGAATTATTGCCAAAAACAAATTGTCTACGGTATTGATCATTCGAATGGTTCTAAGCATATCCTCCAAAATTAACAATTATTGCACCAGAACCAGTTATTGGCATATTAGTAATTTGCCCCGATGAACTACTACTACGAGAAACATAAACTCCACTAGTGAGACTATTCAAATTATCACCATTAGTTAATACATAATCGCCATCACCATCATATTCTATCTAGAACATTTTTTTTGTGGTTTGTACAGCGCCATTAGCATCAACATATATTGGCTATGACAAAGAGCCAACAGCAGTATTAACATCATTTCCAGTCGTAATGACTTTGCGCCAATATGTTGCATTTACTGGTTTAACATACAATGAATGATTACTATTAAAACCTAATCGTGCCTCATAATGGCTAGCGCCATCAGGTGATGTATTGTATGCTTTAATAATTATTTCAGCATTAGCATTATTGCTTGTGGCTGGCAATGTTGTATTGTCATGGTTCGCTGTTATTGCTGTCATCTACCCCATAGCCAAATCAAAAGAACCAATTGCTGTATTTGTCACTTGACCGTGCCCAACTTTTTGTGCAAGTGTTGCTTTACTAGCATTACCAGTTAAATTAGCAGTAATACCTCCCGGTACTTTCATTAAACCAGTAGATGGATTTAATGTTGGAACTTTTGTCGAATCATTCCAAATAATACCATAAATATTGTCTGTATAAGAACTATTAGCATTTTTGGTTCCAATTGCGTCACTTACGCTTCTACTTACTAATAATGGATAATCTTTGTTGTAATCAGTAGTTTGTCTATATACTCTCATACCATACGGTACTGTATTACTATCATAATAATTTATTACTCTCCAAACACCGCAGTTATTAGGAGATGAACGAGAAGTACTTCCTTCAATGGGGAAAATACTATTAACAGAGCCATCTTCCTCAAATACTAACTATAAATATGTGCCAACTGGATATTGAGTATTTAATCGCTCTTTGTCATATACAACAATAGGATAATAATGTTCACCATTATCTATCGATAGATAATTACCATAAGTATGCGGCGCAAGTGGTATTTTAATAGTAATAATATCACCATCAATAGCAGTCGCATTGGCATCAAATTTCCATAAGGCTGGTACAAAATTATTACCATCTTGTTTTGCTGCTCGACAAGCCGCTGCTGTAGTTATCAGTCGCTAATTAATAGGTTCTCCTTCGTTCATTCTTAAACGATCTTTTAAATACAATCTAGATAATATCATATCTGCCTATGACATATCAATAACATTAGAATCGTTAATAAAGACATTGTCAAAATTTATAGTATATGGACAAGTCGCTGCTTTATACTCACCAGTACCTGGATTTAACCAAGTACCATTTGGCGCAGTTAAATCGCTTCCATAATAGCCAAGTTGTATACCAAATGGCTGAAATCCTCCACTAAATCCACTAAACTATATTTTCTAAAATTTATTTTTAGATGAAAAAAGAATACCACCATACAAAGGAGATGTTCCATCCGAACTCATTAATAACGTACACGGATAATAATCTATAGTACCTTTTGTAGTATAATTACCATCTTTTAAAAGCGGATTTAATCGCGCTGTGCCATATGTAAAACACCAACAAGAATTTGCGGGGCTATATTTATTAGCCATTTCAACATGTAAATGAATAGGACTTTTTAAACTATTATTACGTTTAAAATATAATTCTCCACAATTAAATTGCTAACTAAGTGCTACACTAGCGTTATCACTTAATTCACAAAAAGCAATAAAAAAGATTGAATAATCATTCTTCATTATTTCATTATCAGTAGTTTTAATAACAAAATAATCATTAATATATCCATCAACATTAATATTACCATCAACATTAACATCACTGTCAACAGTTAAATTATTAACTACTTCTAAATCTGTTAACATTGCTGATGGCGTGTAGAGCGAACCAGTTACTCTAGCATTACCCTCTATAATTGTATCTTTTAATCGAGCCATAAGTACCCTCCCTTAACGCTCTACAAAATGATTGGCGCGCAAAACGCCATTTTTATATCTTTGTATATTTCCATCTTCTTCTATAAACCAATCATTAGATAATTGTCCGAATTTATCTACTGAAGTATTCTCACTGTATTGCCGCAAACTAAGACTATGAATGGTTGAACGGCAATCAGTAGAATCACTACCACTCCAGCCATTCAATATTCTTAATGCCAAATATTTGATTGGATTGCCACTCCAATCTGTTGTTATAGTAATACTTCCATTAAATCGCTATTGTATAACGTCTTCATTTGGTTCAATATGCACAAAATAATGAGTTCCCTAATTACCCTGAGTGGTTGTTTTATTTGCATCGTATCTTTCTACACCAAGATAAAAATTATTGCCTTTACTAACAGATATTGTGGCTTCCCAAAAAAAAGTTCCAGGTTGCACTTCAATATAATCGCTGCCAGCAGATACCTATAAACCATTAAACTATGGTATTACATCATAATTTAAAAATTTATTATGCGGATCGACAGATTTAGTTTTATAATAATTTGTCCAAGGAGTTTTTAATAAATTATTTTCTTCTTTTTCAATTAACTGCCTTGTCTATAAATTATTCTCTCTATCCATCTTAACTACATTATTATATAATTGCGCGACGTCCTCCGCACTCAATGCGGTACAATAAACACGAGCATCTTTTAAATAAGCTTGTTTTACACCATTTTTTGACCCACCATATCTACCAAAGCAAAATCCAAGTGGGCTTTTTGATAGGCCGCCTTCTGCCGCTGGGGAACCATATGATGTACCATCAATGTATCTATACAAGTAATGATTGTCATAAACTGAAGTAATCATATGCCATTCATTATCAAGACAATTAACATCACTGGCTGTATCTCCAATTATACGCTGTTCATTTTCACCAACTTTTATTCCAAAACGACCGACACCAGAAGCCTATACTCCAACTTCATAATCAGTACTTCCTGTCCCGTCACTGATTATAGTCTAATTTACTTTAGTACTACCTTTAAACCAAATGCTTGTTGTTACACCTTCAGAAAAATAAGCTAAATTATTAGGAGTATATATTCTATCATTATTGCCATCTAATAAATATACACATTCTCCATTAAATTGTATATCACCATTAATGACGCCATTATTTCCATATCCAGAACTGTCTACAACAATTGGATCATTATAAGGCACCCATCCAGTAGCAATTGCACCTTTTTCTAATTTTACCGCACTAACTGTTGTTTTACGGTCTCCAGAATCAGGTTTCGGCAGACTATATATTCTAAATTCTGGCTTTCGTATTATATCTTTATCATTATTGTCTTTCTCAAATGCTGGTGCGGTAAATGTTTTTACTAAATAATCTGCGTGCCCACTTGTTTGCTCCAAATTTAACCAACGAGCTACAGACTGATCTTCCCAATAAGTTCCTAATATAAACTATGTTTTGCCAGCTGCATCATATACATCAGCATCCCATATCTATGTAGTATATTCTTCACCTGGTACGAGATTTTCAGTTAAATCATACCAATACGCAGGAGCACCGCCAATATTAATTTGTTTTGGCTTAGGCTTAATCATGTTGGGTGCGGGATCATCAAATTTATAATGTAAAATTAACCCCTATGATAATTCTTTTATCTAAGATTTAGACAAACATTCATCATATAGTCTAAAATCGTTGTATCTAAAATCGGCCCAACTACCAGTGCGCGATGTACACGTTGCATCATTGCTTCTACCATTTATCATTACATTTAGTTTACCTTCTGGCTAATTCTAATAAGTTGTTGAAACTGTTGTATTACCAATTAGTTCACCATTTAAATACAATGATAAAATGGGTTTTTTATAAGTCGCGGCAACATGATACCACGTATCTTTAATACAAGTTGTAGTTACAGTAATAATGCCATTGCTACCATTTATACCAATGTTTAATTTATTTATATTTCTAAAACTAAAATAAATCTATGTATCTGTTGCAGTCGTGTTATTTTTACAAAATATAATAGCATTACCACTTGTAGGTGCCAAACTTCCAGCGCCTTTTATCCAAGTCGCCACAGTCCATTCATTTCCTAAAATTTCTTCGTCTAAATGATAACCTAATGAACCGTTTGCGCATCCAGCACCAATCTTCCCGATATCTTCAAATGCTATATTTCCATAAGTTAAATTTTCTTTAGGAAGCTAAAGTGTTCCTTGATTATGCTTGTCTTCTGTAAATGGATACCAAAGCAATAAACTCATTTAACTTCCTCCTTCTTTAAATATATCTATATTATAACAAAAAAAAAGAGGTTGGACAAATTTAATTTGCCCAACCTCTTATCCCCAGATTAAATCAATACTATCATCTGTAGAATTATATTCAAAACGTGCTTGTTCATTTATTCTAAATGCTTCTGCATTAACTTGTCCGCCAATACCAGCGCCACCTGCTATTGTTATAGCACCTGTTGTTTTAGTTGTTGAATTTGTAGTATTATTGACAGTAACTGTGCCACGACTAATTTCTATATTACCAGTATTAACCGTTAATGATAAGGCTGTTTGATAAGCAGTCAATGCATCAGCAGCATTTTTATCTTGTAAATAAAATACATTATTATCATTTAAAAATCTAAAACTAGCTTTATTATTTTGCCATAATTCAAGAGCAACATTAAGATTCATATAATTGCTAAAACGACTATGACCAAAAGCCTAAAATGTATATCCAGACGGAAAATTTACAGTTTCAATTTGCGCCGAAGGACTTACCCATATCTGCGCCGTTTTAATGATGCCGACATATGCAGTATCAGATATATAACTATTGCCACTAACGTATAATAAATAATCTTCGTCAATACTGCGTCTACCAATGCTTAAATGTCCGTCCTCTACAGTAATGCTTTGTGCTGGTTTAACTTTATTTTGTTCATCGTAATAAGCTAATCTATTTCCCTGATCATATACATAATATTCATCACCACTGCTTCTTAAAACACTTGTTTCTAAAACTGAAGCAATTGGTGTTAATGTACCAGCATTCAAATAAATTGGTTTATCTACTGTTCCAATTGTTGATGTCCCTATTTTTCCATTTAAAGTAGCAGTAATAGTTCCAGCACTAAAATTGCCATTAGCGTCTCTTTCTACGACAGTGTTTGCAGTATTCGCGCTAGTCTTAACTATAGTAGTTAAAGCACTCTACCCATTACCTACAAGTAAATTACCAGATACAAATGAAGTAGCACCAGTACCACCATGCGGAACCTATAATGTACCCACCAAATCAGTAAGATTTAATGGATCTGATGTTACATATAAATAGTCATCATTTATACCAGTAAGAGAACCAACAGTACCATTAGCCGCGAGTGTATTATACTAATTCTATGTCAGATAAACTATCTTCTAAAGATAACTCATTCGGTGATACCTCCTCTCTTACTACTTCATACCAATCATCTGGTGATGCACCAGCTCCTAAATATACTCTATCTGTAAAAATATCACCGTCAGTTAAAATATAGCCTTCATCTGGCTCCAATATAGTCATTATATCTTGAATAATTTTCATATATATTTTTCTCCTTTAACTAACAGTATAACCTTTACCAGTAGCTATTGCAATATCAGCAGTAGTTAATTTATAACGCATTTCAGTAAGAACTATAGCCGCGCCACTTAATGCAGTTGGCAATCCATTAAAAATATCTAATAAGGCATTTTTGGATAAAAGATAATTATAACGTAAATTAATATGACCCGCAAAAGTAGGTGGTAAAATTAATGTTTCTAATTGATAATTTTCCATAAATGACGTATAAGAAGTTTTATTACTTCCATAATTGCCTACAGTCACTTTACTTAAATTTAAATTAGAAATATCTGCATATTTTAAATTATAACAATAGCCACACATATAAGCAATTACAGTTAATGCCCACTAAGAGGTATCCCAATTTGTAAAATCAATACGATCCAATGACCAACAAGCATAGAACATGGATGACACCGATGTAACTTTCCAATTATGGGTGTTCCAATTAAAAAAATCTGTATTTTCTAAAGCATAACAGTTATTAAAAGTAGATGCTAATGAAGTAACTGCCCAATTACTAGTATCCCAATTGCCGACTGATAAAGTATGCATACTCTAACAATTTGACCAAGTAGAACCAAGAGTAGTTACATCCCAGCCAGAAACATTCCAATTATTTAAATTTAATGAATATATATTGACGCAGCCCTCAAATGCGCTATTCATTTGTTTAATATTCCAATTAGATACATTCCAATTTTCAATATCATGAAAATTTTTCCGCATTCTATTATTGCGCCAGCAATAGTCCATACGGCTAACAGTCCAGTTAGTTGTATTCCAACCAGTTAAATCTATATCAATTAAATTATAACAACCATCCCAAGCACTCTATAAAGAACTAACATGCCAATTGGAAGTGTCCCAATCAGTAACATTCAATTTTCTCAAATGATAACACTAATACCAAGTAGCATATAAAGTAGTAACATTTAAATTTGACATATCCCAGTTACTTAAATCTAGTTCTTCAAGGACACGACACATCTAAAATGTTGTCTACATATTTAACGAAGGGCCCCAATTATGAGTATCCCACGGGATTTTTAATCGTTTTAAAGAATAACAACTATTAAAAGTACTAAGTAAAGAAGTTACGTGCCAATTGGAAGTATTCCATACACTTAAATCCAATTCTTCAATGGCGCCACAAGCGTGAAAAGTACTCTCCAATGAAGTCACATTCATCTCTTCTGTATGCCAATTATCAAAAATGATTTTCTTTAAATGCCTACTACGATACCAAGCTGCTACAAGGCTAATAGAAGCTGCTTTATGACCAATCGGAGTATTATCACATTCTAACCATTCAGTAGAAAAACGTCTATCTTCACCAGAACCAGCTGTCGTGGTAATATATGGTAAATTACCTTTTCGTTCAAGACAATACTAATCTTGTTGTTGCCTTGATGCATAAGTTCCTAATGTTGCAGCTGGAATACTCACAAAATAAAATTGTTGAATATGATTATTCGTAGCAGGAGTGATCTTAAATACAACATAACGGTATGTAGAATCACCATAATTAATCCTACAATAAACTCCACTATTAAAATTCTATGTACTATCTTGCACCCAAGTATTGCCATTCATATGCCCTTGCGCGACAGTATATTGACCAGTATTCATTGTGCAAGTAAAACCAGCCCAAGGATAATCTATATCTGGTCCATTATCATATGTTAAATAAACACCTTCAAAGTCCTCTTCTAAATCAATGGCATCAAAATTGGGCCAATCTGCTGGTCTAACCCATTCAACAGGAGGACTTAATTCGTTTGTCTAATAATACGGATTTTTATTAGCTACAATAATAGAATTTATTTTATCCGCGCCTAAATAAACAGCCATATATCCTCCTTATAGTCTAATTATTTCTACATTACTTACTGGTTCAATCCAATGTGGAGCATTGCTGCCGCCAGATACTAAATAATATCCTGCTGTACTAGAAGCTAATGATTTGAGTGGTGATGTAGTGTTTGTACCAGATATAACAAGCGAATTTGCGGTAAATGAAGTTGAACCAGTGCCCCCATGAGGCACCTCTAATGTACCACTTATTGGTATATTAAGACAATCTGCGCTACCATCGAAAGAAACATCTGTTGTAGATCCTAATGCAACTTTTAATTTAACTGTATCTGTTAGTTTGTCGGCCGATCCTTGTAGATGCCAAACATTATCACTACCAGCAAATAATACCCAATCAGCAATTTTTGCATCATAAATACCATGATTAACATTACCACTGCCAACGCCCATCCAAAAATCTATTACGCTACCGTATGTCGTATGAAATTCAGCACTACTATTGGCAACGTGCTCAGCTAAATAATGTTTTGTTTTTAAAGTATTTGTACTGGTCTAATAAGTGAAATTTGCGGATACAGCCGGACGACCAGTCACGCCATCATTATAAGACATCCAAACTTTACGCCAAGCAGCAGTATTAGAAGCATCATCGGTACTTGTTAAATTACTAATTTTATCAGCGGTACCAGCAGTATTGGCTTTGCCACTCCATTGACCAGAAGTTACTAAAGAAGTATAACTAACAGTAATTTCTCCATTTTCATTTTGATTAATTTCAGAAATCCATTTATTATTTTCGTTCGCTTGTAATTTATGACTAACAGCCTACTATACAATTTTATAAGAGCTATCACCGCCTAATAGCTCCCAATGATTATTTAAAGTCCAAACATATTCATAATGATCATCACTGCTTATAACAACATCACCTGGTACTGGTGAATAATTTGTAATGCCAGGATCTTCATCTCCACCGTCTGTAATAGCCGTTGTCACTTTACCGATAAAATGCATAGCATTTGACAATCCCAAATCTGTTGCTGTAACAGTTACTGAATTGCCTGTATGTCCATTAACGCTAGTGACTGGTGTAATAGTCTTAGAACCTAAAGTAATAACACCACTGGCAATTTTTGCATCTGTAATACCATATCCAGCAATTGTGGTAGGTTTACCACTTGTTATTTTACTCCAATTTAAATTAGGTATATCTGTTGCTGCTAAAGTATCCCAAGCCGGTGTAGCACCTGTACTACCAGTGCCGGTCATACTTAAAAACTTTTTTGTTGTTGTAGTATTGGCAGCCAATCGAGTCGGCGTATTCGCTGCGCTTGAATACATAATATCGTAAGCGCCACTAAGCACTGATTTTAATATATAATCGTTAGCCGATTTAGTCGCCATCGTACCAAAAGCGCCTTGATTACAATAGGTTAAATTAGAAGAACTACTATTATATCGTCCATCCCAGAACGCTATAGTATTGGTTGTAGCAATCGTATTATCAGCAGTAGAAGAGGTCCAACCAAGGTTTCCCTTGGCAGTCATATTTTTAATACCTCTTGTTGTTAATGCTGCGGTAGTGGTTGTTCCAGAAATAACTACACTATTAGCTGTAAAACTAGAAGCTCCAGTACCACCTCTCGCAACAGCTAATATACCATCTTCAGCGTTATCCATATTTAAATTTGTAATACCAGTACCGTCGCCAGATAAATACTACGCATACACATAACGCCAAGGAACTGTTTCACTACCAATGTCTTGTATATTCGCAACAGTGGGCATTAAAGTACCACTGTGATATGTATCTCCTATAATTCGAGCGGCACCCAATACCAGCAAATCTTTTAATTGCGCGATAAGTCATCCGCTCCTTTCTTTTGTATCATCTAACATAATATAAAAAAAAATAAGGTTGGTCAAATTTAATTTGACCAACCTATTAATATTCATAAAAGCAATTACTCTCTATGGACCTATCATCTTTGATTGCGGCAACAGCATCTTCAACAAAATCATCTGCTAAAGCAATGCCTGCCTACGTAATACTTGTGGTGTCATGTAAAGAATTGCTTAATTCTCTTGAATAAAAATTTTGTTTATCATCGATAGAAGCGGATGTTTGGTACAGTTCTTTTATATCATCGGCAGAAAGAGCTGTACAATAAATACGAAAGTCACTAATATATCCAGTATATGGAACTCCAATTGCAGAAACTCCAACCCCACGAGATTTAGAACCAAGAACTAAATCAGTACAATCAACCATCATATTACCAGCATTAATTGTACCAATAGGAGTTAAATTTTCATAAATAGTTCCAATTGTACCATTACAACTGATAGTTAATAGCGCCCATTTATTAATCGTTAATTTATTAATACTCTTAGAACCACTTTCAACTTTAAACCAAATTCTACCAGCGTTTGGCTAAGCAGCGAATTTTTTATCTGCGTCAGCGCCAGTATTTTTACTTAAACAATAAATTGTTTCGTATTCTGTTGGATTAGCACTTTTATAATACCAACAACTTACAGTCCAAGTATTAACAGGTAAATTAAAATTTGTATATTTAATATAGCTAGAATTAGAAAAAAGAGTAGAAACATCATATTTGGCGCTATTTTGATCAATTGTTAAATTGTTAACTGCTATACCATGATGTCCATAGCCAGAACAATCTTCAATAATATTTGTGGAAAAATTATAGTCCTCTGGCGCGCTAGAATATATAGTAGCTTTATCTCCAATTTCTAATTTTATATTTTTTATTTGTACTGATTTATTAGTATAATTCCAAATATAAATACCAAACCAATCTCCACCACCGCCATTATAAGCGTTTCTAAAAGAAGAATCAGAAATATTCGCTACTGTAGCACTATATCTTTTCCACTCTGAAGTAATCTAGTTAACAGCTAGATAAATAGTAGTGCGTTCTAATCTTCTTGTAGAATACCCCGTGGCATTAGGACCAGAAGCTTTTCGAACAAAACAAATACTAAAGCCTGAACCATCTGTATAATTAAAGTCATCAGAACGGATATCAGCAGAAATAGTTAAAGTTTTTCCTTGAACATCAATCCATGGAATAGTAGGAGAATCTATATCACTCCAGGCTTTTGCTCCTTCTTTATATGTCACAATATTATTATCTTTTGTCCATCTACTGCTTAAATGCCAATTAGCAAAATTATAAGTACCTAATAACAAATTACGACCGCCACATCCATTATTATCCAATTTATAATGTAATATTAATCCTTTAGCAATTTCTTTTACTTCTTTTTCAGAAAGAGCGTGATCATATAATCTCCAATCATTCATCCAACCATCTAAATTATTACCATCAGCAACAGTAGCACTCTACTAACTCGCACCAATAGTCGCCCACGTACTCGATGTTGTAGTTGGAGCTGGCGCACTCGTAACCGAACCAACAAGCACCCCATTTAAATAAATTTTTCTATATTGACCACGTTTATATATAAAAGCAATATGAAACCAAGCATTAGTAGGGAATTTAGTTAATGGATTACAATCCCATCTTGCACCAGTATCAAAATAGATATGTCCAGTCTACATTAGAAACAATGATATTCCAGTACTATTAACAACAGTCCTATCAGAAAAAACACAAGATGGTACATTAGAATTAAATTTTACCCAAGCTGTTATACTAAATTCCTAAACAGAATTGTTTAATACTGGCTTATTTAATTTAATAAAGCTATTGGCAAATTTATAACAAGATCCTATTTTTCCACTTGTAGCTTCTGTTATATTATTACCAGTAGCAATTATACTTCCATCTAATCCCTAATTGCGCAAATCGCCATTTAAAGGTAGCCAAACTCTTAAGCTCATTCAACCACCTCAAACAAAATTAAAATCTAATGCTTTTGTTGTAGAATTATATTCTAACTACACTTTATGCGCATTAGAACTATCTTCAACGCAAAAGAGAGGTGAGTGTACGCCATCTAAAAATGATTTTGTACCAGAAAAACTTTGTTCTGCCGTACTTACTACACCAAATTTTGTATCTGTAGCAGCCTCAAGTTCAATAGTTGAAACAGCAGTAGTTCCTACTTTTATACCGATTGCCTAACCACGAGCATTATTAGTATTCGTAGTAGTTAAAGTAATGCTCTAGTATCCTAAACTTTTATTACTACCATTTGCGGCAATTCCTAGAACCGTACCAGCCGCGCCGAGTGATGAAAGACCAGTTCCACCGTGCGTAGTACCCAATATTCCGCTAATAGCGACATTTACTTGCTACTAACGGCCACTATATTCTGTTGGATCGCTGTTTCCTCCTAAATCGGTTGTAAAAATTGATGACTATACTAAACCCTTCGCATTACCGACAGTTAAACTACCAATATCAATTGTCGTAGCTATAGAGCCATCATACGTTACAGTTCCATTTGCGGCATTTGTAAAAACTAAAGAATGGGGATTAACACTCTTATGTGTACTTGTACCAGAAACTGGTAATATAAAATCCGCCATTGTGTTAATCCCTCCTTATTAAAGAACTCTACGGAAACTAATATCTAATGTACCACTTGTTACTGTAGTACTTGTACAATATTGAAGTAATGGTTGATCATTAACTTGTTTCTTTATTCTCATATAAATTCTTCTATATGCCCCATTAGAATGTAATAAAATTTCATCACTATCTGTGCTGTTACCAATCGTATCATCAAAGGACATTATTCCAGAATATATATTATCATTATAAGTTACTGATCTAGTGCCATTTGTAGCGGTTGCATCAGGCTCAAGAACAGTAAATGTAGTTACTACCTGTATAATATATGTACCAAATGTCATATCAGTTGGTATATTATTTATATTCGTCCATATACCGCCATTAAGACCACCAGTTGGTATAGAAATTGTATTTAATGTATACTTTGGGAAAAATAAATCAGGAGTTAATGTCGCTTCAATTTTTTTAGTTCCATCAATTGTACTTTGAGAAGAGCCATTAAATGTCACTAAATTTTTAGGAGTAGCATTAACATCTAATCCCTTATAATTTAATATTAAGCTATATTCTGTTTTATTGGCAACTTTTGCAGTATCTGCGGTACCTTGCAAATCCGCTACAATTATTGCTGGTAATTTTAATTCATAACTATCGTTTAAACCATTAATTGACGTACCGTCGCCACTATGTTTATTATTACCAGTGCCATTATCTACAATACTAATACTGGTAGTATGGCCCCAAAAAGCAGTAGTAACATCATCATCAGTGCCATTAAATACAGTACCATTAATTTTTGGATTACCACTCAATCTCTTAGCAGAAGCTGCTTCTCCGCTAATATTAATATCAAGTGCTGATGTTGCTCCGCTATCTTTGTGATTACAAGCAACTGGTTGACCAGCGTCATTAATATAAATTGGTAATTTAGCACTACCAACCGCGCCTTGAACATCTAAAGCTAAAGCCTTATCAGCGGTTCCATTTAAAGTTGCGGTAATAGTACTTGGTAATTTTATTTCAACATCAGTACCGCCACTTAAATTTGTTGAAATACCACCGTCACTACTTGTGTGTTTTGGATTCCCATTATCTGAAATTAAAAAAGTTACAGCAGAAGTTAATTGATTCGCCGAAGTAGCAACAGTAGCAGTTGCCGCACTACCAGCACTAAACGGTTTTGGGATTATACGCCCTTCAGAATCTACATATATATAATATAATGAATTACTATTACCATTTGTTGCAGAAGACTAAACTACTTCAACAACATCACCAGGACCAACTGGATCATCTGGCGTATCTTGATTTTTAGCATTAATAAATCTTATTATTGCATCTGTATCTGGTTCAGCAGCATTAAGTCTAGTAGTAATAAATAAACGCTCTTGAACATCTTTCGGCAAATTTTCTATAGGAATAATTTGATTTCCTAACCAATCTTTAAGATCAAGAGTTGTAATAGGTTTAGGAATACCGCTATCTAAATATATTGGTTTTCCTTCTCCTCCAACAGTATTTACGCCTAATTTATCAGCATATTCAGCATGGACTGTAGTATTTTGTAATTTCCCTTTATAAACAACTGGAACTCCATTAGCAAATTCTACAGCATAATGTAGCGAATTTTCAACACCAACATTTAAACCTTCTAGTTGTTGAGATTGCTAATTTTTTGCTACTAATTTTAACGCGCTATCAGCGCAACCATTTAATGTAGCCGTGATTATGCTCGGCAAAGGAATGCGCTAAGCATCATGAATAAAAGTACTATTAGTACCATCCACCTCAACTAACTCAGATTCATGAGTACCATCAGTCGTTCCAAATGGAATTTTAGTAATCCATTTAGTAGCTGTTGCCGCATTACCTGTAACACTTACGCTAAGAGTACCACCACAAGCAGTTGGTTTTCCTTCATTATTGATATAAATCGGGGTATTAGTACTACCGATACTAGTAGAAGTTAATGCTTTAGCTTTTTCTGCAGTTCCAGTAATATTACCTACTATATTAGCTTTAATGGTAGATGGTAAAAGCAATTTTACTGTATTGCCGCTACGCTATATAGTAGCTGGACTTCCAATATTATCAGTGTCATTTGGCCCATCTGCAATAGCAAGCGTTATTGCAGAAGTAAAACCATCAGCAGTAGATGCTACAGCGGCTTTTTTAGCAAATAGCGCACGATAAGCATCAAGTTTATATCTAAAAACAGTTTCTTCACCATCGGCTATACCTGTCGCATCTACACAAAATAAATGCCAAGCATTCGCTTCTGTTACTGTGTTAGCAACCTATATCTGTTCATTATCATTTAAACTTGCTAAATATATTGTACCATCAATATTTGGCACATTGCCCATTGCGGTATATGTGCCTCTTTTTAACTTAACTAAAGGATTAGTTTCAACTAATCTTTCTATATTAGCCATTCAACCACTCCTTTTAAGTTAAATTATTCCAATAAACGTGAATACCTGCGACCTATTCTTGTAACCGTAATGTAGCCGACAAAAGAGCTTCTAATTCAGTTGCAAATTGGTCTTTATATTCTAATTCAAAACGTTGCATATCAAGAGGTAAAGTATCCATAACTCTTGATACATATGGTAGTGTGCGCAAACTATATACTAATTTATGCCCGCCATCTTCTAATTCTGGACCTGTCATATAAAAACGGACATCAAAATAAACAATGCCCGCACTACCTGTCATTCCAGAATCAACAACCCAATCAAATAATATTTGATTTTCTTTATAATCACGCATAACAATAGGAGATATTCTTCCCTATCCATCTGCATTAACGTATTCAACTATAATCATCATTCTTGCTAAATCGACAGTATTAAAATATCGATTGCATCTAAATGTTAAAGTTTCTGACTTATGCTCTCCAACGACTCCAATAAAGTCCTAAAACTCAGGTGGAGCAGAGATAGACCTCGTATTGAGGTCTATCTCAAACAAATGTACCTATTCTAGATTTGTTTTATGCTCCAAGGAGGTTACAGACGCCTGAAGTCTTGCCAACAAAGCCTCATACGTTTCGTGCACACTAGCTTCTGTCATTTCCATTGTTAATGCTTCAGTTTTCTTATTAATGCCACTGTCTAAATCGTCATCACCAGTATGAACTGCCGGTTTGGCGCCAACAATCGCAGCCTGATAACCAGCGGTTAATGTATTATATGTATTAACCGCCGCATCATTTGTAGCATTATTAGTTACAATAGTATTATCTGACATCTGCTTATCCCTCCTTTTTATTTATTATTCACCTAAGTCAGTTTGTCCTTGATATTGAGTTAATTCATCAGTTATAGAGACAACTGGACTCTAAACACGATAAAGTGGTAAAGTTTCGCCTTTGTATTCTGGTACGTCATCAAAGACAACTTCAGAAATTTCAACACGATAGTTACCAGAACGAGTTACCTGATATTTAGAATTATTCAATGATAATCCATTTGCACCGCCCTGCGCAACGACGCTCCAACCATAACTTGCCGCACCAAAATCAGAACGATACCATACATAAGAAACTTTATGTGCTGGATTGCGATCTGGATCATTAATAGAAGCAGTGAACATATGCGCGGCTTCGTCATAATTAATAGTAACCTTTGCCCCTACTTCAGAGAACCGACGAGGTGGAGTTCTTACATCAGCAATATTCATTTTCTTTTCATCTGTTTGCGCGCCATTGCGTGCCGCAGAAACTCCAACTAAATATTTGCCTTCAACAGTAGGAATATAAGTAACATCATTAGCACCTTCAACTGCTTCTGGTTCTGTATATGTAACAGCACCATCTTCATCAATAGTAGGCTTTTGAACATACCATTGATAAGAAAGTTTATCACCAGGAATTAATGTATTAACAACCTCACCATTGGCGTTATAGCTATAATGGCTTGGTATTTGTATAGACAAAACAGTTTTGCGCGCGAATGGTTCATTATCCGCTTCAGAGTGATAAACATTACCAGTATATCCATAACGAGGTGAATTGGAATAAGGATCAGGCTCAGTAGGACGAGGTACTTCAATTATACCGGTATATACATAACGAGTACGTTTATCAGAACCAATAGTATTACCAATTTGGACAGTATAACGACCAACTTTGTTTATTGTATAAGTGCTCTTGGCCGCAATGTCATAACCTGTTCCAGTAAGTGCAACTGTCTTAATTGGGGGATTTTCATCATCTGGATCAATAGTGACTTGACCAAGACCATCCATACCATCAACTTGATGATACCAGACGAAAGCCAATTCTTGATTTTGATTTGCAGAGTTAGGAGACGCAGCCTTAACTTCAAGATTGAGTTCATACTTCTTTTCTGTCCAAGCTTCTTTATAGCCATCTTCTCCTTCAGTGCCCTCTGCAGGATGCTCAATTGTTACTTCTTCTAAGTCTTGATAACCATCAACAAGTCCTTGAAGTACTATTGGAGCAGGAGATTCAATACTATTAACAACACCAGAATAAACAGGACGGCTATAGATTAAATCTTCCCAAGAATCTGCTTTATAGTTGTCTTGTAAAAGATTAAAATTAAGTGTTGTTTTAATAACACAACTCTGAATTTTAGTAGAAAAATTGTACTGAATTTCTCCATTTGTTACGCCAAGAAAACGGACTGTAAATTGAATAGTGCCAGCTTCAGCAGAAACTTTATCAGCAAGTGGCCATCCAAAATAAATATAGTCTTCATCACAAGTCATGGCGTAAGCTAAATCAACGCCCTTACCACCACCATCTGTTTTAGCAGCCGCTGGATTATACCATTCAATATAAGTATGATATCCAGTAAAAGTATTAGTAGACGGCGTACCATCATTTTTAAAGTTGTAAAAATCAGTTAAATCAAAGAAACGAGGCATTTTAAACCAAACAATTTCTGCTAATTTATCACCCTGAATGGTTAAACCATTTTCTTTAAATTGTTTTGGCACAATAATTTCACGAGTGTCAGGGTTAATTTCAAACACTGGCTCTGTAAGAGGGAGGCGCAATAAGTTATATGTATTAGCGTTTAAACTCTCTCTCATTTGATGCATTAGATCATCAAGAGCATAAAGGTAAGAGTGAATATCATTAACCGGTTTCCCAGAGTATTCAGACATCCTTTTGAATAACTCATAATATTCTCTTTCATCCGGCTTTAGCTCCGCGATAGCATCAGCAGAAACATTTGGGTCAAATAAACTTGCGTCAAAACGATAGTTATTTGTTATCATTCACGGTTTTCCCCTTTCATTATTTCATCATACATTTTAGAAATTTGTTCAAAATAATTCGCTGTGGCTAACTAAATTTCTTGTGCAATAGCTATTTGCCGCGTAAATTTATAGTTAGCCGTCTATAATTTACATTCAGCAGAATTACTTACCACCTGCTAATCTTTTACTTTATTTAAAAAGATTAGTTTTATTATTACTTTTTCATTGTTTCCAACCCTTAATTTTTGTGCTGGAATTAATGTATATAAAGTATGAGTTGTATCATATGCTCTTAAAGGGGTAAGTCGCACAACATCATATAATTTATTTGTTACAGAGTATAAAGACAAATATACTTCATAATCTTTCACAAAAGTAGTTGATATAGCAAATTGTAAATCTTCTACATCATAAGTCGCTGCAGAAATAATGCCAGACCGCATTACTCCTTTATTATCAACTGTAACTACCATACTCCATTTTCTCCTTATAAATAAAATGTGGGGCTTCTATAGAGAAGCCCCACGCTTCTAAAAATTATCAAAAAAAGGTTTTATTTATTATTCAACTGCGTCCAAGGGTACTTCTTTCCAAAGATGTGCTTCATCTTCTGGAACAAGCACTCTGTATTCTTTGCGCTTATCATTAACTAAGATATGACGAGAATCAGCGACTAATTCCATCATACGAACGCAATGTGCTTCTGGAATACGAATAGGAGTATCTAATACTCCATTTGCGCCTAAATACCGATACATTAACCGTTTAGTCATATAGACACTCCTTTATTTTAAACTTTAATAATAGAACGTTCAAAATTAGTACTAACCTATGATGCTCTTAATATAGCATTTTCATGATTAGGCTAATTGAAATATGAATCATCTAATTTAGAACTATAAACAGTGATTTTTATAACTCCAGCAGTAGGACTAGAAATATAACTCTTATCCAATCCTCTAATAGATCCTTTTACGACCCATTCATTTTCTAAATCTGATACGTCTAAAGGCTCAGACTCACTACCAACCGTTATTGTTCTCCAACCAGATGAATTAAATGAAAACGCGCTAATTATCAATCCAGGATTGGCTGTTATGCTCAAGTCTGAATTTGCAGGAATTGGATTATCTCTAGAAGGTGGCAAATTACAAGAATTAAATGCCGCAATGCCAATAAACGTTGCGTAACTAATACTTGAAAAACTTAATCTAGAACAATTCTAGCAACAATAACTACTAAATTTTACTAATGATGGTGGCATATCTAAATAAGTTAAATATTCCATACCATAAAGAGCATATGACATTAATTCTTGAATTGTCGCCGTATTATCATTTGAGCCCTCAAAGAATAGATGCGTAATATCCAAATTCTATTGTAATCCATTATTTTCAGGCAGAGTCTGTTCATCTGTTCCAAAAATTGATTGAACATCAGTCCACCCAGAACCAGTAAGTATACTACTCGCGATACCAGCCACTGGATATCCTCCAAGAGTTTTTGGAATTGTAACTTTTCCACCCAAATGCTTTTTAATCTTACGAATATAAGCAGTACCATTATTGGTTATAACATAATCTATATCTTCTTCTGGTATTGGATTTTCATATACCTTAGCCGAACCGAAAATAGGATATAATGTTACGTCATTCTATGACCGTATTCTCTCCAATTTACGAGGAGATGTTTCATTTTTATAAGCCCAGCCTTTAAATACATAGGTATCAAAAATATCTAAATCATCACTGGACTTCCAAGGTATAGTTGTACAAGGTTTAGAAGATAAAAATTGTCCAGAAGGCACAAGCTATATCTCATATGCTTTCGGATTACTTGGATTTTCATTGTATAAAACTTCATTTAATACATAAGTGATACGATAATTATGAATTGTATAAACGGCGTAATAAACATCTTTATTCAATTCAGTACTAAATGTTAATTCATCCAAATTAGCTAAATGATTTAATATTTCGCTATCATTATCAACAATACTATTAGAACCTAATACAGGAACACCATTTTCATCTACGAAAGTATCTAAACCATAAGTAATAGCATCGGCTTTAGAAACCCATCCACGGAAATCATAGTGCGTTCTAGTACAATCCGCTATTTTGCTCGTCCCCTCGGGGAAGACTAATACCGGTTCATCACTTTCAGGACTACGGTATATAGCAATTGTATTCTGAATGTTATCTACAACTTCAATGAATTGCGCACGTGGACAATTGGTAACGTATTTAGCGCAAATTGTTAATGGTACATCATCCAACGTTAAATTGGCATTATACTTTTCTTGAATTGCATATAGATCATATTCATTAATTGGATGCTCTTCATCATTATCGACATAGATGTCGCCAGTAATACGTGGCAAATATTTTGCACTACCAAATTCATAAGTATCACGGAAGATATATTTTTGATTAGTAACTAATTTTGTTTCATCTTCATAATCGTGAATGAACAATTTTAAAATGTCTAAATTTGGAATACCGTGCATTTGATCAACATCATCAATAGCATTCTTATTATATAGAATCTTTGTATTATCATAACTATATACGCCACCAAGATTCTTTTTCGCATAATCAAAATCAATGCCCGCTGGTAATTCAGAATAAGAATTATTAGCATTACGAATATAATAAGTAACACCAGGCTGCTATTCGGCATCATCATCTAAAAGCATATATGGAGTCCAATCAACATTTAATAATCTAATAAATAAAGTTAATTTATCAGCGGCAGTTGGATTTAAATTCATCTTAATTTTAGTTTTTACCAAATAATCTAAAATTTCATAACTATTTAAACCAAGTACACCGCCTTGTAAATAATATTTCTTAATATTATTACGCACAAGATTATCTACAACAATACCGCCAATAGGAACATTAATTCCCATATATTGATTAATCAAATCTGGATCGCTATTAATATCCATTTTATCAGTGATGTTTTCAATATATAAACCAGTAGCTGGTGTATTATTTGTAGCAAGGCTAGTAATACATTCCGCTCTAGAACGAATAATTTTACGTAACTTCTGTCCTTGAATGATTACAAAATCTTCAGTAGCAGCAGGTAAGTATAATGTCTCAACAACATTACCTTCTGGTAGTGTAATACTATTTAAAGAAGAACCTAATAAACGTGCTGTTTGTAGTTTTAAACAACCACTAACATCAAGACCGCCAGTCATAGCAGACAAATTGCTTAAATCTAAGTATTGTAATAATGCTTTAGCATTTGGATTCAATGAACTACCATTTCTATATGGCGAATTAATACGAATAGTTTCAGAAGTTGCTCCATCATTACGATAATTAGGATCGTCATTACCTAATACCAAACGATTTAATCGAATAGCACTACCAAGAGTTAAACGATCCAAATATTTAGTGCTTAAATCACCAATATCTCGTAAATAACTCGGCCCTTGAATATACACTAACTATTGAGAGAGCGGTAATCCTTGATTAATAGCTTCTTGAATTGCTGGTAATGGATTTACACGAATATAACCATTGACCGGAGGATTCTGTACATCAAAACGGCTATTATTTTCATCACTACGTCGTACAATTTCATCATAATAAACAGATACATACTGCGTTAAATACGGAGTAATATTAAAATAAGCTGTTGCGTCTAAACCGGCTTGTCTTAAAGCTGCCTATTTAGTTGGATCATTCTACCAAGTTAAAGCATCTGGATCAGAAGTACCAGTCCAGTTGGCATCATATCGCATTTCGATATTTTCGCCGCCCATCGAACTATATGCTCCACCAAGCCATTCAGAATCTTTATAATTAAATCTATTGCGGAAGAAAGCCGCACGATTTAACGAACGATCACCTTGCGCGCAATATAAATAAATATACTCACTATCAACGGCTTTGTTGCCGTTGTCTTTTTCAATAAAACCAATTTCACTAATAGTCGGCGCTATATATTTATAAAAAGCATCAGCATTTTTCATAATTGGAGTCCAAGTATCTGCACTATTTGTATTATAATATTTAATACAATTATTAACACTTAAACCATTTTTTCTCCAATCAATATAGAAACTCTTAATTTCAGGTAAGAAACAAGCATAGAAATTATCCCAAAGAACTGAACCAGCGCCTGAGAAAATACCATCGTCTTGTGCATTAACATCATAATCCCAATAAACTGAACCAGAGTTATTAATACCAAGTTGTGTATCCATATCATAGAAAATTGGATACCAGATATATTCTCCGCCTTCTTTTTCCGGTCCCCAAGATGCAAGCATCATATTTTTCTCACGACTATCATACATAATGAATAATTCAGTGAGGATAAAATAAGCTGCACAATATTGGAAATTTAAGTGATCATTAAATTCAGCGTGATATTTACTTAAACGATAATTTTTAGTATCACGTTCAAATTTTTCAAATACATTTGTTATACTAATATTTTTATGTGTTTCTGGATCGGTTACTACAATTTCTTCAGATTCTACGATATTCATTAAAGCAGGGGTTGGCTCTTTATGTGTTTTTGGTACAGCCTTGCCATCAACTCTAATAGCTTCATTTTTATCTGTAGTTACTTCAGCAATTGTAACCCCATCTTCTTCATAAGATTTAACCCATATTTTTCTACCATCATTGTCTATGTCTTGTACATCTGTGCCAAGAGCTTCTTCGGGATCCAAAGTTTCTATAATAGTATCATCAGGACCATATCCAGCGATATAAACTGGATCACCATTTTCATTAACCTTCTATGTTTCTCCCATAATTTGATTAATATGGTACCAACTAGTAGGAATGCCGCTTTCAGCATCTTTTGTTAAATAATAAGTCTTATTAACACGGATATAATCTTGTGTAGTATCATTCTGCTATAATGTCTATTTTTCTTCTTCAGTTGCCTCATTTGCGCGGACGATTTCTGCATCCCACGCACTATCACGTGTAATGTAACTTACAGGCGTCGGCAAAACAGCATTAATCTCATCTTCATAGATTGTATTAAGAGGAACTTCCGTCGATGTGGTTGGATTAATAACAGTAATATTGTATGTGTCATTTTCTTCGTCATATTGAACATTAAACCAATCATTAATTTTAGTAACTTGAGTGCGCGCGGCGTTACTATAAATATAATAATCACGCATTAACTCAATTGTATGAGTCTCTTCATTAGCACGATATTTTATAGCTCCAATCGCATTCACAGGAGTCGCAGATAATTTATGAGTACCAACACTAGTTAAATCATTCGTATCCCAAGGATGGACGTCAGTAGAATAAATCCATTCAGATAACGCCTAAAGATTTCTCATATAATAGCGCAACTTATCATGTGTATCTTGTTTATTAACACTGGTATCTGCTTTATACATATCTTCCATCTTAAAGTCGTCGCCGCTATATCTGTTTTCAAAGAAATTATAGAAATCTACTATATTTAAAGCAAGATCTGAATTATAACCGATTGCATCAAAATCATTCCGTCTAAAACCAGTAAAACCATGCATATTAGATTTCAATTCCCAACATTCAGCGACATCTTTATATGTAGGATTTTCTTTAATTGTGCCATCTACTTTAGTTAGACTATGAAGGAACTTATGCGGTTCTTTAACGCTAAAACCAAAAGAAGTATTGGCTCCTTTATCAATATTAAAATTATATCGTCCAACAAATTCAGGGGCTTCAGTACTATTTTTCTTTTCGTGGAAGATTAACATTGGGAAACCATAAACTGTTGTACGATAATTAGTATTTATATTATCTAATAATTTAGACAATGGATGTTGTAATCCCATATTAGAATTATATAAAAGCTAAATATAATTTGCTAATGGAGTATTATGAGAAGAAGAACTTTCCATATAGTCAGCTTTAAAACAGAAACTTGTTTCAGCGATTCCATTGCCGATATCAATTTTCTTCATTGTTTCATAACCAGCTGTAGCAAAAGCCTCTTCATCACTTGACCAAATATGACGTCTACTATCATCGCCATCCCAAGTGTCTAATTCAAAAGGATAATCAGCCGTATAGCCAGACTTACCCTCTGGATCTTTTATCTTAGCTTTAAAATTACGCCGTGGATAACCCTAAGAAGAAGTACCCTAAACATCTAATTCAACATTTCTACACTTAAATCCAAATAACTATTTACCACTTACTTTTGGTACTTCACCATTTGGATCATAAAAACGAATATCACAATAAACTTTAACGCCTTTTTGATATGGTAATTTATCGTCACCGTAAGTAGAAATAACCATAATCGGCATACCTTTTTGCATACCAACAGGTTTATTTGCCGCAAGAAAACGACTGCCCATTTTTTTACTTAATGCTACAGTTTTTTCATAGTCTAGAGTAACATAACTTTTTTTCTCATATGGTACAATACGCGTAATACTATTCTCTTCATAACGAGAAAGTTTCGTTTCTAGTGTTGGAGCATCTCCAATCCAGTTCGTTACAATACCATCAAATGTTAGTGCAGATTTATAAACACGGATATTGTATATGTCTAAATCGCAGTAATCTGAATTAAACACAAATTGCTATACGCCAGCAGCAAAAGAAGTATTATCCGGCCAGTGTTCAACACCGCTTAAAACACCATTAATATATACATATAAAAAACTAGTGTCTTTATCAGCGACAACAGAAACTTTTACTTTATCATTATCTGCATAACGCACATTAACAATTTTAGTACTACTAGCAAACATAGCCTCCTGAGTACCAAAAGCAAGTCCAATACCATTATTGAAAAATGTTCCAACAGCATTCGCAATGTTTCCATTAGCATCATATTGGATATCTTTTACAACTTCATATTGTCGTTCATCTTCTGGCACATCTTCTTGACCAGCTTTAGGAACAGTACGCAATGACAATAATTTAGCATAATTTAATGCATTACGACATTTAAATTCTACTTCAATAGTAAATCCTTTATCCTCAAGTTTTTGTTGTTGTAAAATCTCGTTAAAAGGTATAGTAACTTTTGCGCCATTAGTTAAACGCAATACAGTGGTTCTTAATTGTCTAGCGTCATTCTCTGACATACCACTATCAATGGCTTTTTGAATTTCGTTCTCTTCAAGAGCGACGTCTTCCCAACCATTATTATACCAGTTAAAATTTTCAAGAATAGCCGAATAAGTTGTAGTAGCATCTTTCTTAAATGACCAATTCTTTCTACTAGTTAAAGATTCTTTATTAGAACGATCTTTCGCAGTTAAATATAAGCACAAATTTGATGTAAATGCATCCAAATTTAATTGGCTCGGTAAAATCGTAACATTAAATTCGCGCTGTACATCTTCAACTCGTAAAATAAATACATTTGGCTATAATTCCTGATCAACTACATATGTTGAAATATTCCAAGTGTCATATGTACCATCATATGATGCAGCAATTGGCGATGTTGGCAATTCTTCACCGTTAATATACTGATGCAATTCAGAAATCTCTTTTCCTTTTTGATAAACTACATAAGGAATATGAATTATATTATAATTTTCTTCTTCTGCATCTTCCCTATAAGAAGAAATTATGATTGGTTTTGTATCGCCTTCAGCTGTAGCAAAAATAATATCATACCAATAACTCTATACTGGATACTCTTCATTATTAACAACAACATAACCATCATACCGCAAACTATGATTACCATGCTGTACATTTATTAATGCTTCATCTCCACCAGTACGTCCTTCGTCTGTATCAACACCGCAATTAAGTTGAATAGAACTATCGCCCCAAGTACGCACTTCTTTAATTAATTCATCATCAAAATAGACTTTAATAAGTCCTTGAACTAATGTATCTTCTTTTATACCACTACTTAATCCAGCAAAATTATAATCATAAGTAATTAAATGCTCAGCAGCAGAATCAGAGCCATATACTTTAAGAGGATTCCAACTTGCTCTAGGTGCAAAATTTGCCCTAAACATTACAACTGCACCAGTAGAAGTGAGTTCATATTGCGCAGCAGTTAATTTTAATGTAATATCATTGGTGCCTTCTTTTAAATACTCCAAAGGAATGGACAATGTTACAGAAGTGCTATTAATTTCCTAAGAAGCATTACTTAATTCTACAACTTCAACACCATTACAATAAACTGTAAAAATACCTCTATTAATAGTAGCAGTACGACTATTTAAAAGTACTTTCGCAACAGGATGTTCTGTTATAAGACAACGCGCAGGAAAATTCTCTATCCAGCTTATTACCAATGGATTCGCATTGCTTGAAGCACCACCGCCGGCGATTGCTTTTGTATAAATGGTCTATCCATCTTCACTTATTTTAACTACACGATAAATAATATTTTCACTTGTAATAATAATATTATCTATCACAATTTTCCGTGCATCAATATCGCCTTTATTAAATACCCAAAATAAATTATTGTCTTCCTGCGGTTTTACGCCAGGAAGTGCTTTAATGAAAGCGACATCTCCACCGCCAGAAACGACATAGCGATGAGAGTTAGCATCAAAATATAATTTACTCGCAGTAATTTCTGATGTTGGTATTGTATTATCATTGTCATAAGCAAAATATACATTACCATTTTTAATTGGTACAGCATTTAAATTTGTTATCTATTCTTCTGTACCACGATATACATCAAAAATATCATTAGATATTTCGCTTGCCATTAAAAATCTCCTTTCTCTCATTAAAAAACAGGATTTTTATATTAAAAAGTTCCCCAGACTAAATCAATAACAGTTTTATTGTCTGCAACTGAGAGATCAAGAGAACTTGATTGAATTGTATCTGTAGCCGTAGGCTAACCGACTCTATCTTGAATGGTAAAATTAGTTGAAACGCTATTATCATTATTAGCAATTTTTGAAACTTCAAAATTTGTAATATTATTAATTGTGTCTTTTATTGTAATAGGTGTCGTAGTAATACCAGTAATGTGTCCAGTACTATCACTTGTAACACCAGTTACCGCATTAAATGTTAAACTTGATCCATCGTTTTGAGTTACCGCAGTATTTACAGTGTCATTACGTTCAACAGTAGAATGATTAATAGCAATCTAAGTACTATCTTCACCACTAAAAGTAATATTTGTTCCAGCTTCAAATACAGTTAAAATGCCACGACTATCTTCGAATGTAATTACTTGCGCTTCATCGTCATAAGTAAAGAAAAACCTATTTGTTTCATCAGAACCAGACGGAATATAAGTCCAATTAATAGGTTCTGTTAAGTAGCCATCAGTTTCTACTCCAGCAGCAATAAACATATCTCCTACACGACAATTCTAACCATTGTACATCGCCGCGGTAACAACTTTATAAGTATCTCCATTTTGTACATTTGTTGTTGGTAAAGTAGATACTGTTGCTCCAGTAATTGAACCGAGAGTGCCTCTAAATGTCATAGCATCTAACGCTTTTAACTGATTACTAATTAAAGTATCTACTTGCCCAGTTGTATACACATCTAATACAGCAGTACCAGAAGCAAATATAGCGTCACTAGTACTTGTTTTACCGTAGGTAATTGTTGGTATTACAGGATCAGCGGGAGTTAAAATAGTCCCAACTGTATCTTTTAATGCTAAATTTAAATTACCATTATTATCAAAATCAGATGAAAATTCAACATAATTTCCCGATCCAGTAAAAACAATATTTCCAGTAGCATCTTTAGTGATAGTTAATCCAGTAGAAGCTATTAAATTGATTGGATTAGGATCAACTTCAGTAGTATTAACTGTCTACCCTGAAGCATCAGTTCCGGTCTATTTATTATTAATATTAATTTTTACACCCTTATTGATTGCTTCAGTAGAAAAAGACGCACTTTCTTTTAAGTTTGCTGGATTAATAACGATATTAGCAACTACAGAATTTGAATCATCAGTTGTGTTATTACTAGTTATTTTTAATAAATCTGTATTTGAGCTTGTATAAGTTGTTGTTCCATTAACACCAATAGAATATCTATCTAAAATAGAAGTAGTTACAGTCGTTACATCATTGGCGGTATCAGCACTTTGATCTATACGACTAATTAAATTATTAATGGCAACCTATCCATTAACTTGTGCCCATACTCGTTTTGTAGCGTCCCATTTAGCTAAAATGTTTTCAGAATTTGCATAGTATAAAGAATGCGGGTTTGGATTTTCAATAGCTGTAATTGCCGCCCAATTAGCATACTCAACAAAATCGCCAAGCCTAATTCGTTGATCTTCACCGATATCAACATACATTGCACGTTCATCGGTAGTAATATAAATAGTACCATTGTTAATAGGCTAATTATTTAAGCTACTTAATGTACCACGTTTAAAAAATACGTTCGCCATTTACTCACCACCCTTATCCTTGCATATTTATCCACTCTAAATCATTCTGCGGATATGACCAATTACCAGTAGAATCTAAATACATTGTTGAAGTTAATCCACTCGGCGCACGCACTATACCACTTATAGAACCATTAAAATATGGTATTCTAATTTCACCATTTACTGGAACGATTTCAGTATCGCCGCCATAAAATTTCATTTTTTCAACGTCTTCAATTCTTTTGACTAAACCAGTAGAAACATCTGGCGCCACACCGATACTACCGACTAAAGTTTTTAAAGATTGTACATCTTGTTTTAATGCCGTTAAATCTGTTGCGATACCTTCAGCAGTAGTAGGATTAGGTTCATACCAACCAATTACTAAATTGCCATTATCGTCACTATAAACTCTTGGCGTTAATCCACTTTTCCAAGGATGTTCATTATCAACGATCTATTCGACATAATCTTCTTGTTCAGCATCCCAAGCAAAATACTTTTCACCATACCCGGCTAAACTAACAATACCGCTATTTTCATCTTGTACAATAGATTTATTATCAACAGCTATAGTAGCCTATGTTAATTTTTCATCTAATGTATGCCCATCGCTAAAAATAACTTCATTACTATGAATAGTGCCAGTTAATTTATACCAATCTGGTTCATCTCCTGTACTAAGAGCATAAACAAAGATATCTTTATTTCCTGAACTATCTTCAATGACCATTATGTCATCTAAAATGGGGGCTTTATCCCCAATAATACGAGCGATAGCATTTGCATCTGCCTCGCCGCTATTACGATTACCAAAATAATAATGCGCCGTACCAATTCGAGTTAGTCCTTTATATAACTCATTTGTATCTTCTAAGAAGTATAAAGCATTACTTTGTATTGATCCGCCTTCTATTTCAGCATCATATGCCGCACGAGAGCCAAATTTAAATAGCACTTTCGCCATTTATTCTCAACTCCTTCGGTCTTCATTCTTTTATAACTCAAAAATGTCAATAAACAATTTAAGAGGGGAGACCAAAGTCTCCCCTATATAATTACGCGGATTTCCATATCTTCAGGCTTACTTCCCCTTCGCCTGAAATCTCGGAAAAAGCCGAAGCCTATCCATTTTTATGTACCTGAGATGTCACTGCACCAGTTTGACGCACAATCATAATATCTGCCTCAAGCAATCCTGAACTACACAGAACACGGAAGGAAAAACATAGACCGCTTCCAGACGGTCGGCAAATACTAAGTGGAGTAGACCAACCCTGAGCCTACAGGCAGGCCGTATAAAGTCCTTCCTCAATCAAGTCTCCCTCTGCTGTCATCTCTGTGTCTCGACAAGCCGTAACAGAAATCAGCTTCCCAGGCAACACAGCCTCAAGGCTCTGAGCCAAAACATTCCCATCTTCATCCACCGACAAGACCTATCCGGCTTTCGCAGCTCCCTGACTCTTGTCCACCTTGCCATCCAAACGATTTTTGATTATCCCCGCAAACCCTTTCAGGCCCGTTTCATCTAAATATGCCATATTATAACTCTCCTCATAGTCCCACTGTCTGTACAGCACTTTCGATTTCTGTTGACGTCATAGCAGTCAGACCATCCAGCTTGATCTTATCCGCTGGAGTCATAAGCCCAGACTTACTCTAGGTGGCAGAGGAATATGTCGTATTGCTAGCAGGGATCCCTAATGCGGTAATGTCTGATTTACGTACAGCGGTTCCGGCCGTGACGTGACCAAGGGCGTCCACTGTTACCTTATACATTCCAGAAGAAAGTGTCTGTCCCTGTGGATGCACGTACCGATTCGCCCGCTCCTCGATTCCTGAGAGCTTTTCCTTTTCCGCCGCTGTAAAATCAGCGTGGGAAAGTCCCTTTCCTTCTTCCTTGTCAACTTTTCCATCTAATAAACGTAGAATACCAGCATAAAACCGGCTAAGCCCACCGGCATCTAATACCTTCATATTATATTAATCTCCTTACTAGAACAGCGCATCAATCTCACTGTCCGTAATCGCATCCACAGCAAATAATTCACCAAGTGCGTCCCATTCTTCTCCAGTCCACGCATAATTTATGCCACGAGCTTTTACATCCCAAACATCGCCCGCAGAAGCATTTTTTGGTAAATCTGAAACAGTATTTACGCTACCTTTAAAACGATATACATTAGTTAAATCAATACCGCTATTTAATATTATCTATTTAAGCTAAGCAGCCGTAATAGTTACTTCATCATTTGTACCCATTCCAAGAGTTAAACTACCGGATAATTTATCTTTATCTGTCCAAATGGCTTTTTTGTTATCATCAATAGTTAATACAGTACCGGGCATTGGATTAGAAGGGAGAGAACTTCCTCCTCCATTTGATTTACCTTTTAATGCAATCGCCGCAGCTAAAGTTTCAATATCCATAATTAATTACCCCTCTGATATTTCCTATGTTTCAGTGATAGAATGCCATATACCAAAAACATCTAATTGATACATACTTTCAAAACCTGCAATATAAGCAATAGTGCCTGGTTTATATTCGTCTTTAATAAGAGGTAAATCATCTGGACTAGTAATTAAAACAGTTTGTAACTTTTCTGCTTTATGTAAAACACCATTTTCATCTATATAATCATATTTAGAAGTAATACCCTATGTGCGCTCGGCTGGATTTTTTATATAGGTTTCAATAGGCATAAATTATCCCTCATTTCCATTCAATAACTACAATAGTTGATTTAGTTTCTCGGCTGTTATTGTAACTTCATTCACTGTGCCTGCGCCAAGTGTTAAACTGCCAGCGAGCGTTTCATTTCCGCTCCAATCCAATGTGCGGGCATTAGAACGAGTAGTACTATCACCATTACCGACAATTTCAACATAATTACCACGCTATTCTTGAAGGACTACTTCTTCTTCGGTAACCTTATCTTCTACATTATATTCGCCAAAAACGTGTGTAGATTTATGCCAAGCAACAGTATGATCACCTTCAGTATGTGAGCCTAAACCAGCGGCATTGGTCTCTAAACCTTCAGCGTGCGCTCCACGCTTAGCGGCAATAGATTCAACGCCTTCTGCGTGCGCAGCATAGGCATACGCTTTCGTTGAATCGCCTTCTGCATATGAATACTAGCCGGATGCTTCTATATCAGTACCATTATTAGCAACAATAGAATTATTTTCCCCTTTAATAAACGCTCTAGTGCCTATTGCATCATTAATAGCTGTATCTCTAGCTGTTATTTCAGTACTAATCTACTTCTACAATTTAGCGATAGCCGCATTTAGACTATCAGTGGCTTCAACAGCCGCATTATCCTATCCTAATTGATAACCTTTTAAAGTCAATGAACCTATATCTACACGAGTAGTAGATAATGCTCCTGAACTAGCCGTTAAACTCAATTGTGTAATAACATCACTGCCACTGGCCTGTACATCAGTCAAAGAAGGCTGTGGAATTGTTACTGTAACAACATTATTATTAGAACTATATGCTATTACGTGCCCAGCCTAATCAGTAGTAAATGAACACACAGGTTTAGGAATATTAAAAGTGCCACCAAAACTTGGTGTTTGCGCTGTAGTTGAATATTCTAATTTATGTTCTCCTGCGGTAAGAGCGCTTATCGCATGACTAAATGTAATGCAATCATTCGTATCCTAAGTCTAAGTATTTGTTCCAGCACGATTGGCCGCAATATTTATCCATTTATTACCTGCATATAATGTTAAAACATCTGTTAGATTATCGGCAACACAACTACCTGGTACGTGCCCAACAGTATTAGTCACCCCTTCTGGAATTGCGGCAGTAGCAACAGCAATCTCTTTAAAATTTTTAGGCATAGTATAAGTATGTTTATGTCTAGACAATACATGCCCCGCCGCATCAAATGTAAAAGTATCAACGTTAAACGACTCTGTAACATTTGTATCATTAAAATCAGTACTGCCAACATCATCTGTAATTTTCTAAACTAAATGTCCAATAGTAAATGAATCGTCCGCCGCATTTGAAAAGATCTTAATCCATTGATTAGAAGGTGTGACTGTAATAGTGTCTCCATTGTTGTCAGCAACAATAGTATCTTTATTACCGATGGGATTGGTTGCTAATTCACTTTCCGCACCAAAAGTAATGGTTTTAAACACACGTAAATCTAATAATCTATCATCTATTGTTTCTGTACGATTATTTAAAACTGTTGCAATTTTATCTAATGACTCTAAACCATCATTATTCGCAGCACGTAAATTATTATTATCACTTGAACGCCCTTCCTCAGTATTTAAATTCTTTATTTCCTAAGAACTGCGTCCATCAGATAATTGTTCAAGTTGTGAAGGCGCGCGCCCATATAACTCACGCAAAATAATATCATAATCTGCTAATTTATCATTCAATCTATCTGATTCTTTATTGCCGATTTGAACATCTTTTGCGTGTACCAATGGATATGTACCAGTACCTTTTTGCGTTAAACCAGCAGGTATTTCTACTGTTCCTCTATATGTTTCTGTAGAAGGAATAGTAGAAATATTATAAAAATTTTTCTAATAGGGATATAAATTGGTGAATAAATCACCATATTTTGGATTTTGTATATCAGCCATACTATCCCTCCTTATTCATAAATTTCTACTTCAATAGTACCTAATGAAGTGTTTGTTGTGCGGTATATGTGCTATTGTGCATCAAACAAATCAAAACCACCATATTGATTGTCTATAAATAAACGATAATTTGCTGATGGAACTTTAATATATAAATATTGATCTTGGCCAATAGTAAATTTATTCTTTAATTCATTATATAATTTTTGAGATGCACCTAATGTTATATTAGAAACTTCCTTCGTGATAGCGTATTGATAACTTTCTAAATGCTTAATTGTAATACTTTGTAATGTCTGTATTTCTCGTTCATCCATTATATATAAAGTAATTACAATATCTGTATCTCCCATTTTTACACTATTAGTAAAATCAATTATACCAGACTACGTTAGATAATCTTGATTATTAATACGTTCTACGATTGTCTAACGTTCGCCATCATTAATTTTATACTAAATACTTTTCCAAGGAGTGTGCAAATCATATTTACAATGCCAAACTACAAAAGTATCTTTAATAGCAGTGGTATCTTCTGCATAAAAATCAGTAACACGTTTTACAATATTATGCTATATGTCAGATAATTCTTCAGAGATTTTATTAAAAGCATTTCCAACAGTATCACAATTAGTATCCTTTTTACTTGTGGCGCTATTTAATTCATGATATGTACTATTGCCCCAATATAAACTATTAAAATATTTTTGAGCATTATTTTTAATAGCAAAAGTTTCCAATTTATAATCTACAGGTAATTTCCAATGTCCACCGCAGTCTAATATTTCTTGATTGTCAACAGACGCAAAATATGGATACTCAACAGTATTACCAAAACTTCCATTGACATATTCTTGCATATTAACTATTTGACCATGGTCATTTGTCATAAGCAATCTATGCGGTTGTAATTGACTATCTACATTACTAATCATATCTTTTAAAATATTAATACAACCAGCAATAGTATCCATTGTGCGCAACGTTGGATTTGTATCGCCCAATAGTTCGTGTAAACGAGTGATTAATCCATATACGCTGTCTTCTTTTATATTATCTACTTCAGTTAATTTCCAACTATCAAAGGGCGCGTAAAAAGTAGCAATTGGCTCAACTGTGTTATTATTAGACAACGTAATTCCATAATTAGACCTATTTACTTTTTTATAGACATTATCTGTATCTAAGTAATATAAATCAGCTTCTGCAAATTCAACTTGTGTAGATAATGGATCATCATTGTCTGTATAATAATACCAAACTTTATCTTTCTCATTATAATGCACCTATATGAATTGCGGGCTATATGTATAAGCAAAAAAATGCTCTTTTACTAACTATTGTGGATCAGTATCCTTTTTAAGAGTATAATACAAATATTTTGTATCTTCTTTATTAAAAGATTTTGCTATATTGTTAATTGCTATCTTTAAATCATCTTCATTGCCATTTTGTACTGCTTGAGCGACTGTGATAACATCACCGTCAATTTTAGTTAGATTAGGTTCAATATCCACTAATGATTTAATTGTATAACCTAACATATCGCGCATTTCATTGATAGCACCTAAAGCAGAATCTGGAGAATAAGAAATATGACGCTTTAAAACACTTTCACCATTTGTTTCAATATCAACACCATCATCGCCACGACGAGTTGCTAAATCAGTATAACGTATTGACACTTCGGAATCACTTTTGGTATGTGTATTTTCCTGACTAATATTATGATCATAATTATACAACGTATCCCATACTTCACAAATGGCATCACCCAATATCGGTAAATGGACGTACCATTCCATTATATCTGCCCTAGTAGTACCTTCTTCTTTTGTACCATCCATATTTATTGTATCATAATATAGTCTGCCACTATGATCGACTTCATAATTAATTGTATTAACAATTTCAGATTTACCATTATTTTGTGGAGTCATATGTCTATAATTACGACTAAACCCTCGTTTATTATAATATATGTCTCCCTATTCAGTACGTGGAGCAGTTATATCGCTTAAAGTCTGATTTCCAAAATCATCCGGCGCACTCCAAGTTCGTACTGAACGTGAAACATTCTCATCAGATAAATTGACAGGATCTTTCATTGGAATGCGTTCACCTGTAGTAGTGTCGTAATAATTTGTATTAGTTTTATTCGCTGATCTAATAGAGACTCCCCAATCAGCCTAATCGTGTAAAAAATAATCAATATTGGTGGTCGTATCTCTATCAAAATATGGAGCGACTGGAACATTACTTGGCGGATCAACAATTAAATGGAAATTAGGAACAACTGTATTTAATTCTGAAACTAATACATATCTATATTTATTCGTTTCAACATCATATGTTTTTCTCCAAGCAGTTGAATCATATCCTCTACCGTATTTTGTAACATCCATATTATAACTAGCAGTATAAGGAGTTGCATTCGGTTCTACTTTAACATATGCTCCAGTTGCTGTTTCTGTATATGTTGCACCATCTGGAATTAAATCTTGACGCGTGGTACTATAAGTATTTTCTCCAATTCTATATACATAAATTGTTTTAGATGGTTCCCCTCCATCTCTCCATATGTAAAACGGGTTAGCTGAATGGTCTAAAGCCAAATCTAAATATATCTATCCATCTTTAGGCGTCTAAATCATATTCAACGGTCCAGAATAAGACGTATTATAAAACATACCGTCATTTGGATTATAATAAGCACTAATAGGTGGAGCATCATATTCAACTAAAACATAACGTCCTATAAATACACCATCAGTTTGTGCATTAGTCTCCATTAAAGTTCTACTACTATATGTTATATCGAAGGAGAAAGCAGTTTTATTACTACTAGATACATTACCATAAAAACCCATCTATTTTCTCACTCCGTTTCATATATATAATCTATAATTAAATAAGCATTAGGATTATTATCTATCATAGTTAAAGAAGCATTATCAAACTATATATCAGTTATATTTGATAAGCCATCTACATCTAACTCATAAATGCCAGTTGCCCCAATAATAATTGGCGTAGTGTGGTTATTTACATAAAATTTTACACCAGGCATAGTCTATACACCTAACTAAACAATAGGATATACAGAATTAAAAATATTACCATAGCGCAAACTATTTCGAGTTAAATCTGATGGATAATTCGCTTTTTGAGTAGAACTGCTATTATTAGGACCATAATAGCGGATCTATCCTATTTTTTTAGCCATCTCCATTTCCTCCTTATATAATACGATCAGTTACGCGGGTAGCATTAACGCTCATCATACCATTATATGCTAATGGAATACTTAAAGAATTAATTAAATATTCACCATTAATTCCCGTTGACTAATCTTCTATCTAAATACGAGTATTCGGTTCTAAATAATAAATTGGTATACTACTAAATGTTATTTGCTCCTGAAAATATGTAGATTCATATACCATATTATCTAATACTTCTTTTGCGCTTTTACCCTACGAACTACGTTTTAAATAATTAGAATATGGTGGAACAATATTGATTTTAACATATGCCAATTTTTCTTCACCAGGTACATCTTTATAATCTTCATTTACAAACAGTAAATTAGGAGTATCTCTAAAATAGATGGCTTTTACCTGATCATCATTAACTGTTTTTGCCCGTCTACCAATCACAGGTACACTATATTGATACAATGCTCCATATTCGTTATTATCAAGAAAATCAATCCAAAAAATTAACTATTCTGGATTTTTAAAGGCAATTGTATACGTTTTTGTGATTTTATCTTCAGTAACAGTAAATAAATCTGGATTCCAATATTTGTTTTCTTGCCATTTACTCCACTCTTCAGCGGTTAAATCACTTTTTGTATATACTGGATCTCCATTATCATCAAGAGCAATAGTTCCATCATCGTTATAAACATAATTAATTCTATTACTTGACCTATATAGCTGCGGCCAAAACGCCAGCATATCTGCATAATAAGCATCATATCCAGTATTAAATCCAACTTCAGTATGCTCATTAGCCCATATCTATTTTAATTCTAATAAACCATCTTTTTCTTCGCCGTCTGGCATTCCATTTATTAATTCATCAATATAGTCCATATTATTAATTTTTTCTTTATATTTTTTATTTAAATTATCTTTTGCCATTTGATAAATTAATTCTCGCCAATCATAATCTCCAGTAACAACTTCTCCAGCCCCATTAATAAATGAATAATTATCAGAAACAAATAATTTATTTTCTGTTAAACTATAATACATCTATGGCTTAATATCAATAGCATATCTTAAATGTATTGGTAACTATTTACCCGAACTATTTGTTCTTTTACCCCATACAGAAAAATCATTTCGAATAGCATTCATCTATGGCTTATTCTAAAAACTTTCTATAAGATAACCACTCATAAAACTATATACATTAGCTGAACTATTTGCTACTGTGTCATAATAAGTCTCATCTTCATTGATTATGGCGTTGCTCCAACTTGAATTAAAATAAATTTTCTTGCGCTAAAAGATAAAATTTCCGTTTGTATCATAATAATATTCAAATTCACCAAGCATTTTAACAATTTTATCTAACATCTATGTAATAGTGCCACCAATATCAACAATTAAATCATCATTATATGTTAAATCAACCGCACGATATCCAACTGTTGTACTCTTATCACCATCAGGATCTACTCTTTTACAAAAATGAAGACGAGCATCTATCTCTCTTACTTCATTTCCATCCATATCTACATAAAAATCATCTGTACGATTTTTATTTTGTTCCCAAATTTTTTCTAATGTAGAACCGATTGGTGTACCACTAAAAGCTATCTACGATGTCCAAACACCATCAGTGCCCAAACGCTATTCGAATACATACATAATACTTTTATGCCCAATATAATCTAATAATTCTACACCACAACTATCCAAATCATTGATGATAATTTTACTATAAGGTTCTTGCGCATATGTATGAACGGCTTCTCTGATAATAGTATAAATTGGAATTTTTTCTTTTACAATAGTACCATCTTTTTTATAATTATAAATGGTACCAAAATCATGTGAAGCAAATAGGGCGCCACCCACTTCTCCATTTAATAAACACATTTTATCTTTTCCAGAAATACTCATTGAAAATCCAGAACTATTTAATGTTGAACTAAATGAAGATAATACATACTCACCAAGAGGAAACCAAATGATGTCATCATATTGACTATCAATAACATTTTTTAAACCAATCTATAATTTAAATTTAGTGCGCAACGCCCAATCTAAATCATTAACTTGAATATTATTAGTAATTAAAGTAAGGTTACAAGTGCGGCGGACCGCACTTGAACCATTTATATTAACTGTTCCACCAGTAACATTACCTGTAATTTCGGCTATTGGTTCACCATCAACAGAAAGAGTGATGACTTTAGCGTAAACTTCTTTATGCCGGTACTGATCTAACTTGATTAAAAAATCTTTATCTAATAAAGGATCAATCATCGCTTAAAATCAACTCCTTCTCTTGAATAGCTAATCCCTAATCCAAACCATCATAAAACGCTTTTTTCTTATTTAACATATTATATTTATTGCTATTAATAGACTCAAAAGTCCAGGGATCTTCTTCAAAAAAATTAGTTATTGTTTCATCACTAATATTATAAGGGACCCATACATTATCATCAGCAAAAGATAATCTTTCATCTTCATCCAATCGATAAAATCTTCCATTAAGCCAAGTATAAAAATTCGGTCCAGTCATAAAAGGAGACCCTCGTACTAATTTTATTAAATTATCATTACTGATCTATCTAGCATATGCCTTAGTAGTCGCTTCTGTTGTTAATTGCACAAAATCTAACGCACTGGCGTGATATTCCATTTCTGCTTTTTCCGCATCTAATTTTAAATTATTAATACTATTTCCTAAACCTGGTACAGTATTAGTGCTAGTATCATTTTCAATTCCATAAGTAACTATTAATTCTTGATACCATATTTCAGCATTAACAGCTGGTCCCCAATTAATAAATGAAGGCAACTCTTCTTGTAATGGGACAGTAATTTCTCCAGTTTCAGCAATGTCTAAATAAGTATTTCCAATACGCACATAAGTTGGATACGTAACAAAATCTTTTTTATCTTCAATATGAAAATGATGTAATACAGCAGTATATTTTAATTCGCCCTAATTTGGATCAGTGATATGACTAAAATACCATAAATCTCCATCTGGTAGCCGAAATAAAACATTGTCTGTATATCCGGATGTATCTAAATGTAAATTATAATATTGCGCATAATCTGTGTTTATTAATCTATATTCATCATCATTTGACATCCGCACAGATAAATCAATTCTTTCTGGAATCCTTGCGTCGCCTTCTGGATAACCATTATAAATATAAGACCATTGATTTTTATCGTATACTTCTAAATTATATTTTTCAACCAATTCTTTCAATGAACCAATGTCAATAATTTCGCATTCTGTTTTAAAATGCATTTGATAAATACGAGTTACCTAATGTTTCAAATCCTAAACAGTATCTAACCAATTTGTCTTACTATCCATTTCATCACTGCCACCGGTCCTAATAGCACCTTGACAATAATAAAATCTATCCTAAGATACCATCTCAGATACTGTATCAAATTTATTATTGGTTACGGCTAATATACCATAGTTTAACATTCCACCCATATTACGTCTAATACTGTTTCGTCTTAAAAAAAGTCCTCTTGCATTACCATCAAAAGATGCTTCATATTGTCCAGTATTTCCAATCTCATATATCTCATCATTAAGAACAAACTGTGTCCCAGGCATACAATCAGTAAATTTAATATAATGCGCGGAAAAGCCATTCATTAAATCTGTTTCTGCCAATTTATCAATTGCCGCATTTATTGGATCTTCATTCTTACTAATTTCATATAATTTAATTAAATTTTCTAGTGCATCAGATAACATAATAGTACCAAAGCGCAATTGTAATGGTATATTCGGTTCTGTAGATAAAAAGTTATATTTAGATAATTTATCAGGAGTAAAATTATCCACTTCTGTAGCCTAACAATTAAATGTATGTATCATTCTACTTAAACTATTATTTGGTGTTAATGACACATTCATTAAACGCACAATATAATTTCCTTCTGCTGGAGATCTAAATAATTTAATTTCTCCATTGTTTAACCAATCTAATACGCTTAATTTAAATCTGCGCTCATAACTTAAATTTTCATCCGTAATATCAGTGCTATCCTACCAGTCTGCCGGCATTTTTAAATCATTGACACGATTCATAAAATATTCATTTTCATCAGATAGATACGAAATTAAACCAGAAATAGGAAATTCTTTATACTCTACATAACCATTGCGGAAAAAGAATGGAAACTGACTTCCCATTGTAGCTTTTTTATTTTCCTATACAACAGTTTTAAATGAACTAACTTGTGGATTAAAGCGTATTCTTAACTGCCGTTTTCCATCAAATAAATAAGCGTCTTCAAATGCGGCCTAAATATCTTCTGTAATAATTCGTCTTGAATAAATTCCTGCGGTATTATATTGCTAAATCGCATATCTATAAGTTTCACCTTGTTTAACGGTAAAATCCTAAAAAATATACCCTTCTGGTAATTGACCTGATAACTAAAAATAATGTATTTTAGTCCAAATGGTAAAGTTCTATTCACTGGACGCACGACTTAACGCATACATTCCAGCGAGTCTTGGCTAATTATAAGTTTTTGTCTCTTTATTCCATACTTTATAGCTTTTTAACCAGACATTAATACATCCATTATCATAATCTAATGCGCTATATAAATCCGCGTCTAATTCTGGTTCAATAGATGCTGTAGCCACAATTGTATATCTTGGACTATTAACTACTAAATTATTATTTGTTTTTACAGAATACTAAACAAAATATTTAACATTAATTTCAAAAGACCATAAAAACTAATAACTATCTGTTGATTCATATGTTAAAGTGTCATTCATAGAATTATGAACACACCAGTCAGAAGTTTCTATCACATTTAAATCTTTATCCATTAATGTAAATTTATATTGATAACATTTTTCTGTCGATTCTTGTAAGTTATGATAAACTCCAACATATGTACCAATATCTGTATTTGTCATTTGTTTATTAAAACCAAGTATAGAAACAGTAGGATAATATGTATATTTTATAATACTAACAGTTGAATAGAAACCAGTATTCCCATTTTTATCTTTGTAAGCTAACTAAATTTTATAAAATTTACCTAATTTAATTTTTTCCGCAACAGCTTGCCCTTCTGGAGTTTTATTTAATTTAAAAATAACAGATGAATTTTCACCATCTTGCTCCCAATCTGTTGTTGTGGCATTGATGATGCCATAAAGAGTATCAGTCTCGGCATCGCGTATTTTTAAAGAAAATCCATAAACTTCTTGATTACTGACTACTCTATTCATAGAAAAAGGGACGGTAATAAATACCGCCCCTGTTCTTTTATCCGCGTAAAACGGTGGAATAGTGCCAGCAATAATTGGTGGATATAATTTGCTGGTTGCCAACGATTACGCCTCCTCGTCTATAATAACCTCAAGCGCTGTCAACTGCTTTGGAGTAAACTCTAAATTCTCTAACGCGCTCATTGGCAATTTACGCAATTCAACATTACTCGTAAAATTATTAAGTTCTTCACGTGCCGTACGACATTCTTCAATTAAATCTTCTTTAATCTTAAATACGTTTTCACGCTCTTGAATGTAATTACCGTTCTCATCTTTTGCTAAATATTTCTCCGCAAAAGCTTTTTCTTGCTCAATATAAAATTCTACTTCTTTATTAAGTAAATTCATATCTTTCGCAATAATAAGACTAAGTTTAAAAGGTAAAGACTTAGTCTGTAAATCAGTAAATACTTCAATTAAATCATTCATTTGTTGAAAATTAAGTTCCATAATAAATTATCTCCTTTTTCTCTTTTTAATTTGGAGTACTAGTTTGTCCATCAATTGTAATATTAACAGTGGTACTATCTGAACCGCCTTCACCATCTGGTACAGAGATATAATCATAACCACTACCAGAAAAGTGGTGCGTATGATTATTAAAATCAGATCTTAATGTATCAAGATCAGTCCTTAATTTATTAATTAAATCTAAATGTTCACTTAAAGTTTTACTAATTGAAGTTAAAGCGGTAGCTACAGTTCCACCATCTTCACCAGTTAAAGCAACATTTGTAGCTGTTACTGCGACACCTTTCCAAGTTGCATCTTTTGTCGGTTGACCTGTTATCCCAATACCACCGTCAGAGCCACCTGTAACACTAAGTGACCATCCTTGTCCTACTAAAGTTGTACCAGTAAAAGAAAGACTCTCTAAAAAGAACGCTCCATTTAATAAATTTGTTAAAGCACCGGCCAATGATTTACCTGCTGAATTAGCCGAGCCGACACCTCCAGAACCACCATTACCTAAATCTTTAATACGATTTAAAAGATCTATATATAAATTCCAGACCCAGGGCTCCATAGCTACTTTTTCGCCCTAAATAAATAACGGACCCTAATCCAACACTAGATTATTTGTTTTAATAGAGCCAGCATTAATCTATCCAGCGTGGATATTCCATTTTTTAGTTGGCAAACCTAATACCGCCGTATTGTTATTTGTTCCAGTTGGATAAAATACTACACCATATTGACCATCATTTAAATTAGATAACTAACCAGTAACTAATTGTACACCAGGATATTCATTGGTTGAAGCCAAATCTTTTTCAAATATACTAAAATAATTTGGATTAATAATCGTTCCAAAAGCAGCATTAACATTATTTGTATCAACTATCTAAGAAGTGTGCTAAGCACCTGCATATGTAGTTATTTTAGAATCCTGTAATGCATTATAAGCCCAATCCCATTGACCTGCTTGAAAAGATGCTAAAGTCTTTTTTGTCTCCAATTTACTTGCATCATATGTAGACAAAGCATAATTTTTTAAGTTATTATCATTAACTGTCCATCCCTGTAATGAATAACCCGCTAATTCAATAGTCCCAAGATTTCTATCTATTTTATTACTTGGATTACTTAGAACAATTTTTCCATTTCCATAAATAACAGTACGCCCACCGCCAAGACGAATTTCAGCATTGGCTGCATCAAATACAATATTATATGGATATAACGAAGTTTCATCATCTTTTGTTCTCCACAGTGTCTATAATACAGTATCTCCAATATACCAACTACCAATACAGCCCCGTCTACTAAATAAAGTTCCATCAGCCCTTAATGCAAAATATGCTTCATCAATAGTATTAGCATAATGTTCTGGAATTACACTATTATCCAAATTACCACTTGGAGTCGCAGCAATTTTAGGACCAGCAAACATTATAAATTGATCATACACTTGATTAACATTTTCAACAGCTACATTAGACTAATTTTTTATTTCGGTGCTAACATTAGACTATTGACCATTATAATCTTGACCGTTAATAGTTTTATTTGGGTCATAATCTTCTTCCATACTGTACTTCGGAGCACCTAAATAAATGATACCATATTTATTTTTTTGTGTCAAGCCGTTATCATCTATAACCCAAGGAGAAGTATAACCTAATATACCTTTGCGCGCCATCATAGTGCCTGTCCAATCAACTGTAAAGAAAGCATTATTTGGACGCAATTCATCTGTAACTGGATCCGAATATAATTCAGAATGCATTATATCATCTTCACCGCAATAAATAGCATAACGATTACTGTCGCCATTATCTGAAGCTATTATATCATTTTGTATTTGTTTTTCAATCTCATCTAGTTGCGCGTCATACTTTTTATTAACTTCAGCAATAACAGTTGTTTCATATAATGCTTCAATCTCTTGTTTCTATTGTAAATATTCTTGTAATTCTTCACCAGTTAAATCAGCAACACCGGCATCAATCATTTCCTTTAAAGACTCATTATAACCATCTAAAAAATACTAATACATATGATTTAAAATATCTATAAATTTTTCTAATTCTTCAATGGTTAAATCAGTCATATATTTACTTAAACCAATAACTTTTGGCTTTAATGGTCCATTTACAATGTTCTAAAATTCACTCGGATTAGTTCTTGGCCACCAATTTGGATATCTACTCGTATTACTTATGTAATATTGTTTATTACTACTAAAAGCTTTATGTTTATCATTACTATAATTTAAATCAACAGGCTATGGTGAATAATAAAAATTACTTTCATCGATTATTCCAGAGGCTGTATATAAAACAGTCTCATCAATTCCTAATGCCGGAAGATATACATCGGCAGCACCAATTCTAAATGTCCCTGCATATTCATATTCACCAGTTGATTCATTGAGTTTATAATGAGAATGTAGTGCGCGGTTATAATTTTCTTTTGTTAAAATTGTTTTCAAATTATCAGGGGAATATATAATACTTAATAAAACATCATTTTCATTTTGACCCTCTATAAAAATTTCATTAAACTAATCGATACAAATTGCTAAATAATTAATAATTTTTAATAGGGGCCATCCAAAATTAAAATAATGCATAGGGTCATATACAAAAATCTATTTTGCATATTTTGAACCAAGCATATCAACAACTTTACTGGTTATAATTGCACGTTCATACTCTATTTCACGCTACCTACGCTCATTAATTTTATCTATAATATCGCTATATTTATTTCTAATGGCTGCTTCAGACTTTAAATCTCTATCAGGATATCCTAAATACATAAATTTATCAGTCACTAAATGGCCATCATTATCTTTAGAATTTCCATATTCATCTTTTTTAGTATGCCTTTGATATAAACCACTTGAACTAATTAACCAATTACCAATTTTACCATATCGAGCAATAATACCACCGGTAGTTAAAATTCCATTATTTGGATCAACAATAAAATAATCATTTGATGCATCTTGCATAAAACTGCGCACCCAATATGTTGATTCTAATAAATCTCCTTCACCCTATATAGTTGCGGTAGACTTCTTCGGTATTTTTGCGTATAAAAAATATGGTGAATAACCCATCGTTGTACGAGGGTCAAAAACATTTTCATTAGTTAATTTAATGGGATCTAAATTAATATAACAACTCTTATCATAATTGCTAATTAAAGAATAATTACCATCAAATTGAATTTGTCCTTTACCACTCTTACCAATAAAACCAGTTCCATCAGTTTTTAATCCAAAGACCTAAACGCCTTTAGAAAAACCATATAAACCAACATCTTGCATAGAACTATCAGCGTTATCAGTCCAATCACCCATCATTACGCCAGTAAATCTATTGTTTTGATCTTTAGAGCCTGCGGATACCATCTTTGATAAAAATGCGTTATTTTCTTTATCAACAAGCAATGAACCATCCCAACTATTAACAAGGGAAGAACTATACTCATTGCGCGTCATAGCAATCGCTTGCCGCACATAATACGGTAAATCTTTATCATTCTAAAATTCAATAATTGTATAATAATTTTCAGCCAATGCATCGTCCCAATACCAAGCAACAGAATTATTAGCCTTATTATTTATATAAGGATTTAACGCATAAGTAGTGTGACTTGGCACTAACTTGCTTGCGGCCAAATTTAATTTATCTAAATAATTTTCGTATTTTTCTTTTTCTTCTGTATATATTAAAGTATCTTGTTCAGTCTAATCAGAACTTTGATATGTAATTACTGCCTGATTATAAGCCGATTCAATATATGTAATTAAATAATTATATCGAACCTATTCTGCTCCATCAAATGATTCAGTTGAAATATTACTATCATAATCAGGTATTGTATGATTCTCATCTGTAAACAACGTCCACAAAAGTGGATTTTGATTAGAAGCAACTTCTCTCTTTGCAACAACTTTTTCATTTAAACTAAAAAAATCAGGAGCAGAATTGCCGTCGCTATCAACTAATTCATTCCAATCTTTACGATAAGTTGGTTTATACCATTGCCGCAACTTCCATTGCGGATAATATTCTTTAATTACATCATCTGGCGCATTTTGTATATCACTTACATAAAATGGCGCAGTGATCGCAATAGGCGCCTTACCGTCAGATCTAAATTCAACACGATCTGGGACACTAATATTATATAAATTATTGAAACCGCTTCTATCAACTAATCTAAACGCAGTAGTTTGATAAATCGGATAGTCTGCCGCATTTGTAACGCCAACACGTACAATTAAAGGCATTCCATTTCTAATTACACCAGTAATTTTATTATTTGCGTAATTGCCCTCCTGGCCAGTTGTCCATACGGAATTCTACCAAGTTAAGCCTTCTATGGGATCATTCTAGCCAATTGTAATGATAGTTGGTGAGAGCAATTCCCAAGTAAAATGATATGCCTAATTCTCAACTTTATTCCCAAACTTATCTGCCACAGTAGCATAAATACTGAACGGTTTATTATCAACCATACAGTTGCCACGAGGAGTTAATTGATGTAGAGTTATGCTATACTCGCTACCCATACTACCTGATTGCCCAAAGTATAAAGTCTTTTGTAGTCTATATTCACGACCATTCCTTTTTACAACCGCAGTAATGTTGTTATGAGTATATCTCATATCCAAACGACTTCGAATATTAAACTTTCGAGTGATATTAATAATATTCTAATTAATTTTATCATTATAAGAAGGACTTGTCGGCAATAATACAGCAGTAGATAAGTCGCTCACAGTCGGTGCAACAAACTGATTAATCATACTTTGATTAGCAAGTTCATCTGTTCCCCAAATGACTTCAATACTGTCATCTTCATCATCAATTGCCAATGGTGTATATTCACCAGTATCATTATTCCTTATCCAAATCTAAACATAATACCATTTCGCAGCATAATTTATATTATTTTCATCTTTAATGCACAAATTAGATTCATCATATACATTAAAAACTCCAATATCGTCATCTTCTACTAAATTTCCATTTTCATTTTCACGCAAAAATCTAAAAATAACTTCATTTACTAAATCATCTGCGTGTGTTTCTATCGTACTATCAACATTAGTAAATACTAACGGCTCACTGCGCAAAGGTACATTATTATATTCTAATACAACACGATATTTTTCTTGCGCTTTTGCAATATCTGGAAATACATCTATAGAAAATTTATTATAAATCTAATTGCCATTGTCAAAAGAGCATTGATTTTCTAGCCATTTCCAGTTGACGCCACCTTGACGCCAAGCATATTGACTAGTGTCTTGCGCGACTCCATATTCGTGTTGATACCAATATATATTGGCATTATATTCTTTTAATTTATTTACATTGTTAATTAATTCAGCACTACCATCTTCTAATTTATGCACCCAAGCAAATTGTAATGTGCGTTTATCTTCTACTGCACGGTCTTTATCAGCATATGGATTAATGCCATACACTAAATTATCATAAGTATATAAAAATACTTTATCAGTAGTGAAAGAATTGGCGTCTACGCCCATTAGCAATTTTACATTAGACACCATAATATTAGGTGGACATTCTTGATTATTAATTTGCCAAGGAATGTCTTTCATTAATTCATCTTTAAATTCATAACCACTACGATGGTCTTGCCAAAAATATACATCAATACGCGTTAATTTCTAAAAATTAGACACATCAAACAATTTCTGTTGTGTATAATAATTATAAAATGCGTATGTATTACCATAAAAATCAATATTATTTAAAAAATATAAAGTTTCTGTGCGCTCAATAGACGCTAAATCTTCAGTTGGTTTAGTCATGCCACGCACAATTAATTTTAATCCGTATGTACCTTGCCGCGGTCTATAATCACCTAATAATGTCTAAAAGTCTGCCGCCACACCAAGTTGATCAAATAAACAAGGTTCATCATCGTCATTAGTCCAAGTATACAACCAATTTATATTGGCTCCTTTTGCGCCTTCTTGATCTGCGCGCAATAAAGTATATTTAGCTAAAACTTGTAATAACTAACTTAAAGTATCCGCATACTTTTCACCGACTGTAATAATTAAACGAGCTTTAGCGCCTTCATATGAACTACCATGACTTGCTCCATTTTCTTCGAGCAAATTTAAATAGTTTTCAGGAAAATTAGTAGTATCTTGATTCTACCAATCAAAATCCGCACTCTATACAATATCTTCAATATCATCTATTAATGTTAATATAGTTTCTTGTCTATTTCCATTATACAATTCATCAATCGCGGCATTTTTCTCTTCTTCTGTCAATGAATTATCAGACAAAATTTCATTCTATCTCTATAAAAAATCATCTGAACTTAATTCATCTGTTATTTGAGACTAATAATCTGATGTTGTATCGTCTAAAGAATTTAAAAATTTATCATAATCATCAGAAAAAGATCCAATAGTATTACCGCCAATCATTGACATAATTTTGTCATATTCATCAGCATTAATAAATTTATTATTAGCACCATATGATTTTATCCCAAGTAAAACTTGCTATTTTACTTGCTCAACTGCCTAACTCAATTGTAGAATATTTTCAAATGGCTGTGCTAATAATTCTTCTATAATAGTTAAATATGACTTCTAGCTAAATCTCGGGTACTAATCTGATATAGTAAAACCAGTAGCAACTGGTGTCACATACTTTGGTATATCACTTTGATAATCATTAATTAATTTTGTAATTTTCTAATAAGTAGCACGTAATTCCTATATTTTAGCATTAATATTAATAATTTCATTGTTATAATCATTACTATCATTGTCAATCCCATGTAATGGATGATTGGCAATATAGCCGTGAACCTAAGTAGCTTTTTCATCTTGATAAGTTAAATCTTCTAGTGATAAAAAATCATCAAAAGGCATCTTAAATGTGAAAGTGCGCTCAGGCTCCTTCTCAATATCTACTTTACGACCAACTATGTGCTTTTGTAACGAAAAATCTCCTTTCGGCACATGCACATATACTGTATCGCCTTCATAATATCTTGAATTATCATTGGAATAGGCATCAAATATCGCGTCTTCAAATTCTACTTTATAAATACCATCTGCTTTATATTTTGTAGACACAACACGAGCTTCTATCGTTTTATCATATTGGAATTTCTATATCTTTGCGTTCATAACAATAGCCATAGAATCAAATAGATTTTTAGAAACTTCATTGCTCGCCAAATTCCATCACTCCTTTTTCTCCAAACTCTATAATTTATCAAATGTTCATTTAAAAAAATTAACGATTATTACCCAAAAAATCGGGGTCTTATATTAAGACCCCGATGAATAAGCATACTAAGATGCTAAATTGGTAAGTTGATTAAATGCATCAATAATATCTTGCGCGGATTGTATATTATCAAAACTCGCGTTAATATTAACAACTTGTGACAATGCATCACCATTTGTATTACCATTAATAACATTCGGATTAACTCCTCTAGAAATTAATCCTAATAAATTAGACATAGCACCGCTATCAATTAAATTCCACAAATTGGAAGTTGATATATCATACTCTGACATTGTGGTATTATGTAATCTACCTAAAGCATTGGCAGAACCCTCAAATCGATCCTCTGTAAAATTAGTAACGTTTTTATTATTATATAATGCATTAAGTGCCGCAGTTGTACCCATTTCAGACGGACGATAAATAGCACCATTATTATAGTACCTATCATTAATACTATCTATGTCTGCTAATGACCGTTGTAGACCTTGCATCTTATTTAATAATTGCTCATAATTGCCCACTGTTGTTTCCAATGCGGCATTATGCTTAACCCAACTATCAGTAGCGGAAGAAATATTCTTTAAACTATCTCCTAAAATCTAATCCAAAGTTTTAATATCTTCTGCGGCTTTTTCATTTGTTTTATTATAGACAGAAACTGAATTTTCCATCGTACCCCAGGTTAATCCAGTCTCACCGCCAACTTTATCAATATCGTGAGAATAGCCACCAATAGCCTCATCTAACTATTGCCGCAAGGTAGTACGAATATATTCGACATATCCACTACTATCCTACATCAATTGCTACATCATGCCGTGAATTTGATCCTGAACTAAACCAGTATTTTCTATAATTGTTTGTCCATAATACTCTTGAATATATCCTTGATTTTCTAATAATTGCTCTTGCGCGCGCAAGCCTTGTTCTTGAATATATTCCATTTGCGCCAAATGCTACTCGGTTAATGTTTCCGCTTGACGATTGCGCTCTTCAAGAGATAAAGTATCATTATCAAGAATCTCTCTCAATTCAGATTGATAATTCTATTTAGATTCAATCATCTATTGTACTAAATCATTTTGATGCTCATAAGCCAATTCATTAATTTGTTGTAAAACATCTTCAAAGTTCTAACGTGCTTCACCGACGTCATCTTCATTAGCAGTATACTGATATCCGTAATTACCATTCTCATCTCTTGTTAAACGTACAGTAGATTTTGCATTCTAAGTATCTTCTAAATCCTACATCGCTAACGCCATTTTATATTGTAATTCGTTCATTTCAATATCATATTCTGTTAAACGATTTTTTTCTGCATATGCATTAATTTCATTCTATAATGCTTTTAAGCGCTCTTTGCTTGTCGCAGTTGTGGAATCTATTAAAGAATCTTCAATCTAACGATTAATCTTAGATACTTCATATAATTCTTTGGCAGTAGATACATACCAACCCTATTGTTCATTCCAATAATTAAAATCTTGCGCAACGTCGTCAAATGATTTTATTAAATTACCATTCGCATCAACTAATGATTTAAATGCTAAATCACTGGCTTTTATAATAGCATCAATGACATTCATAAATTTCTCTTTTGCGTCATCAAGCGTTTGTTGTGTCTTTTGCGCTAAATCATCTTCCGCATTAACAATATGCTCTTCAACACTATCATATTGCGCTTTAAGAGTTTCTGTCCAGCCAGAATCTTCAATCTCTTTTACAATTGCCGCACGAGAAGCATATAGCGTATCCAAATAATCTCTTGCCGCACGCGCAGTTAATAAACTTGAACGATAACTTGTATCATACATTGAATTAAGTTCAGCAAAATTCTGTCCTCTACCCATTAATTGTTGCATTTCAATGTAACTTTGCATCATATTACGGGTATGTTCTATTTTATCCGTATATTTCTATTGTTTTTCTTCTGCTAAACTTAATGTATTTTCATAATATTCTTCAATTTCTTTCTTTAAATCTTGTATGCTTTCTAAATACTCTAAAGTTTTATCTTGTAAATCAGCTAAACCATCACTGTAATCTTGATCATTCAACCGGCCTTCAGCATAGCCTTTTTGTAATTCTTGATAAGCTTTACCAACTGCCGCAAGACTACTCTCATAGTCTCCCATCTTCATCATAGAGACTTCCATAGATTCATCTTGCTTACTTAATACTTCAGACCATTTACTAATATAATAATCTAATTTCTATAAATCTGTATCATTTAAATCAGCTGCAATTTCTAATTTATATTGAACACCTTCAAGTAAAATTTCAGAAATCTTATTCTAATTTTCTAATATATCGTTTTGAATAGTGTCAACCAAATCTAAAGCTTCTTCATAATTTTCTAAAGCTTTCATTCGGCTCTCATATTCTTCATCAATTCGTTTATCTGTTTCATCATCATCACTGGCATCAACAGAAGCATTATACCAATCAATCTATTTACGAATATACTCATCATAATTAACAGTACCATCTGGGTTAAATGTAGCTCCATACTATGTTAATTCAGCACGGTCAGAAGCAAGATAAGCAGCAGCTTCGGCATAATATTCTTCTTGAAGTTTATTTTGTTTTTCTAAAGCTTCAATTTCGGCATTTAAGGCTTTTAAATGGCGACCTCCATAAGCACGGTCTTTAATTTTATCAATGCGATCAAGAATATGTTCTTGTTGCTCAAGTTTGTCACGAACTTCGTGATAACGTTCGCCTTCTTTATTAACACGTTTATGTTCTTTTTTAGTATGCTATTTTCCGCCTCCGCCACCTCCTCCGCTGCTTTTAGGAGTAGAAGCTCCACCGTGTGTCACACCACGTCCGTTATAATGAGCGCCTTTTATTGTATACCATACATATTCCTGTCCACCATCAGTTTCATTAACAGTCGCACTAATAGGGACATCTTGTATTTCATAAGTACCATTGCTTTGTAATACCGGCACCTAATAATGACCACCTTCGATAATAACTTCTTTATCTTTTGGTGGTACAGGCACACGATGTTCTTCAATCTCTGCTTCAACACCTAATGAACTAAGTGCCGCAGTGGCTTCTGCAGCAGTGCTAGCGCATTGATTAACCAACGCTTCACACTAAGAAATGAAATTTTCATCTCTTATTTCAGCACCAACTTCTAATGACTACCCATCTAACCAAGACTACATACTACTTATTAAATCAGACATCTATCCTTGTACTGCATTGCCAGCTTCATCTGTTCCAATTATAATCTAATCAGTACCCTCTTTTAAACTTAATATATCATCAGCCGCAGCAGCAGTTAATTGATCCCAAGCTTTTTCATCACCTTTAATAGCTTTTTCTAATAATTTAGCATTTTTGGTGCTAGTTAAAAAGGCTTCACTTAATTCTTGTGATTCCTATGGTGTCAATTCTAATAAATCAGCATAAATTTCACGAACATCATCTAACGTTTTATTATATTCATTACTATATTTTCTATTTTCACCTAAATTTTTTGAAATCTATTGCAAAGTCTTTTGATATTTACTCATTTTACTTTGAGCATTATCAAAACCTTTAGACTATCTATAAAGAACTGCTGCATTATACTCTAATTCTTCAGTAGTTTTACCGGTAATTAATCCAGCTGCTTTTACTGTTTTCATATAATTATGCAATTCTTGTTCTGTTAAATCAGTAAAAGCTTGACGATACTCATCAACTTTACTTCTATCAAACATATACTCTGAATCATTAGCTTGCGCACCAGCTTCATACATAGCTTGTTTAATTTGTTCAACTGTTTGATATCCCATATTTTTTGCCCATAGCGCGATTGTCTCTGGACTAAATATAGCATTCATTATATCTTCAAAACTATGTCCGTCAGCAACTTGTGCTAAATTGTTTTCATCAAAAGTAATTAATTTTTCTAGAGATATTTGTTGACCGTTTAATGTACCAGAAGTTGCCATCAATGTATTATAAGCTGCCAACGACTAATCAGAATCACCAGAGTGCTGTTTCATCATAGATAGATAATTTAAGAATGAATCTTGAGACCCCATTAAGGCAGAAGCGGTATATTCCCGCATACCACTTCTATATTTCTACATAATTTGCTCATCAGACAAGCCACGATATTCATCTAACAAAAGTTTATTACTTTCTTCATCATAGAAAGGACGATCTGCGCCAGATAATAATCCACTTTTCTATGTCGCGCCAAAAGCTTCAAACTATAATTCTTTATAATTCGCGTCTGGGTTTCGCATATATGCTTTTGCATCTTCATATGAATATCCTTTGGTTTCCATTAAATATCGTAAGATATTCGCCTAAGAATCTATATCGCCTTGCATATCTTTCATAATGGCGTCGCCATTTAACAAAGATTTTCTCGCATCAGCAATTGATTTAAATGTTTTCTACCATAAGTTATAAGTATTTTTAGCAGACTCTTCATCTAATTCAAAAATCTATTTTAAAGCATTACCCCAAATATCTTCAATCTCAGCAAATGTGCTCTATGAACTATTATATAATTTAGTATAATATTTATCAATTGTTTTTTGAACTTGTACCAAATAATCATTTAATTCTTCATCAGTTAACTAATCTAAATCTGTTTTTCCACCAGGCAACTATATCATAGATTTCGCAGATTCTAATGCCCATCGTTGATTATCAGTTAAATTATTGCCTTTTAAAAATGATAAAGTAGTCCGTCTTGATAAAGCATTAAGTTCTGGATCAACTATCATATTTGTATAAGCAAGTTTTGCATCATCTAGACCTTGATAATTTTCTATAGGGTTGTCTTTTAACCAATCCTAAAATCCTGCTCCATACCAATCTATATCAGAAAATTCTTTCTAAATGGCTTCACTTATTTTACTAGCCAAGCCTCCAACATCTGGTTGCCACTCAGCGATACTTTCTGTTAAACCAACTTGTAAACCTTGAATAAGATATGGCGCCAATGCCATAGTTAAACGCGATGGAGATTGAATAAGTAATTCCTTTCTAAATGCATCACTAATTGTATCTCCTAAACCATTAATGTACGCGTTCCATTCAGCTTCCTATCCAGCAGCTTTTATTCCTTCTTTTAAACCATCTATTAAAAATTGTCCGGCCTTTTTTAAATCATCATCCGCATTCTCAAAAGCTACTAAAAAATCTTGAATAAATTGCTAAGATTCATTATCATAATTAAAAAATTGTTTACCAAATTCCTAAAATAATGGTTTACTTATTATCTATTTATCATAGAATCCTTTTTCACCTTTAAAAAACTTAGTAGCATCTATTAATGCAGCTGGATTACCCATAGATATTTTTAATCTATCCGCACCAGGTGCTCCAATTTGCGCTGTGCCCCCACCCAATGGAGTTTTACTACCTGTCATTGACTCCCGAACAGCTTGATTTTTTTCTTCAATCTCAATCTATTTCTTTGGAGTTGGAACCAATTCAGTATCTGGATCATACTCTTTACCATCTGGACCAATTAATATAATTTTAATTTTTTTCTCAGCATTATCAGTTACATTTTTTAATAATTCTTGGCTCGCAGCATCAGGTTCTTCATATGCTAGTTTAATAGACATATTAGAAGGTATTTTATTAATTAATGTTACAACATTTTCAGGTAATTCACCAGAAATTTCATTGCCATCTTTATCTGTAAAACGAATAGAAATTTTACCATTTTCATCGTTAGTAAAGACACGTTCAAACTCTTGTTCTATCTAACCTAATGAATGACCTTCTTCATCAGTAATTTCCATTTGTATAGTATAAGAATTTAAACCATTATTAGTAATTTTGGCAATCCAATTATTTAATTTAAGATCAACCTAACCATCTTTATCTACATCGATTTGTAAATTATTATTATCTAAATCAACTTTCCATTTTTCTATTTTTTTATCTATAACTTCTTCATTTGATAATTCAACTGACATCTTTTTATCAGCCAATGCAAGATTCCAAGCAGCAAGAGTAAGACTAATAGGAACATCATTTCCTAAAGTAACAGACATCGTTTTATCAGCAAGGTCTGCTTTCCATCCAGAAATAGTTTCACTAACTGTCTCACCAGTTGGCAAAGTGACGGCCATTTCTTTATTTTCTAAATCGATATTCCAACTCTAAATTTTGGTATCAACAACAGAACCATCTATTTTAGAAATAGTCACAGACTAATTATCTAAATCCCATCCAATAATAGTATCTTTAACTGCATCGTGCCCAATACCTAAATTAACAATCTGATCTTGCCATTTTTCAGTTACTGGAGTTACTTCATCTTTACCTAAACTTAAATTAATTTTCTAAATCGTTTCAGTTGAAGTAATTTTATCTACATCTTTCATTTGCGCCTAATCAGCAGTAATACCCATTAATGCCGCTGTAGTAGACGCCATTACGCCAGCCCAAATATCTTCTTTATTGCCTTTATTGGCATTACGCATATCATCTAAAATCTGCGCAACGTGCTCGGCTTCTAATCCAGCCTCTAATAAAGTCTATCTTAAAGTTTCTAAATCAGAAAAAGATAAATCTCCTAAATTTGTTAAATGATTTGAAATTAATGACAATGCTTTTTCTGCATTATCTCGCATATTATCCCATTCATCATTAATCTCTTGCATCTAAGTCTTAAAATTAGTTAATTCAATATTATTAATAGTCTATTCTAACTATTTGGCCTCGTGCTCTAACTGTACTAATTCATCAGATTCTCCAATGCCTTCTTCTTGTATCTTTGCTTTTATCTATGCAATATTCTGATTGATTAAATCTAATTGTACTTGTTTTCTTTCAAGCTCAGACATATTTAACCAATCATCTAAAGATATACCTTTAGCATCTTTAAACAATTGTAAGATATCTTCATAAGCATCTTTCCATTTAGATACATCATTAATATCCATTTCAGATAATTTTTGAGTGCTGGCTATTAACTAATCAATTGTATTTTCACTGTTACTTTCTTTTACTATATCATCAACCTTAATATTAGCGCCAAGATATCTCTGCGCCCAATATTGTGCATTCTTCCAGCCACCAAGCTACATCGTTTTTTGATATAGTTCACTAGTAGTTTTACCATTATCAGCATTTTCCTAATCAGCTAAAAATGCTTCTTGTGTATAGTTACTCAAAGCTTCAAAATCAAATTTACTTAAATCTTCACCAACTGCTCTTTCAAAATCATCTACAAAATGCTCATAAGCTTCAGTTATAGCTTGACTTAAACCACTATTTTCTGCATTTGTTTTTAAACTATCTGATTGCTAAACAATATTTTCAATCCAATCTGAAACAATTGTTCTCTATGCATCAGTGCTCATTTTCTTAAAGTCTTCAAATGTAGTACCGCTCATAGCAGCTAAAGTATCATTGGAAAAAATAAACTAAGAGGCGAAATTACTAACATTAAAACCAGCACCACGATTATTATACGCACTAATAGCACTTTGAGAAGTACTCCAAGCATCAAGAGCTGTAGTGTCTATATTTCTTCTACCACCATTTAACCAATAACCCAAACTAAAATATGGATTATTAAGCTATTCATCCCTTAAACCAGTTAAAATAGAAGTAGATCGTCCCATCTCTTTTAACTGTTTCGTGTAATCTGCTCTTTTATTTGTTGCGCTGGATGCAGAAGCAGATAATCTTGCTCCTTCCGCTCCCATACCGGCCAATGTGGAATCAATAATAGAACCAAGTACTTGCTAACCTAATTGATAAGCTTCACTATTCGATTCTTCAGTAATTCCTTTTTCATTTAAGATATTGTCTATCCATTCCTATCTTTTTTGTGAATTATACCCTTTTAAATCATTTGCCGTTAGCTTATTAGCTTCTGACTATCCTCTTGATGTTAATTCACTCTGTAAAGCGGACTACACTGGATTTACCGCAGTTTCTACTGCACTACGAGTTTTACTTAAACTATCTACAACAGTTTGAAGATAGGATGCATATTCTGTACCAAAATTATTCTATATTTCTTCTTCAAGTTTTTTAATACCAGTTAAAAAAGTTGTTAAACTATCAAAATCAGTGCCCAGTTCTATAGCACCATTTGAATTAATTGTTGCTCCTAAAATATTTTCTATCCAAGCAGGATCATAAGAATTATGACCGGTATAAGAGGCTCCAAGAACAGCTTCATAATTAATTGCTTTATTAATTTTATATCTGTCATCACCAGCTTTATCAAAAAAGCCGGCTTGTAAACCATAAGTTCCTAACGCCGTATATAAAGTGGAAGCGGTCGCATCACGAGCCTAAGCACTTAAATCTCGTCCAGAAATCTCTGCTTGAGCTAATTGTGCTGCTATAGTTTTTTTAATCTATTCTTCTAATTGTTGATAATTACCACTTAAAGCTAAAACATTGGCTCCTTGAATGCCTAAAGCATTAGCTACAGTTAATAATGAATCATTAAATTCATTCTAAGAAATTGTTCCATCTGCCAACTATTTAGTTAAATCATTATATAAAGATTGCTATGTTTGAGTATTCTAAATTTTAGATTGTAATTCGCTAGTATCATTTGTAATTTTATCAGTTGTTTCTTTTGCCTTTTCTGCAGCTTTTTCAATACTAGCAGTATACTAACTAATTATTAAACCCAACCCAGCGCCTGCTATCGCAATACCACCAGCCCAAGGTCCACCAGTTAAAAATGCCTATGCTACACTCGTTGCTGTAGTAGCAATACCAGTTAATCCTTGTACAACATTACCTGCGTTAAACGCAGCCATAGCACTATTTAATTGATTAAATGCCGCAACACCTGAAGTAATACCAGTAACCGCAGTCTTTGCTGCTTCACCAATTGCCTCAAATTGGACTCTTGGATCTACCGACCTATTATCTGTGCTATAACGCTCACGATAAAATAAACGTTCTGCAGCCACAGATTTTTTCATCTATTCTATTAAATAATTATTTTCTTCTTTTCCTAAGCCTTCAATACCTTTATTTTTCCATCTATCAGCTACCTCTGCAGAAGATTTACCATTATATGAAAAATTAGTAATGTCCCAATTTTTGTCTGAAAAATAACGTTTATGAATGGCATTAAAAGCGTCCTAATAAGCCTTCTGTTCGTTTTGATCTCCACTATTATTATACTAATTGGCTAAAGAAGCCATTTCTTCTTTTAGACCAATTACTCGCATAGCTCTAAAAACGTCCTATGCCTACTAATTATCACGCATTAAATCCATAGGAGTAAGCTGGAGAGTGTCATTCCAATCATAAAGAGTATCATAAGCTATCCGAGCCTAATTTGTAGAATTACGAACATTTTTTAATAATAACTGATTGTCAAACGATAAATTTTTGCCCTATCGCATCAATCTAATTTGTTCATCATATATATTAGCCTACTAATTAGACCCATAGGCTACTAAATACGCATAAGGATTTTCTGCTTCCAAATTAGAAGTATCTCTTAAAGCAGTTCGAGCAGCAGCGATATTAGAAATTTGCTATCTTTCTTCTGCATTTGGCATTCTACCCATCAAGAATTGACCAATAGTATAGCCTCCACTCATTGGCTATCCATTACCTTGTTTAGTAAACGCCTAACCAAATCCGACTATACTAGCCGCAGCTTTACTTACACCATTAACAATCTAATTAGAAAACGTCCTTGTCATCAAAGTACTAACAGTAGCTAAAATTCCAGGCAAACCACCAAAGGCTTTAACTAATCCAGTTACGCCTTTGGTCATTTCAGTCATTGCATTAGTAAAGGAAATAACTGCCTCATCGTCAATTAATGCGCCCCAAAGGTCTTCTAAAGCAGCACGACTACGCGCACTTGCCGCTTCCCAACCTTGAGCATAAATTTCTTGTTGTTCTTGTAACGCACCAGCAGAATTTTGCGCAGTAATCATATTCTTTTGATATTTATCAAAATTATCAAAGAATGCCATAATCTATGTGTATTGACGAGCACCACCAATGGTTTGCGCCAATGCTGCTTTTTGGCCTTTGCTTAAAGTCTACCATTTACCGCCTAATTCATCAATGACGATTCCCATATCGCGCAATTGTCCAGTAGCATCTAAGATATTTACACCAACTGTGCGCAATGCAGATGAATATTTATTTAAGTCAACACCATCTTCAAGTGTTTCACCTAATTTTAAACCACCAATACGACTTAAAATTGTATTCCAAGCCGTACCAACAGTTTCTGGTGCTTGTCTTGTAACGGAAGCAGAAGTTGCAACAATAGCAGACATTTGCTGCATTGATACGCCAACAGTATTCGCAGTAGATGCTACTTTCTACATAGCAGTTGCCATCTCTTCCATAGAAGATGCGGTCGTAGCACCTAATTTAGCCATTACATCAACGACAGACTCTAACTGATCCGCACCAACCTAATAAGAGTTCCAAACCGCGGTAAGCATTTCAGACATTTCTTTAGCAGAAGCAGTAAATGCTACGTTTGCCGCTTTAACAGTCGTGGCTGCTTTTTTAGCTGCCATTTCTGCGCTATCACCCTATTGATAATAAATTAATGCAGCATTTGCATATTCTTTAGTAGTTGTTGACAATTCTTGCGCTGCTTTATTAGCACTTGCCGCAAATTTTGCCATATCATTAACAGACTGTCCAGTAACTATACGAATATTATTTAAAGTTTCATTTAAATCTTTCGCATAATTAACAGCAGAACTCATTGAGGATTCTAATCCGTGTATAATATTAGAAGAAATTTGCCATTTAAAACTATTTGATAAAGTAGTGGCAAAGTTTCCTAATAAACCAGTTAATCGTTTAACTGGAATTTCTGCTGTCGATAAAGAGCGCGCTAATTGTGATACAGCGGCATTACCTAAACCACCAGTACTTCTTAATTGTGTAATTAACTAATTAAGATTTGTGTTTGACTACATCAAACTTTTATTAAAGGCAGTAAAATTTAATCTACCTGTATCGACATTAATCGCCGCATTTAAACTTGACTATAATTGCTATGCAGCTTTTGCTGCATTATTTAAATCTATATCTAAACCTAATTTTTTATTATTTGCTACAGTTATATCATTTAAAGCTTTCTGTAGCTCTGCTATAGATTTTCTCGCCTAACTTGTATCGGCGGAAATGCCTAATACATACTAAATTTTATTATTAGCCGCCATCTACAATTACTCCTTTCACTCTATAAAAACAAAAAAGGCGCTTCCATTAAGGAAGCGTCTTATTCCTCTATTTATTTTTTCAAAAATATATTGGATGAATTAACCTAATTTATCCAGCACTTCTTTAACTAATCCGACCTTATCTGGTTGATCTAAAGTTTGCATTAATTCATCAACATTCATTTTTGTCGCATCATATTCAGCACTTGCTGTACGCATCATACCGAGGAACGAAGTATTATATTTAACAATTTGCTCAATAGATTTTTCAACCATCTCTTGCAAATCTTGAATTTCTGTTTTAGGAATATAATTTAATAATGTGTCTAAATTATTTACAATAATAGCATCATATGTTTTGCTGGCATTCTCTATCATTTTATCTGTAATAGAAATATCAGTATATGCTTTGAGTGTGAGAATAGTAAAATAAATATTTAATCTAATAGGACTGGCAAAACCAGTATCATCAAAAACATAACTCGCTATTTGTTCTATTAATTTAGATTTTTTATCTATAGGAAGGTATGGTTGAACATTAACTTCCTGTCCATTAATTTTAGCTATAATTGCTTTAATCTCCTTAATTGGAGTAACTTTTGTAAAAGATACAGACATATGTATATTGCTCCTTTTTCTCTTTTGTTGACACAAATATTTTACCAAAAATTTTTTAATCTGTCAAATTAATTCATTTAATCCAATGCGTAAAGATAAACTGGCTTTCATCATACTTGTATCATACATTAAGCGCATTATCTTATTACTACGTTGTTGAGCTAAAGCGCGCATAGACTATGATCTATTATTAGACAATAACTCATCGAAAATTTGTGAATGCTACTATGCTATTGATGGCTAGAATTTAGCTAAATCAGATTGTGCGGGATTTTCTAAATAATTAGCAAAACTTTTTGGATAATTGCTTTTTCCAAATGAAGCACTACCATTTAAAATCGCTGTTAACACTTTAGGCATTGTATACACCTAATTATTTATTACTAAAAAATAGGCAAAGTCAGAACTAGTTAAATTGCCCATCATAGAAGATAAAATCATAGAAGTATAAGCCCATTTATATACTTGATTTAAATTCCAAGATGGATGCTAATATATCTCACCAATTGTGCCATCATTATTCTATACAATTTTTGCCGCTCTACCGGAATTGGCATATAAATTATAAAAATGAGTTAAATCACTATCTGCGATATCTGCCGTATCTAAAATTTGACCAACTGAAGAGGATTTTACGTGAACTGTGTAATATGCCTATTGTGTAGCATTATCTACCTATATTTGACCTGTACGCTTTAACGTAATACCTGGTAAACTAACTGTAATAGTCCCACTCTCATTAGTTAAAACTGCACTAATATCAGAAGTCATATTTTTATAACCTACTTTTTTCCCCGAAGCATTGGTTGTATAACCACTTCTCGCACCAGTACCAATAGCCGACGCTTTTATTCCACCAAGTAAATTCTTTTCAAATAACTCATTTAATACATTAGTAAAAAGACCTTCAGATAAAAATCCACTTGCTGCCATAATGCCAGCTGTTGCTCCACTATACATATGCTTTAAATCTGTGGCCAACTTTTGATCCATTCTTCCCTATCGCAAATATGATTTAATAGACTGAGCTACTGATGACTATTTACCAGACATTAATTCATTATATTTCTTGTCTAATGTCGTTTTATTATCAATATAGACCTGTCTCACCTATGCATATTTAGAATTTTTAACTGTATTATAAGAATCTTCAAAACTAGTAATTATTTCTTCTATTTTATCTATTTCAGCTTGTGCTTTCTATAATGCACTTGATAATTCCGATGCAGAATTTGCATTTAAAGCAGCATCAATTGCAGACTCAAAATTTGTTCTAACAATTTCAGGTAAATTAGATTGCATTTCATTGGCTGCTAATTTAATTGTTGATTCCATTTGATCTAAAACTTTAGATGAACCAGTCAAAATTCCTAATTTTTGTTGTAATTCTGTTTCATATTTTTCTACTAAAGCATCAATTTGACTATACATATACTAAAATTGCTACTGTATTTTTGCTTCTCCAAAAGCTGCATTTATATTTCCAGACTCTCTATAAATATTATGTATATAATAATTCGCAGGCACTTTATCACCTCACATAACAAAAAAAACGGGGACATACCTTCGTATGTCCCCATATATTTCCTTAATTATGGCTGCTCCTCTTCTTCAGCAGTAGTAACAGCACCAAACAACGCTTTATCTTCAACAATCTGAATAGCAGCAATTACTTTCTTGGTCTTATCAAACTTAGTATAATCCGGGAAAGCATCCATTGTGAATGTGAAGGTAGATGGATCGCCAGTAGGCGCCATTGTGAATGTGAAGTTAGACTGTACCTTACAGTTCGGAATTACGAACTCAGCAGGATAATCTTCACCAGTAGCCTGATCACGGAACAATGTGGAAGCCTCAAGATAGTAAGAACCACCAAACTTGGAAGCCTCAATATCGATCTGCTTTGCACCAGACTTAGCTTCAACATAGTAATCAGCATAGATAACAGAACCCTGATCGTCAGTAGCCTGGTCACCACCAAGGATATAATCACCAGTACCAGCATTTAAAGCAGCTTCAGTCCGTACTGAAACTGGAACGACAGCTTCGCTAAGAACACCAGCTTCACGTAATTCAGTATGACGAGCATCTGCGTCATAATCTGCTTTCCAAGCAGCAAATGCTTCTGGAAGACTTAAAGTAAGATTAGCAGGAATTTCAGCTACTGTAGAAGTAGGAATTTTCATTGGTAACTTATTTACATTAATAGAACCATCAGTAGTCATAAGCATTAAATACATATCGCCACGAGTAGATGGTTGCTTAGAGAATGTAATAGTATCGTTTTTAATTTCAATCTGCTCAGTTGTATGAACATAGATAGGAGCACTATCAGTCGCATCCATGAAGCCAGCACCAGAAAGAATAGAGAAGCTTTCTGGGCTAATCAATGCGTCTTCCATTGTGAAAGTAACCGTCCGGTCACCTTCCCAAGCAACTAAGCGAGGATTACCTTTACCGCCCTGAGCATAAACTGTAGTAGCGGCGCCTTCAAGGCTAGAAGTCTTTAAAGTGTCAAAATAGAGAACTGGCATGTTTTTATCAAGATAAAGCTTACCAAAATAACCAGCAGCCTTTTTCTTGAGCACGACATCGCAAATCTCACGAACGCCAAATTTCATAGGCTTTTTTCCTCCTTATTAATTATGAAGATCTTTCATCCAATCATCTGGCTTACTATCTGGCTTACCGCCCGCCAGACGAGATCTAATATCTAAATCCCACCCGACATACAAGCCATAACGCTCGACTAAATCATATAACTGATAAACAGTTAAATTTAAGCAATCATTTAGACTCATAGACTGTAAGCCAATAGTGAGAATAGAAACATATCTTGATAGAACTCCATCTGCGGAATATCCTTTATCTTGGGCAGCTCTTGATCTACCCCTCATAAGCTTTGCCGCAATTTCAGCCGCTTTTTTATTTTTAGGCTTAAAACTTGAGTTCTATCCACCTGTTGTATTATTTAAACCAGCAACATTATTTAATACTTCTTTAATAGCATCAAAATTTCGTTCATCCAATGTAAAATTATTTTTTGTTTCTGGGTTACTAAAAAATAAACCGTTAGGTAAAAACTATATTTTATACCCAGGAAACAATAAAGCCAAAACCGATATTAAATCGTTTTGGCGTTTTGCTTTTTCTGGATTTCGCGGGTCCAGCATCAACATCATAAATATCTAAAAATTGTTCATTTTAGATAGTTGATTTTTGCCCTGTGGATTTGATGCTATTAATATCTCTTTATTAAAACAAAAAGACTAAAGAATAGAAAAATATATCGCTTCTCCCAAATAAGAAATTTCACGAATTGTAGGTTGATGTATAGCCGACTGTATTTCTACAACCGGTATATCAGTACCAGCCATTAACTATAATTTATTCATTTTACCAATGGATCAATTTTATCTTCAATACCATTAATTGCCCTATATATTAATGTTAATCCCATTAATTGATCATTTAATACCAAATCATTACAAGTAATAAAGTTTAATTCACCAATACCTGCTAATTTAGCATTATTCATCATCGCATCAATTTCTCCAACAATTTTATATGGGCGCAATTGAAAATTACCTAAATTCCAATGGTCTGGATGACATAGAACATCAAAATTAATTGTGCAATCTCTAAACTCTGGATTTTTTGCATTAGGTGTAAAATTATCAAAAGATATTACAACGAAATTAGGACAGGCTTTATCAATATCCAATTTCGGCACTATCCTAATTTGTTTATGAACAAGTCCCTGTATCTGCTAAACGGTCAGATCAGGTCCTCTTAAAGCATCTGGCTATGAATAATATAAAAGTTTTACTAATCGCTAATTATTCAAAAGTTTATGAGTAATTGTAGCGAAATCTTTTTCCATAGCTAAAAAGCTTGATTTATTATTAAAATAGTCTTGACCGACTTTCATCTAATATCACTCCTTAAAATAAAGATTCAGCAACTATTGTTTTTTCAAGAGGTCCATAATGTAAAATATATGAGCCAGAAAAAGTCGCATACCAAGTTACTTCGATTGATGGGCCATTAACTTTATATTCAAGCACATCATCAATTTCTTTATTTTCATCTGCTGGAAGTGTAACTGACCATTTCCATTCATTCACAGCAGTTTTAGGAGTGAATGTCATCGTAGCAAGAGGCTTTACAAAAGTTTCACCAATTATATAATTAGCATTTTTTGGAATTAAAGGATTAGGATCCTTTACTTCAACTAATACCTCATCGTGCTTACAATCATAATCTTCTTCTGCTACGATCTCTAATATACCAGGTGTACTAATACTATCTGGCGCTTGTACTTTCCAAAAGCGCCCCGCAAATTCAAAATTGCAATATCTTTCAAATGTGCGCCGGTTCTGCTCGGTATTTACCATATATATATCCAAAGTTAAATTTGGAACGTCAGCCACAATACCGGCCTTCTAAATAGTATTTATCTTTGTCTCAACTGGCCCTCGTATTGCACACCATTGAGAAAATTGTTCACCAGTTTCAGGATCAACAGCAGTAATTTCTAGACAACGACGAATATTGGCTCTAAAATATGCTAATTCAGTCATTTCTTGTTTTAAGATAATCCAATGAGTACCAGAATCTTTAGGCCACTCAAACGTATCCCCGCATTTAAAACCAGCACGATGATCAACTGACACTATTTTCTCATCGTAATCGAATTTAACACGATCAGGATTAATTAATGCCCTAACCCATTTGGCCCCATCAGCATCTTTTTTTATCCAACCTGCTTGATAACTATATAATAAAACTCTATGAAAAGTTTTTAACTTATCTAAAACCATTTTATCGTGCTGGCGATCATTGTTCATTGCGCGATAGCGTGATTTCAATAATTCAACTGTTTCCATTATCTATTGCATTTGCGAGACTTGTTAATAATGATATAGCATTAAAAACTGTCACGCGATATATCATAAAATCTGTGGCTTGCGGTAAGCCTTCTAATTTTGTTAATAAAATTAAAAAGTCAAGATGATCGCCAAATATCTTATGCAAGCCATATAATTCAATTAAAACTGAATCTAATTGTTTTTGCCAATCCTCATTATTTTCACGCATTGGCAATAGTTTCCAAATTTGATTTATCAATCGCCGCAAATCTTTTACTACAATAGTATCATCAAACACACAATTATGAACGCTATTCTCCATCGCCAATTCTCTCCCAAGCAATATCATCGTCAGCAGACTCAGTATTGTGTATTATTGTAATAAATTGTTTGATATCTGCGGTATCAGTATCGCTTGTGCCATCTAGCGCAGTCTGATTAAGTACTGACCAGTTTGACATAACACGACCATCGTGTCCGTAGAAACGACGCTTATATAATCTTTGTGCGTGAATATTTTCGCGGTGATTTTCTGTCTTTAAAGTTAATAACTTCGCAAGGTGATTAGCCTGCGAAGTCATTTTAAAATCTGGTCCGCTATATTTCATACGAATATTTTCTATGGAATTGATTTGACGATCAAGCCAAACCTATTTCATTAAGATAGCAAGAATATTCATCTCTTCTGCGGTCAAATCTACATTATATGTTTCAGCATCTTCATCATAATCAAATAATGCGAACCGTGGAAATTCAAAATAAGGAATGGCATCTAATAGAATCTATTTAGCATCTCGTTTAGTATCTTCTTCGGTTAATTCCATATACATATCATCTGTAATTTTACCAAAGAAACGATTATAAATAGCTTCAAATGATGTCACTATTACTCCTCCTTAGCAACTACCTTATACTTAGGAGCGGTACGCCGCCCTTCTGTTTTTGTTTGCTCTGCTGGCTTAACGCGTCTCGTTGGTTCATCGGTCTCTTCAATACCCTCAGCTTCCTCAGCCTCTTTAGCTTGCTGAATATGTAATAATGCTAAATCAACATCAAAGCCAAGTTTATTTTTAATTGCTGCACGCTTACGTGAATCATTTACAGGTAACTCAATAGCATACTTTTTAATTAAATCAAGAACACCTTCTGGCGCAAAATCAAGCGCATCTAAAAATTCATCCATATTATCAGTGGCATTTAATAACTTAATTACACCAGCATCATCAAGATAATACTCTGGTTCAACTTTAATTGGCATTTCTTTAACGACTTCTTCGTCTGCCAAAAAAAGATGATTTTGTAGTATTTGAGTTCCGCCTGGACGATAACTTAATGCTTGTAACTCTGATAATGGAATGTTTTTAGTTTCATTTGGGCTGAACTCTCTGCGAACACCCAATTCTGGAACCGTATACATTACAATAGCATTACTTCTATTCGTTACCTTAATTACTTTATTCTCTTCCATAAAAAATACTCCTTTTTCTCTAAACGCATAGAGTAGAAATTTTATTTTCTACTCTATGCCATAATTTTATTTATTAAGGATTAACTCCATTTGGCTTCATATCCATTGTAAGAGAGGTGTTCTGATATACACAAATATCAGGAGTCATAACGACACCAACACCGACTTTTTTATAGACCTGAATCTCACGGCTACGATCCTTATTTACATATTCGTCAACAATTGTGCCGCCTTCCATAACAACCTTTGCGGGCTTTACAGAACCAGGAAGAATATAGCACATAGAAGGATCAATAACTTTCTTCTCATTGGAAGCATCGGTTACGCCCTGTGGAAGCATAATCATTGGATGATTCTTATAAGAAGCAAAACGTCCATTGTTCCAAAAAACATCTTTCATATTATCAGACCAACGGAAAGAATTGTCTGAAGGACGAATTGTAGACGCGAACTCTTCAGTGCAATAGATAGTTGGTGTACCATAGGCTGCGCAAATAGCAATTAAACGATCAAAAGCAGCCTCATCGAATGCATTATGTACAACCTTATTTAAAACAGGTAATTGATTAATACCAGTCTTTAAAGCCTGACCAATCTCGTGATAAATGAGTTCGTCAAGACCTTCCATAACAATCTGAGTTACTTCAGCAAAATCGGCACGTCCATCAAGGAACTCTTCAAGACCAATCTGCGCAGCACCGCCGATAGCGTTTGTCTGCATTTCAATTGGTGTATCCTTACCAAGCTTGAATACTTCATAAATACCAGCAAGACCAACCTTGGTAATGAACTGTTTTGCACGCCGACGATCGTGCTTCCGCATAAAGACAGCCTTATCGCCCTGAGCGATAGTCTTTACTTCAGCGAATTGGCCATAATTCTCAACAACCTTCCGAGGAAGGACATCATCCATTGTCTCTTCAATTAAAGAGAAAATTGTATTTTTATTCTCACGATACTGAGCAAAAGTGCCAGCAAGTTCGTTGAGTTCTTTACGAAGCGTTTCATTGAGCGCATCGTAGCTTAGGTTCTCACCATTAAAGCTGTACGCAACAGGGGTGGAGCGAGAAGCCTTAGCTGTGACTTTCATTAAAGTCAATAATTCATTTCTTTCTAACATCGACTTATACTCTCCTTTCCTTATTACTGCACACGCATAACCTTAACAGCGGGCTGTAAATCGCCAAGATTATAAACCTTAACAACCTGCCATACCATACCAGAAGCTGGCATACCACTACCAGAAGCTGGAGCAAGGTAACCATCTTCACCAACTTGTAAGAATTGACCAAGTGTTAAAGAACCTGGATTTGCATTAATTGTATTTGTGGTGAAAATATCGCCTTCGTGGGTCTTAAAGACACGAGGAACCATAATGCCATTACCAGCCAGAGCCTGAGTAACTGCGAGTTGTGGCTCATTAAATTGCTCAATCTCATACTTATTACCAATAGCAAAATGATTGCGACCAAAGTCAGCACCAGTATAACCATCAGCTGTTGGGTCACCTTCGGTGTGTCCATCTGGATAAATCTCGCTGGCGGCACCAATTGTCTTTAAGAGAGGATTAATAGTTGTACCATCTGCATTAGTTACACCAAGTGGGCTATAAACATTACCAACATAATCCCTACGGATCATCGCAAAATCTTGATCAGTTTCACGATCCGCATATACCTTTACTTCATTATAAACGAGCATCCATTCGCCAGGACCAGTAAAATCAACAACACCATTGGCATAGTCATATTTTACAAACTGACCATTTTCAAGGATATTGATGCTCTTGTCAGCTGGCAACTGAGCATAAATCTCGGCTGTGCGCTGAGCAGACAAATGGTTAGGCTCTACCTGTCCAAAGCCATAAGTTACATATTTGGCTGTTGGAGATAATCTTTTAAAAGCCATTTTAGCTTCCTCCTTATTTTAATTACAGATTTTTCGCGGTCTCGCGTACTGCCTTAATCCAAGCAGGAACGCTATCACCATTATCGTTTGAACCAAGCTCATAGATGCGTGGCTCTTCTTTATGCTCAGAATCATCATTCTGATCTTCGTCAAGATTAAAACTAACCTTGTTGCGAACACAAATTATAGCGAGTTTTGCCTCAATTTCATCAACAGAATAGGTATCAATGTTATTTACAACATCGGCCTTATCAGCATCAGAAAGCATATAGAAGCTATCAATCATTGCTTGTTTGGCTTCCTTGTCTTTCGTTGCTTTAAACGCACGGAGACCCTCTACTTCTGTTTTAAGAGCAGAATACTCAGTATTTAGCTTGTTATAATCATTAAGAAGAGAGATATATTCTTCAGAAGTCGTTACATCCTCTAAAGAATGCTTTGTCTTCTTTTTCTTTTCATCATCGTCTTCTTCATCATTATCATCTTCTGATGGCTTATCATCTTCCTTAGATGTATCATCGTCATCAGCAGCTGGAGCATTTTCTTTCTTTTCTTCTTCGTCATTTTCAGGCTTTTTCTTAAACTCGGTATTTTCTTCTGTTAAGACCTTGTCTTTTTCATCCATCGGACTTAATCCTCCTTTGCTAAGAGCATTTTTCATATTCTCAATTTCAGAGAATAATTTATTCTTGAAGCTTTCATCTAAAGAGAATTGTGCTGCGATGCCGGCACCTTCAAAACAAGGCTCAACATCTTCTCCAAGAATACATAATTTTTGTATCATTGCCTCATTGATAATAAAGAATGTGGGCCACCCATTTTCATCTGTTGCCCAAGTCCCAGTTAAATCAGAATTTAACTCCATAGATTGGTTATTACCACGCTCAATAATACGCTTTGCTTCTTCATAGATAGATGTCCATAAATAGCCTTCTGTCATTAAATACAGATGCTCAACGCCATCATCTATAAAAGTCTAAAACCAAATTTTCGCAGTAGAATCGACATAACCATATGCCTTAGTTAAGTCACGTTCAACCCAATGCCCATCTCCAACCTCAATCGATTTTTGATGTCCAGCAAAATCTTCTTTCTTTTCATCATAAAAACCAACGATTGGACATCCAGGCAAAGTTGCCGCCATCTTAATAGCAGTTTCTTTAGTAATTATGCTACCATTTCTATTGGGTTCATCGCTAACATAACATACTTTAATCTCACACTTTGAAATTAAAGGATTTACAGGAGTGACATTAAGTAACTCGACTGTACTTTCTACTGGTATACTAATATGCTGCACTTAACTCACTCCTTATGACATAGATTCTTTATTCTAAATAGTTTTTTCGGATTTTTGGGTGTCTGGCTTTTCTGGTCTTCCACCCTAATTTTCAGATTTTTGCTAACTTCTCTAACCTAAAATGTCCTAACTGCTCATTGTAGAACTCATTAAAGGCGGTATCATAATTTCAGACAAATGTAATACTTCGTTCTCAAAGTGCGCCATAGCAATAATCGCACTTTGTGAATGACCAAGCGCAATCTAAGGTAACATTTTGGAGTAACCAATTTGCACTTGCTCTTTATACATTTTAGAAAGTTCCTAATAATTATTAATTGTAGTTTCCAACATAAAAAATCTAAAAGCCCATTTTTTATTAGCTGGAAATTTATGTTTTAATACTTTATTATATAAACTCTAAAACTATAAGACTAAACATCTAATAGATGCTTCATCATTCAGTGAAGATTTTTCCAAAGCAAGATTACCATCTGTATTAAATAAATTGGCGGAAACACCAAAAGCATTATATACAGTGCGCTCAACTTTCTCTAAATCATCAACAGAAGTAGTAGTGTTTTTATCTGCTAAATCAGCGACATCAACATCAGCAAAAGTTGTCATAACATCCACACCAATAGCACGCTTGAGCATCTATACAGTATTATTATGAATGTCTTTTGCTTCATCAACATCGAATATTAAATCACCATTCTTATCCAACGGCAATTTCTAAATAATAACTTTTAATAATTTTTGCATAGTCTTCTTACGGTCTAAATCTTGCGCCAAATCCAAATCAATAATATACGGAATAGCATTCGCAAGAATAGGGTAATCAGCACCATTAACATTAAGTTTTACTGCGTATGCTGGATCTAAAAGCCACCAAGTGCCATCGTTCTCATCAGTATTTAATTTACCTTTTTTATAAGCAATATATGCTTTAGAAAACTCTTCTGGATACATTTTTAATACTCGCATACGTTGTTCAATAGAACGAAATTTGTCATCAAAATATTTTGGGTTAAATTCTACCGCGGGCATATCCCCAACACGAAATCTACTGCGACAGTAGGAAGTGGGTAACTCTTGAAAAGTCATACCTTCTTTAGTATCAACAATATAGCCATACCAACAACCATTAACAATTATTTTTAATGCTATATCGCCGCACGCGTATTTAATATTTGAATTATCCAAATACCCTAATACCTTTGTAAATTCGGTAAGAATTTTTTCTTCTTTCGCAGTATCGTCATTAATGTAGGGAACAACGAACCAATCATATCTATATAAATAAGCGAAGTATTTACATAAACGTTCGTATATGCCGCTCATTTCATAAAAATAATTAGAAATTTCTCGTAGAGAAACATAATCTTTTCGAGCAATAGCTCGTAAGATAGTGGTTTTATCTCCCCACTAACGATTTACTTTAGTTAAACTACCAAGATCTAAAACCGCATCATCAAGTGTCTATAGACCAACTCTGATGCGGCCATAATCAATTGGTAGATTATCCTCCGGGGAAAAGGTGCCTGGTCTACCGGTAGATATTTTGAAGCCTTTTTCGTGTATTTGGTCTTGAGTTTGTCTTTGCCGCACGAAAGCACCTCCTCTTAATAACCAGCACGTTCCATAATATAATCGTAACTAATTAGATTTTCCTCAGTATAAGGTATTTCTATTAGATTATAACCATTTAATTCACAAAATCTTCTTTTTTTGTTATCATTATACTATTGTCTAAAAAAACCTTTTTTACCACCAAATTTAGCGGATGGTTCAAAATGCTATTTACCTTGATATTCTATTAAGAAATCTACATTTCCCTCATCATCAAAAACACAAAAATCAAAACGCAATGGTCTTCCATTACCAGAAGTCAAGCCAGTAAATGTCTATTCTTCTGTAAAATTCAATTCAGCTTCTTTTAAAATTTCTTCAATCTTTATTTCCGCTCGTGAACTTCTCATTTTTACACCTACTTAATTTAAAAATAGCATATCAGCAAATCTATGTTTTTTCTTTTTGCGTTTTTTGTCTTCTTCTTGTTTTATATAATACAATCCATATTCGAATGCGGAAAACTTATCTTTTCTAATACTTTTATTGGCTTGTTTTAATATAATATTTACGCCTTCGTTTTCTTCGCGCAAATTCATCATTTCTTCTTTTAATATGGAAGTTAGAGTGAAAGGTTTTAAATACTCTGCCCTTTCTTCTGGCTTCATTTCTTGCCCTCTCTTTGTTCCCATTAATTTAACTTTTGCGACACGTTCATCAATTAAGAATTTAACGTGACCGGAAGCCAATTCACTTCGCGCAGTCGCGTGCGCTTCTGTATTAATCGGCGCATTCGCCTTAATAAGGTACAAAGCATTTTCTTCACAAATATCACTACGGTATTTTTTATATTCATTATCTTCATCATTATTTACACCAAAATCAGGTAAAATATCTCCAGTATCTGGATCAGTCTATTGTTTAACCATATAATCGACTAAACCAATACCTAAACCATTGGCGTCTATAACGATAGTCTTCGCTTTATATTTAAAATATAGCTTCTTTAATTTAATAGCTTGGTCCTCAAAATGTGCATCATTCATTGTAAAAATATTTGGCATTGTTATAATTGTAGCACCAGTCGGCTAAGAGTTTACTTTAAACACACATATTACAGTATCGCATAGCCTGCGCCCAACATCGCACGCCAATACGTAGTAACTGCTTTTAGTAGAGCGACCAGAGAACTCGTATTCCGGTTGGCGCAATATGCGGTTATGATCAAACTGTTCCGCATTAAAAAATGCGTCTTCAACAGTACCAGACCACTCAGATTCATACTCACGCGCAAACGACATTTCATTAAATGTACCGTCCATTTTTAAGTCTTTAATAAATGACTTATCCAAAAGACCCATCAAAACAGGAATGCGCCAACTACCGCCTAATACCATTGCCCGTTCAGGTTTAACAATTTCCCAAACAAGAATCTGTATTAATTTATCATAAGCGAATGTATTTTTCCATCCGGCTGTAGTAATATATATTTGACTCTTATTTAATGTTTCATCCTCTTGTCTGCCACCCCAAGCACCGTATCGAGAAACGTTCATTGTAGGAATAATGACTTCACTTAAAATGGTACCATCAATACCTACACATTCTTCCATCAATCCACCGTGTCTACGTTGACCACGGCTTGTTTCTCTTGCCGCAATGTTATCCAATACAGATCCACTTTTAAAGACATATTTTACATAATCTTTACCCTCGAGGCTCTTACCTCTTGTCCAATCTATTTCATTATATAGTGCGGGAATTAATCGAGTTAATTCTTGTACTTTAGACTTTAAAATACTTGAACTTTGTTCCTTACCACCAGAAGTAACAAATAATTTAGCGCCAGGATAAAGTATACAGCGCAACATCAGTACAAGCGCGGACAAAAAAGATTTAGAATATGCACGAGGAAAAGTCGCATACAAATATTTGTAACGCATAGCAGCGCGCAAAAATACGCGCTGATAATAATATAAATGAAAATTTTCTGGATTGTTTTTCTACAAAAGAAAGTCAACAAAAAGATCTGGATATTCTCTCCAGAACGCGATATATTTTCTAGCAACAGGAATACAAGCTTTCACGCGTTCCTCTGATAAACCAATTTTATCAACGTTTTCGCGAAGATTTAATAAATCCTATAAAGCCATTACTTTTTCTTCTTCGTCAGCAATTTATTCATTGTTTCTTCATCTGCGGCTTGCTCTTGTTCTAGAAAATCGTTGTGCGCAACAAAATCTTCATCGCTTAAAGCTTCTTGCGCAATAGCGTCAAAATCTATATCAGTTTCGTCGGTTGTCTCTAAGTCTTCTTCTTTTGCTTCTTCGCGTGCCATCGTACGAACGGCACCTTCAATAAGATTGCCCAAGTTCATTTCTTCGCGCACCAAACGATCGGTATATTTGCGCAAATCGGATAATGTAGCATCTACCATATCTGCGGGCTCAGATACATAATAGCGGGGAATAAAACCATCGCGCTCGCACAATAGGATGAACTCGTCTATTGCGGAAACAAATTCACCGCTTTCTGCTTTATTTTGCGCGGCAGTAAATTTAGCTGATTTCATTAAAGTGTCGTATACTTTGGACATTTTTTGGAAACCTTCTATGTCGCCCAAATCGACAAGTTGATGGCATTTTAATGAAGTTTTACAAATTAATTTAAGATAATCTTCGTGCGAAGGGGTAACGATATCGAATGCCGCCATCATCTCTTGGTATAATTTTTCCAATTGAACCCATTCATATGGGCGATATGTTTTTCCCCATTTTAAGGTTAGATATTTTTTATCTTCTTCTGTAAGGTCATCTTCAAAACCGTCAGGCTCTAATTTATCTATTGGTTCTGCTTCTGTTTCTTTATTTAATTTGGGCGCAGGCGGCATAGAACCTTCTGATACTGCTTTTTCAATGTCTTCACCACTATAGCCTTGTGCCGCCATTACTTGCGCTTTTTGTTCGTCATATCTCGCTTTGAGGGTTTCATTATCCTCCCAGGTATAATTTTTGTATTGGACAAGTTTCATCTTTGAAAGATATCTGCCCAAAACGCTAATACCTGTTAATTTAGAAGCACCTTTTTCTTGTACTGCGCGCTCCAATAGGGTTGTCCACTCGTGTTCAATATAAGGGACGTCTATTTCTTCTAATATCCACAAAAAAGTGGAAGGATCATAATTGTTTACGTGGCGTGTAATACATTTTTTACATTCATCCAAATGTCCTGTTGGATATTTATCTGTGCGCTTTGTCGTATAAAAGTCTATGTCGGCCATTGTGCGCTTACAGGTTTTACAATATAATTGTCCCATCACATCATCTACTTTCTCTTTTTATTGCGGCAGCATTTGCATATACTATAAAAACCATCTCTAGAAGTTTTGTTTATAGAAAAGAAGCGGTTATGTGCTAATTTAATTTGCCCACAGCGCGAACACTTTTTCCATTGACCCTTTTCTTGATATGTAAAATACCACATAAGAAAATCATCTTGTGCCTGTTGCGCAATTAGTTTGGGGATTTTATTGCGCCAAAGAGAAGAGATGTATTCTAAGGAATGGGTGGTATGAAATTCTTTTTCAAGGAACGCTTGTATTTCTTGATTAGTGTAATGATTTACTTTATACTCAATGATGCGACTATACATTGGATAATCGACTAAAGCATCTTTGAGAAGTTTATTAAAATCTTGAATAAAATACCAAGTATCTTTGTCGAATTGACCATCACAATGTGCGCGCAGCCCACCTAAGTTTTGTAAAATCGCCGCAACTACAACAGGATCAAGGAAAGAGATGCCTGAATATTTTATTATGGGGCGATTCATTTCATCGTATTCAATCCATTCTTCACTGTCTAATTTTGGTGGGTTTGCGCCGGTGTGCGTTAATTGCGCGAAAACGATTGGACGGCGATATGCATTTTTTATTATATATTGGTCACGCCGCATTTCAATTAATGAACGTTTTACTATAAATGCGTCGCGTCCTGTCACGTGCTCTTGTAGAGCCTCCCAGCGTTCTATCGCATCTCGCAATTGGCGCAATGGTGGGATTTCTTCTAAATCTTTTTTGGTTATTGATACTTTGGGTGTAAGAATTATATTTTTTTTATTTTCTGCTATTAAATTATGTATACCATCTTCGCCATTTTCTAATTGACCGACTAGTCCCTCATAAGAAGTTTCTCTTTTATTAACGGTTGCCATTCGATTGTCTGTTAAAATTTTGCGCTCTTTGCGTTCTTGCTTTTCCATACAGAGTACAAGGTAATCGGCTAAAACTTCTAAATACTATTCTGAAGGGTTGGGGTTTTCTGCTAAAATAGCTTTCACTATTTTATTGCGCTCTACAGGAGATTCTATTGTATAATCTAATTTTATTATATCAATCACTCTCCGTTCTATACGGCCATTATACTAAAAAAATTTTGAGCTGTCAAGTTTCGTTAATCGAAATCAAAAAAGGATTTAGAAGGGGGAGAGGCCAGGCATAATCGAATTATCATTTTCAAATAATTTTTCTCCCGAAACCTACCCCGGGTTGGTTTCATCTGGAAAAAAATATATAGAGTACTGCCGCTATTTTATTTAGACATCGGCCCGCCCTTGGTCACCACGCCCCGAAATCGCGCTACAAAAAACCTTACAAAAATTTCACAAGTTTTTTGTGCACATTGACCAAAACAAGTAAAGCCCCGAAAGTAGCAAGTTAGTTAGTACTAACTAACAGGCTCACTAATTAGCTGATGTATCACAACCCTTGATTAGCAAAGATTGTTAAGAAATTAACAAGCCCTTAGTTAGCCCTAACTAACCAGTTGCGACATTGTTAAGAATTTAACAATCTTTGTCTGCTATTCATTCTCAGCGCGTAAAATAGCAAAGATTGTTAAAAAATTAACAAACTCTAGTGGGGCAAAGATTGTTAAGAAATTAACAATGTCGGCTTGTTAAATAATTAACAAGGTGTAAATACACACAGATAGTATGGTATTAACACACTCATTGTATGTACAACAGCACAGACATTGTCAAAGACTTAACAATGTGCAATGTGCACAAAAAACTGCGCAAAAGGTTGTAACTATTGACGATTGCTTTATAATAGTCAATCTGTTATACTATCATTGTCAAGAGGGAACAACAACAAACAAAAGAAAGAAGGACAAGACAATGACAAAGATGCAGATGGTAGCTTTAGAGAATGCTAAGAAAGTTTTCGGTGATAAAGAGTTTTCTCGTAAAGAGTGGATGGACGTAGCTTGCGGAAAGTATGGTCTTTCTACTGCTATCTATGATGGAAATGTAAAGTCTGTTCAGCACGTAAAGCGTATCTACTACACTGTAAAAGAGTTAGTGAAGATGTTGAATGACTGCGCAGGTGATGACTGCTACAATTGTGACTGGAACTTTAAAGTAGATGAGAATAACAATGCTTATGAGGAGATTATTACTAACACTTACAAACTTGTATAAGAAGTCGAAAGACTTCTTTTTTTTATCGCCTAAGCCGTTAGACTAGTCTAACGGCGTTGCTGACATTGTTAAATATTTCACAAAGTTTTCGCGCCAAAAGACTTGTGCAAAGCGCACAATAAACTATCCTAAAACTTGTTCAACTTTTTTCTTAAAAACATACTATTTGTGTGTATACAATTTAATGCCGGTGTAGTATACTATAATCGTTCCAAGGGAACAGAAAAAATAAAAAAAAGAAAAGAGGACAAAACAATGACTAAAATGCAGATTAACGCTCTTGAAAACGCTCAGAAGGTTTTTGGTGAGAAAGAGTTTACTGAAAAAGAGTGGATGAATGTGGCTTGCGGGAAATACGCTCTTACTACAGCGATTTATAACGGACATGTAAAAGCCATCAATCACACTGAGCGCACCTATTACACCGTTGCAGAAATTGTTAAAATGCTTAATGACTGCGCGTACAATGATTGCTATGGCTGTGATTGGTTCTATCAGATTGATGAGAATGGACAAGTTTATGAGGATAACACAACTACTACTTACAAATTAATCTAAGAAGGCATAAGCCTTCTTTTTTTTTACCGTCTACCACTGTTAGGCTGGTCAAACGGCGTTTCTGCGCTTGTTAAATATTTCACAAAGTTTTGTTCTGCGCAAGTCATTGTGAAAACTGCACAAAAAACATCCCGAAACTTAGTGCTTGACAAAATAGCAGGCATCGATTATAATACAATCAAGAAAAGCAAAGGAGACGAAACAATGATTAACATTAGAAGCATTAACAAACTTACAAACAATGACGGTTTAACACTTAAAGCGGGAAAGAAAGTTACCTATAAAACCGGATGGCAAGTCGCAACAGAAGGCGTAGAATGCAAGACAGCAAAAGAAGCAATGACAGCTATCAAGGCGTACAATGGTAACTGCGGAATATGGTTTAGTGATGGTATCTATTATATTGATAAAAGCAAAAGAGTAAATACAAAAAAGGAAGCAATGACAATCGGCAAGGCTTGCAATCAAATCAGCGTATTAAATTGGCGTACAATGGGTTTAGCTTATTGCTAAAAAACTTGTTGACAAATAATAAAGTATTTGTTATAATGTACTCAAGAAAAGCAAAGGAGAGAAAAACAATGACAAGCAAATGGTTAGAGTTAGATAGCATCGAATACGCATTAGCAAGCGCATACAGCGCAGGAAAAGGATACTTGTTTGAAATGTTTTTCGGATGGAGACAAACAAGAACATTTGGTCAAAAGGAATATGCGCGGTTTGTGCTTCCTAACAAGGGATGGGATGAGATAAACGTCTTAAAAAAACTTTATGAAAAACACTTGACAAAATAACAGACATCGTTTACAATACAATCAAGAAAAGAAAAGAAAAGGAGATAAAAACTATGAAGTACTTTAAAGTAACTTGTCTGCGCGGACACGTTGGAAAGGGCAGAATTGCTACCATTACCTTTTACATTTGCGCAAAAGATGCAGTTAAGGCAATGTCAATAGCTCAGAATATGGGCGGCGTTAAACACTCAAAATTACCGCTTGCTTGCTATGAAGTGAGTGAAACGGAATTTACAATGCAGAAAATGCAGAAACGTAATGCGTACAAAGAGTGCGGAGCAAAAAAGTTTTAACAGGCTAACAAGCCTGTTTTCTTTTGCGCACAATGCACAAAAAATAATATGTTTTTTATATCAATAAAATTTACCGGAATTGTTGACAAAATTCAAGACATCGATTATAATACAATCAAGAAAAGCAAAGGAGAGAAAAAAATGATTTACGAAGAATACAACAACGGATACTTCCACATGACTTGGTTTGACAAAGAAGACGAGTTTCACGTTGGTGAGTACAATGACTTTGCCGAGCTGATGAAGGCCGGCAAGAAAGCGAAAGCAGAAGGCGGATGGGGCTTCACCTGCATGAATCCCAAGGGGATCACAATTTATCCCAGCGCAAGTTTTTAAAGGCCATGTGGCCTTTTTCTTGTCGCCGGCCCGGGCGCGGGCGCTAAAGCTGCGCCCGGGCCGAGTTTGCGAAAAATGCAAGTCTGGCAATAAAATCTTGCAAAATGAGCGCAAAGTTTAGCCACACTAAACCTCCCGAAACAAAAAGGTCGGGGTTCTCACCCGACTGCAGTTCTCTCGGTTTTGCGGCTTCAAAATTCAACTACCGCCATACCCCGCTAGTTTCCTAGCAGTTGAATTTTTTTAGGAGGAGAACTGCTAAGCCCGCCCTGTGACTATATAGTATCACAGCCTATTAGTAATGTCAACAGGTTTTTTAAAAAAATAAAAAAAATATTTAGTTGACAAATTTAATTAAATAAGTTATAATGTACTCAAGAAAAGAAAAGGAGAATAAAAAAAATGAAAACTTATACTGAAGAAGAAATCAAGAAATGGTTTGATGTAATGATGAAAAAGTATCCTAATGGCGCGTTTTATTATCATCTGTTGAGCGTTAAAAATGAAATGTTCCCCTCTAAAATCTATGATGATAGGGATAGCTTAGAAAAGGTGGTCCACAATGGATAAAAAAGAAGTATTAAGATTATTAAAGAGCGCAAATGATGATTTAACCATAATGGACTGCGCAAATGTGATTATTGTAACCGTTAATAATTGTAATGGTTTTGATGACACTTTGCGCAGTATGGATAATATCGAACGTGTAGACAATATTTATAAAATATTAAAAGAAAATGCGTATGAATATTTCAATGATAATTTTAGATTTAAAGGGTTTACAGTAATTTGGAATTATGCAACAGGTGAGGCAATGAGAGAAGATTTACAGTTTTTTAAAATAACTCGGCATTATGCGAATGAAGAATGTTTTATTACTATTACATTTAACATTATTGAAGCGCTAAACGCTGTGACAATTTGGTTAAGAGACAAAGATTGTATTCATATTCAAATAGAAGATTTAAAAAATAATTGGATTATTTTTGATTATTTTCAGTAAACCTATTGACAATAGAGTGAACCGGCGTTATAATTAACTCACAAATGAAAGAGAGGTAAATGAAATGTATACAGTTTATTATTACATGAACAAACAGCCCCATCGTTACACCTTTGTTTTCGAAACTTTGTGGGGCGCAATTTTCAAAGCCCGTTGCATCTTTGAAGAACACGGTTTTCCTACTGATGTTATGCGCGATGGTACAGGTGAAATCGTCGCAATCTTTGAACCGGGCAACAATTGGATTGCTGAAAACGATGATATCGATGCTACTATTTTGGCAAAAACAGAAATAAAATAAAACGCGCAAAAAGCGCATTTTATTTTCAAAAAAGTATTGACAATCCCGAAACTGTGCGTTATAATTAAGCCACAAAATGAAAGAGAGGAAATCAAAAATGAAAAAAATCAATTACGAACAGTGCGCCACCTTGCTCAACTACTCTAAGAAACATACATTTGAGCGCATCGCATGTAACCATTACATCGCTGAAAATAGTGCTTGTGTAAGAGTAATTACAAAAATCAAACTTCCTGTGTATATTCTGTTGTTTGTTCCCATTCATCTTTTACAAGCCATTGCCTTAATTTGGGACGGCGGATTAAAAGAATTTAGCATTGAATCACGGACTAGTAATCATCTCGTATGGAAGGACAGCAAAGGTTATAAAGAATTTTCAGAAAGAGGTTGACAGCCTCTTTCTGATGTGATATAATAGGCTTGTCCAAAGGGAACAGAAAGGAAATAATGAAAATGAAAAACGTGAAAATGATTGCTTTGGCGGTTCTTTTAATGATTTGTGCTTTTACTCTCTCTGGTTGTTCTCTCGGTAATCGTCAAATCGGTTTAGATTTGAAACAATCTTTTGATGACGCGATTATTATCCTGCACAATGGCGAAATGATAGAGGGCAAAATTGACAATTGGCGCGACTTTGATGAATCTGATGCTGTACAAGTTACAATTGAAGGTGTAACATATTTAACGCATTATTCAAATGTGATTCTTATCAGATACGACAATCAGCACTAAAAAATTTTTAAAAAGGGGTTGACAAAACCCCTTTTTAATATTATAATTAACTCAAGAAAAGCAAAGGAGAAAGATAAAATGTGGTTTAAAAAGAAAAATCCGGAAAGATACGTGATTGCTTTCTGTGATGAAAATGATATTTCAACAAAGTTTGGTCAGGATGATGAAGTATTTACTTCATACGAGAGCGCAAAAAATAGAATCTTCTCCAAAGCCTGCGGATGGGGCCGAGCGATTCAAGAAACAGAGAACGACAGCGCGCGTATTAGTGGTGGATGGTTAATAATTGAAAAAATTTGTTAAAAACCTATTGACAAATTCCGGATTTCAGATTATAATTAACTCAACAAAAGCAAGGAGGAACAAAAAATGAAAACTTTCTTCTCTATCGTCTTTATGGTAATGGTAATCTTTGATTTCTTTATGGTCACTCCGCTCGGCACCTACTGGACAATGAAAAATTTAGATGAGGGCAAGCCCTGTTATGGAATGATTTTTCTGTTCGCAACTATAATTCCTATGATGATAATTGGATGCGCTTTGGGGTTCATAAAATGAGCCCCTTTTTTAATTGGCTTGGCCGGCCCGCGCTGGGCCAGCGCGGGTCGTATTCCCAGTATACCACAGCCCAGCAATTTTGTCAATAGGAAATTTGCACAAAAATTAAAAAAAATTTTTTCCCAAAATGCACAAACACAATTTGTGTGTCCTAACAACACTCTCTGTGTGGCATACAATTCGTGTGTGTTAGGGCGCACTAAATGTATGTAATACAAAATGTGTGTGTTAGTACATACTAAATAGATGACATACAAATTGTGTGTATGTGTTAGACTGTCCTAACCAAAAAATGGCTCTTTTACCGCATTAACCACCTAAAAAAATATGCACAAAAAAGTTATTGTTTTTTTTATAGTTTTGACGGTTGCGTTTTTCCGGAATATCTGATAGTATTTAACCATCAAATGAAGGAGGTCACAAGACAATGACAAAAGCAACACTTAGGAATCACTACATCCGCCACTCTGCCGCCGACAGCTATATTGTAGGATTTACCGAAAAGCACATGGTCTATATGGCCAAAATGCCGGAAATCGCGCCGCGCTTTATCACCATTGAAGACGCATCCCGTCAACAGGGGCAAGCACTGCGCCTCCGCATAAAGAAAGCCCATCGCGACTACTTTATGAAAAAGGGCGCGATTTGTCTCGGCCCTGATAGCATCCTGAACGATGAAACTTACAACAAGGGCGAGATGTTTGAAAAGGCCGTGACTGAATATTTCGGTCAGGTCTGGACAAAGGATACCATCCCATTTTGGGTACAGGGCGATATCCGCGTGAACGATGAGGAAATTCAAATCAAGTTTGACGGCGCTAGCCTTCTTACCACTAAACAAGTCGCTAAAAACTTCTACAAAAGGCAGAGGAAAGGGGCTTGACAAGCCCCTGACCCTGTGATACAATACAGTCAAGAAAAGCAAAGGAGAATAAAAAAATGAAAAACTTAAAGTATCAGCTGGTCATTGCCGAAACCACTCTTGAAGTCCTGATGAATAAGCGCGAGAGCGCAATGACAGAGGGCGATTGGTACATATACAACGAGCGCATCACTAACCTCCTGCCTTTCATCACAGAATTAAAAGACAAAATTGCCGAAATGGAAGAGGCGCAGTAAGCGTTTCTTCCGGGCGCTGTACAAAACGCACAAAAAAATTGCCAATTCTTTGGTATTGACTTTTCTGTCATCTTGCTGTATAATTACTTACGTCAAGAGGAACGAACGACAACAAAAGGAGAAAACAAAATGGAAAAGAAAGTTACTTACGCAGAAGCCCTCACCTATGCCATCGACCACATCGACGCGGAAGAAATGATTGAAGTCCTCACCAAACTGCGCGCATCTATTCAGAAGCGTAGCACCTCTAAGTCCAAAGCGCAGATTGAAAAGGAACAGCAGGCTGAGACCATCGCTGAGACTATTGTACAGGTGCTAGCATCGGCTGAGACGCCTATCACAATGGCAGACCTGAAAGAAGCTGATGAGTCGCTCGCGTCTTATACTACACAGCGTCTGTCGGCTATTATGGCTAAACTTGTCGAGCGCGGACAGGTAGTAAAAACTATTGAAAAGCGCAAAGCAATGTACTCTCTTGCGGAATAGGAGGGAGGGCGCAAGCCCTCCTTCCGGAACCATACATTTTGTGTAGATTTACTTAATTGATTATTTAAAAATAATATGTTAAAATAAATTATCGAAAATGAAAAAAGACTATTGACAGAATAACATCCGTCTGCTATAATGTACTCACAAACGAGAGAGAAAGGAACAAAAAACAATGAAGAAAGAAATTTGGTTCGATATGGATGGCACAATTGCTAACCTCTACGCCGTACATAATTGGCTTATTTACTTAGAGTGCGAAAACCCCTTCCCCTACGAAAACGCAATGCCGATGATGAACTTTTCAAGGCTTGCTAAACTGCTGAACAAACTACAGAAAAACGGATGGAAAATTGGTATCATCTCTTGGACCGCTAAATACGGCAGTGATAATTATAACTCTGTCGTAGCAAAAGCAAAAACTAAATGGCTGGCAAAACACTTGAAATCCGTACAGTGGGATGAGATAAAAATTGTCAAGTACGGCACAAATAAGTTTTCTGTCTGCGGTGGTGGAATCCTCTTTGATGACGAGGAAGGCAACAGAACAAAATGGATGGATGAAGCATACGAGCCGAACAAAATCTTTGAGGTGCTCAACGGACTGCGGACAAGGGCATAAAAACCCTTGCCCCGCCCGGGCGAGAAAATTTTAAAATGACTATTGACAAGATACTTTTGAAATGATATAATGTATCCGTTGATGAAAGGAGATTAGATTATGCTGACAATTAGAACCATCCTCATTGTGTGTGTAGTTTGTACTGTTCTGTATGCGATTTTTTTGGATTGGTTACACCAAAGGTACCGATAATCTTTGGTACTTTTGACAATAGACAAATGAATGATAACGCTGTATAATATAACCAACAAAAGAAAAGGAGAACACGTTTTATGATGAGAGCAATGTATAAGCGTGATCGTTTCGTCACTGCGTGGGATTTAAATTCATCTTGCCGTAGTTACCTTTGTTTTCAGACTGGCAGTAAAGGTCTCTTTTCTAGATTGAAGCGTTATGCGCGCAAGCGTCAGCGCACTGAAATGCGCGATGCCCTTTACAAGGAGGCTCGGGAGGCGGACTAACCGCCTCCCCGGAAGCCCAGCAAAATGCACAAAAACAATTCCAATTTTTTTACTTGACTTTTCGTATCCAATGGCTTATAATACATAATGTCAAGGGGATGAAGACCCCGCCCCACAATGGGTGTGAGTGCGATCGGATAATTGCAACGCCGCTCGTCGGTAAGGACTCGGTCCTAAGTGGGTTCAACTCCCACCACATCCACCATTAAAAAATTTTTAAAAACCCCTTGACAAAATCCTCTACATCGATTATAATTAACTCACAAACGAACAGAAAGGATATAAAATTATGAAATTTGTTATTAAAAGAACCTCTTCTAATGAACCTTATGACGATATAAAAAATTTTGAAACCATAGACCAACTGCTGAAGTTCAGAAAGCAAGTAAAGCATGATTTGATTATTACTAATAATTTCTTTTATAAAGAAAATTTTGTTCCTGAAATTGCCGATATCCAATACGAGATTGAAATTTATGACGCTTATCGTGAATGAACCCCTTGACAAACCCTAAAACCTATGATACAATAAACTCACAAACGGTGAAGCCACCACCTAAAAAGCAGAAAGGGAAACCAAATGACAAAGATGACTTATGTACAGGCTCTTGAAATCGCTATCGCTGAAATGTCCAACGGTGGTCAGGTAGACGCAGAACTCGTTCCTGTAGTAGAAAAGCTGACCGCTCTGCGTCAGTCTTACATCAATCGCGCTGAGAAGGCTAAGACCTACGAGCGCAAGCCGTCCAAGGTAACGCAGGAGAATGCCAAGCTGAAAGAGCAGATTGTCAATTGGCTGGCAGAGCAGAAGGAAGCCTTCACTTCTGCGGAAATCGCTGAGGCGGTAGGCATTGGGGTGCGGACTGTGCGCGCTCTGCTTCCCCACTGCGAACAGGTTGAGGCTGTGCGCATCAGTTCCAAGGTAACAAAGTGGCAGGTTAAGGAGGAGGCGTAAGCCTCCCCTACCCCGCCCGGGAGACCAACAAGATGCACAAATTTTGAATCGAATTTTTGGTATTGACTTTTCACGCTTAATGCTTTATAATACATAATGTCAAGAGACGAAAGGAGTTACACCAAATGACAGAAATCGTATACGTAGAACTTTGCGCAGAAGCATTTAAAATGTTTTGCTATCTCAAAGCGTATGGAGTCAAAGGCGCAATAGAACAGTTAGATAAAGAGGAAAACGAAAATAAAGAGGAAAACGAAAATGTGGATTGAAGATTTAATTCAAGCGTTATCCGCGCTATCTGATACGCCACTGAAATGGTCTTGTTGTGTAGAGAAGATTGAAAACGGCGTTATTACAATGACTGATGGACAGAAGTTTTTGGTTTCAAATTTGAAAGGGGAAAATTAATAATGGAAATGATGAAGGTTATTAGAGATGCTGAAGCAGGTACTTTCAACGGTGAACCTACCTACTGCACAGTAAATGCGATTGGCGATTGTCCCTATTGTGATAGTAAACTTATCTGTCACATTGATGACCCCATTGAAGATTGTGATGATTTTAGAGCGTTTTTCGACACTTGGGAGGATTGGTGGCTGGCGTGAAAATTTGGATTTTGATGCGGTTGGCTGATGAAGATTGGTCTTTTGAAGGCGCATTTTATAACCCTTGTAGGGCATTGCGCAAAGCGATTGAAATACAAATCCGAGAGGGATACAAGGGGGATGTTAAAGTATCGTATAGTAGCCCCACCTACGAACGATATTTAATTGACAATGCTGAATTTGAAATTACACAAACGACAATACAATAAAAAATGCAGGATTGATTTTTCAATCCTGCATTTTTGTTTTGGCCGGCGCGCCCACGGTCGTGGGCGCCATTACTCACGCACTCCCTCCATTATACCATTTTTCCGAGCGATTTGTCAATTGGCAGATTCACCAAAGATTTGCCCGAAACTTTGTGCGCATTAACAATAGACAGATTTTCGTTTATGCTGTATAATGACTACGTCAGCTGAAGGGAACGACAGCAGACGCCGAGGTAAGGACGTAAGGTCAAGCAAGGCACTTCAAAAAAACTTCAAAAAAGTTTTGAGAAACCCCTTGACACAACGCTGAATCGGTGGTACAATAAGTAAGCAATGAGGGACAGCAAGTCCGCTCGGCACGACACTCAAGAACTTCACAAGAGAAAAGGAGAAATACTATGGAAAAAATGACTTATGTTCAGGCTCTCACCAATGCTATCAACGCTCTGTCTGCTATGGAGGGCTACGCTGAGACTGTCGCCAAGCTGGACGCTCTCAAGGTTGCTACTGAAAAGCGCAATACCACCAAGTCCAAGGCTGAAGTCGCCAAGGCTGATGCTGATGCTGAACTCGCGGAAAAGGTGCTGGAAGTCCTGCGGTCTGCTACTGAGGGCGTAACTGTCAGCGAGCTGAAGGATATGGATGAGACTTTCGCTGAGCTGAAGGTCCAGCGTCTGTCCGCTATCGTTCGCAAGCTGATGCAGAACGGTCTTGTTGAGCGTTACGAGTTTAAGCGCAAAGCCTACTTTCGCGCGGTAGAGAGGGCGTAAGCCTTCTCTAACCGCCCCGGGGGCCTCGGCAAAACGCACAAAAAAGAATCTTGTTTTTTAGTATTGACAAAATCTAAAACCTAATGTATAATTAGTCCATCAAATGAAGTGAGGTAATTAAAAAATGGCTACTGAAAAAATTCTAATGCTCGACACTGAAACGACTCGTATGATGCCCAATCAAATTCAGTATGACTTTGGCTATGCCGTCACAGATCGTAGTGGCATTATCTATGAAGAGGGTTCTTTTGTCAATAGCGATGTCTTCTATGGAATGGCCGATGAAATGCAGAGCGCCTATTACGCAAATAAGATTCCTAAATATCGTGACGAAATTTGGGAGGGCAAGCGCATTGTAGTCGATACTTGGCAGTTAAAGAAAATCGTTGAAAATGTGCGGGAAAGATGGAATATTAAATATATTTGCGCATACAATATGATGTTCGACTTGCGCGCTTGTAATAACACCATCAAAGCAATTACAGACGAAAAATACAAGTATTTTTTCCCTTATGGTATCGAACTGTGGGACGCTTGGAAAATGGCACAAGATACAATCTGTAAGCAGAAAGGGTACATCAAGTTTTGTGAAGAAAACGGATATATGACAAAACACAAAACACCTAGAGTACAGACAAAAGCAGAAGTCGTTTACAAATATATTACCAAAAATAATGATTTTGTTGAAGACCATACAGGACTTGAGGATGTGCGCATTGAAGTTGCAATAATGGCTAAGTGCTTTAAACTGCACAAGAAAATGCGGAAAAAACTTTTCAATGACAAGAAGGCATAAGCCTTCTTTTTTTAAACCCAAAGTTTAGTAATACTAAACCCGCCCGGGCGTCAAAAAACATTGTGAATCTTTGTACAATTTGACGGTTGTGTTTTTTATTGGGGTATAGTATAATACTCAATGTCAGGAGGGCCAAGACCTTCTGAGACAGCCCTCAAAAAACTTTGAAAAAAGTTAAAAAAGGGGGTTGACAAAAGAAAAAGAGTGTGATAGAATTAAGTCACAAGGTGAGGGAAGCAAACCCTAGGCGCTCAAAAGCCTAAACGCTTCTAGCAGGTCAAAAGACAGAACATAAAAGGAGAAAAAAATTATGACTAAGATTACTTACATCGCCGCTCTGAACGCCGCTATCGAAACCATGACCAAGGCTGAGGCCGATGCGGGCTACATCGCTCGTCTGAACGACCTGCGGGATACCATTGAGCGCAGGAACAAGGCTGACCGCAAGCCGACCCCCAAGGAGATTGCCAAGGCTGAGGCTGATGCCGTTCTGATGGATGACATCGCCAAGCTGATGTCTGATGGTGAAATGCGGGCTGTGAAGGACATCGCCATTGAGTTGGAACTGTCTTCTGCCAAGGTCTCGGCCATTGTGCGGAAGATGGTTGACGCAGGACGGATGGATGCCATCAAGGTCGGCAAGGGTCGCACTCATCTGTACAAGGTGGCAGGTTAATCCTGCCCCTTGCTTCTGAAAGGAGAAAATGATATTATGATAGTAAAAAAGGATATTTTCTTAAGTGCGCATGAATGGTCTAAACTGTTTAGTCTGCGTGAACAGTTGCGAGAATTTAGTAATGATTTGTGGGATGATGCCGACGAAAAAGAATTGTCAGGCGAACCGCAGTTTCTAAATTTGGTAACTTCTCTTGAAGATTCACTCGATAAATTAGATTTTGTACTTGGGAACTATATAGGGGGTTAAAATCCCCTATTTTTTTATATCAAAGTTTACTCCTGCTAAACTTAAAGTTTAGAGCGGGCCGGGCGCCTGCGGTCGCAGGCGCCATCATTCGCACTAACCCTCTATTGTAGCATTTTTCGCATCAATTTGTCCATCGTCAAAGCGCACACACTTTTTCCTGAAACATTGTATAAACTGACTATTGTGTTTCTTATGGGGTAGTAGTATAATACTCAATGTCAGGAGGGAAAGAACAAAAAAACTTCCTCAAAAAAAGTTTGAAAAACCTCTTGACAGAACGCCATCAAGGTGCTACAATTAACTCACAAACAAGAGATGCCACCTCTTAAAAAGCAGAAAGGTTTTACACTATGGAAAAGATCACTTATGTTGTTGCTCTGAACACCGCTATCGCTCGTCTGAATGACCTTATGGAAGATGACCTTGCCCCTACGATTGAGAAACTTGTTGACCTGCGGAATGCCACCATCAAGCGTAACACGAAAAGTGATAAGCCGTCTGCTAAGGAAGTGGCAAAACAGAACGCTGATGCGGAACTCGCAGAGAGCGTGGTTAAGGTTCTTGAGGGCGCAACAGAGCCGATGACTGTTACGCAAATTAAGGACGCAAGTGAAGATTTCGCAGAAGTCAAGGTTCAGAAACTGTCTGCGATTGTGCGGAAACTGATGATTGATGGGACTATCGTGCGCAATGAGGTGAAGCGCAAGGCTGTTTTCAGCCTTGCGTAACCCCTTTGGGGCACGCCCCGGGAGACTTAATTCTGCACAAAAAACTTTATGGATATTGATGCAATATTACGTCTTGTAAATCCTAAGAAAAAGAGTATAATAATCAATGTAAGGACAAGAAAGTGAGGAGAAAAAACAATGTTGACATTCTATGCTAATGGTGAAGAAAGACGTGTATGCTTTACAGATATTGATAAGAAAACTGATTCTGAACTTGCTGAGGCTTATTACGATTGCGCATTAAAATTATTTGAAGCTCTTTTTGATGAAGCTATTCACGGTGGTAGTACGTCTAAAAGAAACAAGTACATTAATGCTTGCTATCGTTTTTATAACATTTTTGATACAGTCAAAGAATTTTATCAATATAATCATAATACTTTTTATATTAAAGATAGATTTACGATTAAATCTCGTTCATCTAAATCTCGTTCATCCCTTTCCACTCCTGAACAGTCTAGAAAAGGTGCTTTTAAAGATGGTATTAATTATGACGCTCCTGATGAAAAAGGTTTATACTTTATTGGCAATACTGTTTTTAATCCAATTACGCACCAAGAATTTTATTGGGTAAAAGTGGGTATGACGGCCCAAACTCTACAGAAAAGATTAAGACAATATAATACTTCTAATCCGATGATGTGGCGCATTGATTATAAAGAAAATGCTGAAAATGAAGAAAGTTATTATCATGCTCGTTTAAATCAAGTTTGTATTGCGACTAATGGCCACAGTGATGAATGGTTTCTTGTAAATAGAGAAACTTATTTTGAAATGTGTAACAAAGGCTTTCATTATTTTGATTAATTAAAGCGGCTATACAATTTACACAAAAATCGGTAAATTTTTTCTACTTGACTTTTTGCCGATTGTGTGATATAATTAATTCAGAAAGAAAAAAGGAGAGAAGATTATGGAAAAGAAAATTCAGTATCCCACAAATGAATGGCTTGAAAAGTATGTAGAAAAACACGACTGCGGTTTAGAAGACGCTGAATGCGCGTGGTGGGATGCGCAGATTGACAAGGGCAACCCCACTCCCTACGACCTTGATGAAGAGGGCGAGAAAAACGTTAAGGAAATTACCAAAGGTATGGCGCGCAAGGTTCAGAACACTGTAGATGCCTTTGGCAAGAAGCGGACGAGAGAGCGCAAGCCCAATGAAGATAAGCGCAACATCATTGGTGCGTTGTATGATGGACTTATGAGTTACTTGATGGATAAGAATGGCGGCCATTTAAACAACGCCAATATTAGCAATGTTGAACGACAGGTAGATTTCACCTATAATGGAGTTGAATATTCTGTCACTTTGACGGCACATCGACCGCCGAAAGAGGGAAAATAATCCCTCTTTTTTGTATAATTTTACCTATTGACAACCCGGGCGGGATGTGGTAAAATGACAGCGGGCCGGGCGCGGGCGCTTCGGCCCGAGTTTGTTAAATTTTTAACATATGGCAATTTTTCTGTCGAAACTCCGAGCGTTATCATATGGCCGATTTTTTCCCGAAAGTGTGCCGATCGGTGTAGCGTAGCTACACCTATCCATATGCCGCTTTGCTTCTTACATCCACACACGCATTTACATCTGCGCGTGTAACGCGCAGTAAAAAATTTACGTTTCTACTTCCACACAATGCGTAAGTATACACACGCGCATACATATTGTATGCGCGTAATGCCTGTCTGTGCCGTCAAAACACCAACGCGTGTGCTTAACGCACACGCACATACTATACACTCATCAATATACGCAACACATACACGTAATACGAACATAGCGCAGGCACACGCCTGCGCTTATACGCGTGCGCAAAGGCGCACGCCCAATTTTTTACTGGAGTTGTACACACAATCGACGTGTACAAACCGCGCACTCTTGCGAAGTAACTGCGCAGCCTCTCATATGGCGTTTTTTCTGTTGAAAGTGCCTTAGCACGGTGACGGGTGCCCGATTGAGCCTCAGCGCATATAAAAAATAGCAGCGCGACGCTCGCCCACACCGATTGTGTGTGCGGAGACGCCTCTCCTCCTTATTTTGCTAGCAAATTGCGCAGAAAAGTGGTAAAATGAACAAGATTTCAGCGCATTTTCCTTGATATATCTACAATTAACAACAAATATTGACTGATATTACAAAAAAACAAGCCCCGCACCCCAATTTTTCTGGCTTTTTCATAAAAAATATGATATAATTATAAAAAAAGACAACTTTTTTATAAAAAATTTGAAAAAATTGAAATATTTTGTTATAATATCAATAGAAAAATAAAGAAAGTGAGAAAAAATAGGCTTATGGTAGAACTTACACCACAGAAACGTGATGACTTAATGAATAATTTTGTTACAACAGTCGAATTCGCAGACCCTGCTACATATGAAGAACTCGCCGCAGAATTTACTCATTACGCCGATAAAATCAAGAGTGAAAGCAGAGAAATAATTGCGCTCAAGGATTACATCCAAGAAATTGCTGACCGAGCCATCAATAGCACTATGACCGATAAAGATTGTCTATTCCTACTCAATAGATATCTCAAGAGCAAGAATATGACCACTACACTCACTGCCCCAATTAAGACAGTAATTGTATCACAAGAGAAAGAGGGCAATACAGCATCAATAGTATTGAAAGATAAAGACGTAGAAAAGTATTCAATAAAGATTACAGATAAGAACAAAGATACAAATACAGATGACCAAATCCTTCGAAATTTCATCAACGAACTACAATAACTAACGGACGGGACGCAAGTCCCGTCTTTTTACGACAACGATTGTGAAAAATTTAACAAAGTTTAGGGTGGCGATCGGCGCCTCCCCTCTGACTCCTCAGAACCCAATTTTAACTCTCCAAAAACCGATTTTGACTCTTCAGAACACAATCTTTACAGAATTTTAATTCTCCAAAACCCACATCTTTTAAACTCCGTATCTCTCTAATATATTCTCGCTCTCCATCAAAACCTAATCAACAATAGAAACCTGCTTCTCTTCTTTCCTCTCCATCTTCCTCGGCTTACACTACTTAACAGTACCACTTGCCGCATCAAAAGTGCCAACAATCATACCCAGCCAACAAACAACATTATCCTCAACAATTAAATAATACTTTTTTTTATTGCGCTCTTCCTTTGACAGCCTCCAATAATCTTTCCTCTTAATGCGCTCAAGGCCACATTGATTTTCCATATATCCAATACCCCATTTTTTGTTTTCATTTTTCCAATGAGATTTTTAGTTTTTTGAAATCATTTTTTCTTTTTTTAAAATCGTTTTTGCCCCGCCCCTCTGGGGCGGGCGCAGGGGACGACCCCGCAGGGGTTGTTCCCCGATTAGGTCCCCAACGATTAAGAAAATGATTAACCCCTATGATTAAGATTTGGTTGCTCAGATTTCCATCGTAGGTTGCTCAACTTTCCATCGAGGGTTGCTCATTTTTCCACTTCGAAGGTTGCTCAGATTTCCACTTAGACCCCAAAGCTTAAATCCTATTTATAAACTCGCTCAACAACAATATCTTCTAACTAATCCTAACTCTCAACAACAGACAATAATTCTTTTCTAATAACCGGAATTACCTTACCATTAACATTTTTACTATCAATAATTTCTCTCCATTTTATCAAACCTTCACGATAAAAACTTTTTAAAATCGTATCCAAAATAATATCCGCCGTCTTTGTCGTTTCCGCATACCCCAATGCGTCTTTCAATTCACTCAAAGTAAAAATGTAATTTTCATTTGTTTCCTTTTTCCACAAATATTTATTCAACAAATAAACATACACCCTAATAGATTGCGCGGAACGGTTAATCAATAAATAAAATAAAATATCATAATTAATTAACTAATATCTTTCACTATTCTCCGTCAAAATATAAATACTCTACCCGTCTTTCGTATCTTCTTTCAACAAACCTTTTTCAACCAATTTACTCAATCGATTAGTTACAGTGCGCGCAGTTTTACCTATCATTGCCGCCATATTCTTTTTCAATTGCGCAACAGTCACCGCCGCAATATATCTCTATTGATTACTTGTATCAAACGTACTCTTACACTACAAGTAACCATAAATCAAATCATCTGTTGAATAATTCATAAAATCCTATTCCAGGCTAAAACGCCTTTTCATTTCTGGCATAAAAATCACCCCTCCATTTTCTTAAAAAATGGAAAAAACATCTTAATTTTCTATGCCCCTATATATAAAAATAGTATAAACTATCTTGAACTTCATCTATATACATTATATAAAAAATTTCCCTAATATTCAACTATCCAATCGCTACTTTATTTTTTTAAAAAAATTTAATATAATATATATACAAGATGAGGAAAGGAAAAGGGAATAAAAAATGTGGGAAAACCTGAGATCATTTCTGCGCGAATATGTAGGTATCGGTTGGACTACTACTGGACACCCTATTTCTCTCGGTTATCTAGCACGTATCGACACAGCGACACCTGAACAATTACTTAAAATTGCTGATGAACTTGGTATTGAAGTAAAAGGAGTAAATAATTATGGAGAAGATGACTAAGAAAATCGCTCTCACTATGGCTATTGACGCACTTAAATCTGTTGAAAATTCTGAAACCGCAATTGACATCCTTAAAAAGGAAATTGACCGTCTTAATACAACTTCTGTCCGTGCCTCCATCAAACGTGCCGAAAAGGCCGAAATGAAAGCCAACGAACTCATTGAACAGATTAAATCCGTTTTTATTAAAGTTAAGGATACCCCGCTTTCCGCAACAGATATTGCGGACTATATCAACGACGAAACCATTACAAAGTCTAAAGTTTCTTATCGACTTGGCCGCATGGTTAAAGACAATATCCTCTCAAAAGAAGTTGCCGTCACGCAGGATACTCTCGGAAACACGCACCGCACAACCGTTTACAAACTTATAAACGACCTTGCTTAACAGCAGGTCGTTTGATTTTTTTTATTTTTTTTGTTATTATATATATATAAAATCAAAGGAGAAAAAATATGACTATCACTACTGAACAGCGCAATCAGCTTGATGCCATTTATCGAGATATCGTAAATAAAAGAGAAGATATTATTTATGCTCTAAACACGCTTGATGACCAAATCTTTAATCTCGAAAACATTCTTTGCGACCTACACGAAGAAGGCTGGACACCAAGCGACTTATTCTATGAAGGTGGTATCTTTGATCGCTAAAAGTTATCAAAACTATCCACAAATTGGCGCTCCATATTCAAAAGGAAAAAATACATATATCAAAATCCAAACGCCTTCTGGGGTGCGCGAAGTGCGTTGGTACACAGAGGCACAATACGAAAAACTTTATGGCGTCAAAATTGACAAAATCGATGATGCACGCCAACGTTTCGGCTTCTTTCCTAATGATACCCTGTATATCGCGCACGGAACCCCAGAAGCCTTAACTACATTCTTCTCTATTGAAACAAAGCATTTCGGACGATATTGCGCGAAGTGGGGATGGTATGTAGGCGTTTGGGCAAAAGAGTTCAATGTAGAACTTCTTAAAAAATACAAATCGCGCATGAAAGAACTCGGCATTACTTTCTATTGTTTACATTATAATAAAATTTCAGACGAAAAAGGCAGTATATTACCTTGGGAGGAAATGAATGGACACTTCTAAGTTGATTACTTTTGACTTATATAGACACAAATATGTTAATACTGTTTCCAGTCGCGCGGATGCTCGAGCACCTCTCGATTATCTGTTGCGCTATTGGGAAGAGAATAAACAAAAGTATTTGACTAAACTCTTTGGCGATGAATTAATTCTTGATAAAGAAATTACATATGAAAAATCAAATTCTGAAATGATAAAGCAGGCGCAACTTTTTAAATCTCAAAATATTAAATTTGTTGAATTATACACTAATAAGTTGCGCGAAGCCTTTCACTACCCTGAAGGAGCAAGTCTTTATAGTTGGCCAGATAATTATCCAGCCGATCAATACGATAGACTTAGAGACTTGTTGGATTTGCTACAGATTGATACATTGCTTAATAACCGTATTACAAGACTTGTCAATTGTGATCCTTCTTGGACAGTTGATATTAATGGCACAATCATTTCTTTACAATTGGGAATGAAGACAATGAAAGCATTGGCAAAAGTTTGTCGAGCTTTAAATATCAATGAAGAGTTTGAAGAATTTAGACTTGGTCAGTCTATGCTTACTAATCAAAAGCGCATTACTGGTACTCTTCATTTGTCTATTCATCCAACCGACTTTGCTACTGCCTCTGATAATTCTAATAACTGGTCTTCTTGTATGTCTTGGTCTAATAATGGTTGCTATCGTCTTGGTACAGTAGAAATGATGAATAGCCCAATGGTACTTTGCGCCTACATTTCTTCTAATAATACCGAGATGGATATCGACAGTAGCCACAAATGGAATAGTAAGAAGTGGCGGGCTTGGGTCATTGTTCATCCGCAGTTTATTTTCGTTAATCGTCACTATCCGTACCACAACGAAAAGATCGCCGAAATCGTCTTAAATTGGGTTAAAGATTTGGCTAAAGAAAAATTGGGATGGGAATATACTGACGTTATTCAAAATTTTGTGGACTACTGGAATAATATGAGTTATAATTCTCCTGCTTGGGACAATAATATCGTCATTTCAACCAACTTTATGTATAATGATATTGGTGGGGATGATATTATTGGATGTATGTCTACTACACATATCCCTGAAAAAGATAAAAACTTTGAATATGAAATCAATATTTCTGGTCCTGCGGAATGTATGTATTGCGGCAAAAGGATATATTGGGGCGATAACTCGGATTCCGACACGTTGCTTTGTGACGAATGTAAACCGATTGAATATTGCTCTTATTGCGGCGATGAACTTGACGAAGTAAATGGTATGTATGTTTCCCCAGACGATGGTTCTTTTCTTTGTCCGAGTTGTTATGTTGACTTCTTTACTCAGTGTCATCATTGCGGTAGTATTGAAAATCGTCGAGAGATGAGTATAGTAATAGCACCTCTTAATGAAACCAGATATTATTATAGAAAATCTGTTTTCGCGGTGCTATGCGAAAATTGTTTGCGGACATATCTAAGAAATAAAGTTATTATTCCACTCTCGGAAGCGTTTAAATGTATTTTTGATTCAGAAGAAATGAATGATCGTTGGCAGCAGGCTTTGTACTATGGACAGAGTGTTGGTTCATATCAGACTGATGATATTTATGTATTGAATCCATCACCAGACGTATTTTATACTGAAACAGATTTAAGATATATGTTCGGTAAAGATATTGTAGAGGATTATTGTGCTGAATCTGTACATTGGGATGAAGTAGATAATATAGGTATTAATGAGTGGCGAGATAGTTATAAAGGAAGTGAAAACTAAATGCGTTTTAGCGCATCATATAGACAATATACCCATTATAAAGATTTAAGTGAAATTAAATTTCCAATTTCCCTCTTGTCTAATGCTGTAAATACAGCATTACAGTACCCCGATAAACGCATTGTCGTTCATATTGTAGAATTGGAAGGAACAATAGCTATCGACAAGCTATTACAAATCTTAACGGATACTCCCAATCTATATCTTGAATTGTACAATATAGAAGATGTCCTTACTTTAACTTCTGCCTTAAAGACATTTGGCGATAATAAGAAAATATTTTATCATCATCCAGCCACTACTTTTAATATGATTTATTTTCTTATGAAAAATAATGTAAGTGACATCGTACTTGGCGAACCAATCGTATTCGATTTATCGGAAGTGCGCAAAATGGTGCCGAAAAGTAGTGGCGTCATTCTCCGCGTTAATCCCGTACAAGGCCGCCCACCGCTCTATGAAAGCATTAAAGATGAAGACGATGGACTTTATCATTTTTGGGCTGTTCCCCAGTCAGTGCGCCTGTATGATGAATATGTAGATGTATTCGATTTAAATGATCCAAATGAACAGCGCGAAGATGTATTGATTACTATCTTTTCACGAGAAGAGTATAATCATTCATTAAGTTCGCTATGTTCAAATGTAGATAATAACATCCCTTGTTCTGTGTTTTCTGATGAAGATTTGCGGTATAGGCTTACGTGTCGTCAGCGTTGTATACGAGGAACTTGCCACCGGTGTAGAGTCATTTCTGATATGTATTTAAGAATAAAGGATTTACAAAATGGAAAATAAGTTATTTTCAAAAAAAGATCGCCGCACTTACGAACATCTCTGTTGTTTAACAGAACGTGGCGTGATCCAAATGATGACAATGTTTTTGCGGTCAAGGTATAAAAATATTATCATTACACCGTCATACATTATCGCTATTGGCGATATACCAATCGGTTTGTGCGCTCACGCCGATACCGTATTTCCAAAACCGCCAACAGAGAGTGAATTTTATTACGATACAGAAAAAAATGTAATATGGAATAGCGGTGGCGCTGGGGCTGATGATCGGGCAGGCATTTTCAGCATTATTTATCTCTTGCGCAATTATCCTGAATTAAAACCATATATCTTTATAACAACTGGAGAAGAAACTTTTTGTATGGGCGCCAACAAATTGTGCGCTCATTTCCCTGAATTTCCTTATAAATTAAAATATCTTATTCAGTTGGATAGACGTGGCCATAACGATGCCGTATATTATGAGTGCGCGAATACTGATTTTGAAAATTATATCAACAAATTTGGATTTAAGACGGCATTAGGATCATATACAGATATTTCTGTACTTGCGCCGCACTTTAAGTGCGCGGCGGTGAATTTATCTATTGGTTATGTCGATGAACATTCTCGTCTTGAAAGATTGTATGTAAATCATATGTTTGAAACAATTGATAAAGTAGTTAAAATCTTGAAAGATGAGCCGAATTCATCGTATTATGAATATATAGAAGCACCACCGTATAATCTGTTTAAATTTGAAGGTGATTCAGTTATTTGTAATAATTGCTCTCAGCCTGTTAAAATACAGGATGTGCTTCCTTTATATTCTTTAAAAGATAAAAAATACATTAACATTTGTTTGAATTGTTATGCTAAAATATTTGATCACATTGCTTGGTGTGACAAATGTTATAAAGGATTTTTGTTCACTAAACCAGTAGAAGACCAGTTTTATGTTTGCGATGAATGTAAGGATAATTGAAAAAATTAAAAAAATAATATATTATATATATACAAAATAAGAAAGGGAATAAAGAATATATGGCAGCACGAGGCTCAGTAGCAAAAGAAGTAGTAATCGAAAAGATTAAAGCCGCATTTGGTGAGGATTTTGCGGGCATTGATGAAAAGAAGAAACTGTATGTATGGGCAAATGATGGCGGAGAAAAAGTACAGATCGCAATCGCACTCACTTGTCCTAAAGCCAACGTTGATTTTGGTGCGGCACCAGCACCAACGACTGGTAACGCTCTTAATTTTGATGATGAAGATACGCCGCAGTCGCAGGGATCTTCAGTTCCGCAGATGGGTGAAGACGAAAAGGCGACTCTTGATAGACTTATGAAGGAACTTGGTCTGTAATGACCATTTATACTTCATATTTCTATCAAATTAGATTTTTTCCTCAAAATTTAGTGCCACTATCTACCGCAGTTTGGGATCCGAAATGGTTTTATGATAATAAAAAACAAGGTTATGTATGGAAAGATAAGCGCGGCGTATTGAATGGTATTCGCGCAATTCCTTTTGTTCCAAATGATAGTTGTAATGGTTTATGCCGTGGTAAAGAAACTTGTGAGACAAATGATCCAGAAAAATGCCTATTTTTGAAGGTCTATTTAGCTCAATTGCGGCAATTGGATTTTAGTAATATTATACAACGATTTTATGATCTGGGTAATCGTATTGGTGGTAGCCCTGATTTCGCATTAATTTTTCACGAAGCCACAAATAATCCTTGTAGCGAGCGATGGATGGTACAAAAGTGGTTTAAAGAAAATAATTTTCCGATAAAAGAATGGCAAGTGGAAAATTTTAAAAATATTTGATATAATATATATGTAAGATGAACGTGGTGGTAAAAATGATTTACCTCAATTGGCGCAAGTTTCTGCGCAGCCACAAACAGTAGACCGCGACTGATAGAAGCGGGTGCGCTACACTTCGGAAACGGGAAGTGGGGATAGGCAAAGACCAGACCCGAAAAGATAAGGATGGCAATTAAGTAAGTCCACGCCGAAGGAATAGGGAAGCCTTAAAGTATTACAAAGAAAGGAATACACATTATGTCTTATAATCCAAACACGGGCAAGTGGGAGTATGACTATAGGATGCCATATAAACCAGGGTGGCTGTCTTCCCGCAATAAGAGAAAACATCAGCGACATATGAATAAAGCAATGCGTCTGGTAAACAACATGATTAAAAATGATCCGTTGTGGCGAGGAAGGTTCTATGTGCGCAGCGGGGCAACTTGCTTCTGTCTTTATGAAGATGGATCTGGTGGCGAGTTATTCTGCGAACTTCTTTTCTTTGATAAAAAGACTGGACGTACAGTTAAGGATTACGAAAGTGTAAACCATTGGTGTTATTTCGGCGGACACCATCTGTTCGAAAGAATGAATGAATTTATAATAGAAGACTGTAAAGTTTGGTCGGAAAATCCGGGCCCCAGGATGGACAATGTAGATTATAATAGGAGGTAACTTATATGCTCATTTATTCTTCTGACTATGATTACCCCACCAGTTATAGTTGCGGTGCGAATGAAATAAGGAACGACTATTATGACTACGATGAAGATGAGGAAGAGGATTAAATAAATCCTCTCCTTTTATCCGCCATTAGCTCAGTAGGTCAGAGCGACGGCCTTATAAGCCGTGTGTCCTTGGTTCAAGTCCAAGATGGCGGACCAGGCTAATTTTAGCCTTTTAATTATATGGAACTAAACTACTCTGAGTTCCTGCGGTTCAAGAGTAGGGTTTGCGGCGCCTGAGACCGCATTTATATGCGTCAGTAGGAAATCGGCAACTCCACGAGACTGTAAATCTCGCTCCTTCGGGAATAGGTGGGTCGGCACCACCCTGGCGCACCATTACGCCTTACTCGGGCCGTTTAAGAGGTGGCAAGGAACCCAGCTGCCAGAGCAAAAAGATAGAAGGCGCGGCAGTATAGCGCCCCATATGGACAAAACCATTACAATATTCTATCTTATTAACTTGGCGAAATGCCAGATTGGTAATTGGGTGTAGGACGCTCACTTGAAGGTTCAATTCCTTCTTTCGCCGCCATGAATGACAAGAGAGTACCCCTTGCGTGCGCGTTGCGCAGGGACGGAGTGTGAGTCGCGTCGGGAGACGTCTGGGTTAGAATGTAGCACCAGATATTAGGAGTTGATCGCCCTATAAGGCTCACTAAGTCATTCTTTTTTAGTATCCAGGGTTAGCTCAGTTGGGAGAGCGTCTGGCTTACAACCAGAAGGTCGGCGGTTCGAGCCCGTCACTCCGGACCATATTTAATGCGCGTGTAGCTCAGTTGGTATAGAGCACGTGACTTTTAATCACGGTGCCGAGGGTTCGAATCCCTCCACGCGCACCATTTATATACGTTACAAAACGGAGGATGATAAATATATGGAAACATGTAAAAGATGTAATGGTCATAAAATTATCGTAATAAGATATAAAGGCAAACAGTGCGTACATCCTTGCGTATATTGTAAAGGCATTGGTAAAGTAGAGTTTAATTAAAATTTTATTATATGAAAATATTAAAAATGATTTTCTGTTACCATAAATATAAGTATATCAGGAAACTTTATGGCGATGAAATTAACATCCACAATGGCAAACGTGCGGAATATTGTTGTGAAAAATGTGGTATGTATAAATGGAAATGGTTGAAAAAGGAGAGAATATTGTGATTGATAAAGTCATTAATGATTTAGAAACCGCAAAACGCATATTAGCCTATCCAAATCCGCTAGGTGTGTCAATACGAATAAAAATTGGACAAGCCATAACAGAAGCAATCGAACTGCTAAACAAGAATAAAAAAGAAGAGATCGATCATGGAACAGAAACCACTTAAAATCAAGTATGGAACAATTGGATTCGTTTATGTTTGGTGCTATTTTTTGGTACACAAATATTATCCAGATTTATTTGAGCTTATGAAGCTTACTAAAGATCATAATTTTGGAACAGGATTTTTCTTCATTATGTTTACTATTATGCCGATACTTCCTTTATTAGCATGCAACGATTAAAAATAGGAGATTGCTATGAGTATATTAGAATGGTTCTGTAATGCTATATATTTGTATTCGGTGTTTTTATTCACTGTAGTTGGACTTGCTTGTTGCATTATACTTCTAATAGTAGCGATCAAAGAAATTTAGTGATTTAAATAAAACTTTATTGAAAGAATACACAAAGATAATGGTGATAAGTGAGAAGGTGGATTTCAATGGGTTTGACTGAAAGACATTTGTTTGAATTTGATGATGTGCCTGAAAATTATGAATGGAATTTAGAAGACGATTTATATAATTCAGTT